ATTTTTTTTTATTGTGGAAGTTGATCACTTAGATATTTTAATGGGCTTAATACTCCAAAAGTATTTACTGCTCCATCTCAAAGATTTTGATCTCCAGTAACTACATTCATAGTTTGTTTATAAATATTTTTTATAATTGAGTATGCTGGAGGATTCAGATCTCTACCCATCGACATAATAATATTATTTATTGGGCCATCCTGAAATGAAGTATACAAAGCCATAGCTCCAACTGTACCTAAAGCACCTAAATCTTCCTTAGAGTCTCCAGAAAGAAATACAGCTTGTATAAGGAGCATCATTAATCCCATAAAGATCATATCAGTTAAAAATAAGTAAAAATTGGCTCGTTTTGTAGGGTTTGCCCAAATCTCCTTTAAGCCTTGGAAATCTAGTTTAGCTAATTTAGCCCCAATACTTCACATTGAGTATGCAATGCCTTCCATATATCGACCTTGTCATTCATAATATGGTTCGGCATATTCTCCAGGTTTAATATTAGTTTCTAGATCAACTCTACTAGATGGGAGATTAGTTTCAGGATTATAAGTATATATAGTCATATATCTTATTCCGTTTTCATCAAATTTTTCAGCCATTCTACCTTGGTCATAGGTACCTGGAGCTAATATCCACTGTTCCAACTTAGCAGAAATGAAGGTTCTAAAATGTAACATCATAGCTCCCATAAACATATGCTTAGCTAACATTTGTGTGTTTTTATCATAATGTCCAAAACACATTTCTGCAAATGACTTAATGCTAGTTGCTTCCTGTACTGTATAAGCTCTAGGTAGTGGTTCTCCTTCATTAATTGAGAATCCTTCTTTATTGAATTGAATTCTCATAGCTTCATATAATCCATGTTGAGCTTTATATTCTTTAGAATCCTTATTAGCTCCCACATCATTTAGTAATGAGAATCGTTTATCCTTCTTAAAGTCATATATAAGCTCATCATTTTCATTTAAACTATGAGCTTCATAACACCCATCATGTATCATTTTAGCTAATAATAAACCCATTCTATGATAAAAGTCAGGAGCTCTATTGCACACATACAACATATCACTATTAAAGTTTTTAACTCCCATTCTAGATTCGCTGAGTTCCTTTTGAACCATATCCGCATCCATATTAGCCATACCATAGTCAGCATTAAGAGCCTCTAATTTAGTAAGAGTTGATACTCTTTTTGGAGCATCTCTAAATATTAGTCCTCATGCCTTTCTTAAATCATTTCCAGTAAATTGATCTTTACCATAAGCCCCAGCCATTGTTCTACTAATATGTATTCACATGCCCTGCATCATTTCTCGCAATCCAGACCTAATATTAAAACCTAAAACACTAGCTGTTGTAAATGATTTAACTGCTGAAAGAACTTTGTAAACAGGTTGTAAGCCTTTATCCATGATAGGCTTATTAAAAATATTTACAGTGAGATATTTATCTAAAAACTGTAAAAGATTGTCAGCTTCCTGCCCATACATTGCTTGATTATACTGTAATGCAATTTTAATTCCTTGAATTTGAGGAATAATATTATTGTATTCAGTTTCCGCAACATAAGAATGAATATAGTTTCTCAATAAGTCTTCTAATTGAGTTTCAAGACCGTTTATTCCATGATTTTCGATTATCTTCTCTCTAATATCACTACTAATTTTATATTTATTATAAATTCTTTCTTGTTCACGGAAATGTTCAAAATCGCCCTCTTGCTCAGTAAACAATCTTAGTCAATTTAAAGACTCATGAAATTCAGCCTTTAATCCTTCTTTGAACCCTTTATTATGTAACTGAGATCTCATTGATCCAATTGCTAAAGGCACCTCATAATAAGACCCATCCTCTTTAGCTTGTTCAATTAAGTAGTCTGAACCATTATATTTTAGATTATTAACTATATCTAAAAATAATGTAATTAAATCAGATTCTTCCTTCGCTAAAGAAGAATCAGTTGGATGTTTTAGTATAAAAGATTTAGAAATATCTCCATTAGAGTCTCTAACAAATAAATTGTCAAAATATTTTACCTCACCACCAATTAACTTATTTCTATTATTATATTCATAAAAGGCTTTAAATGTTTTTCTAATTTTAGAATCGTAAGTCAATTCTGCTCTTCTAATTCTAGTTTCTGTAACTGCAACAATTCTGCCTACTTCTTGAGCAGTCAACGAAGGAGAGTTATTGATACTGGTAATATTAGTTCCAATATGAAACGACCCTGTAACATTAACCCATTTTGTGGGATCAGGCTCAATGTAAACTTCGTATCCTTGAAGTTTATTTAAAGCTTTCCCCAATAACATATAAGCAACCTGCAAAGGATCATCAAAATTCCACTTATTGGTTCTTATAGCCTTTCGTAACTCATCTGCTGTATCCAGTTTTCTAAGTTCTTCCATTCTATCAAGAATATATGGAACACCGTCAACAACAGTATCTCCGTCATAAGTAAGTTTTCAGTTGCCTATATTTTTAATTTTATCTTCGCCACAAGTATCAGTAATACTATTAATAACTGATTCTAGTGTTGTAGCAAAATTTCCTTTCTTAATATTAACAGGAACATTATGGATTCTACATAACTCTACAAAATTGTCGTATAGTTTTTCCATATACTGTTCAGAGCCAGTTTGGTGTCAAATATTAGCATTGATAATTTTGCTAATTTTATAATTAGAAAATCGTTCAGCCTCTCCATTTAAAAGACACATAACCTTAATTAAGTCAATATTACCATTAGTTGCAGCAAAAATATTATGCTCATTAACAGTTTCATTTTTCTTAGTTGCTCCTAATATTGAGGTTCCCTGTCCTAAATTTATCTTTTGATGAGTTGTACTAGCTGATAGAGAAACTACTTCAAGTAGTCCATTTTTTGTAAAGATGAAAATACCTGCTGAAATTAATGATGGACTACTCTCAAATTTCCATTTACCTTCAATATACTTCTTAAATACACGTTTAGTATAATCACCTTTATATCTATTTTTATCGCTAACAATTTGATCTAAAGTTAGAGAACCAGAAATCGCTAATTCAATATTATTTGCTAATGTCGCCATTTCGTTTCCTCTAATTTCATTTACTTTGTCAACATAAGTTTTTAATTTCTGTTGCAAGTCTTCTTCATTTTGAGCATATACCCATTTAGAAAGTGACGTTGAATATTCGTCAAAAAATTTATATCGACCATAGTTAGCTTCTTTATCAGAAGGTGGAATATCTCTAACAAAATTAGGTTTTTTTCTAAAAAATTCAACACTTGCTCCTCTTCGTTGAACCTTAGTAGACAGTTCATAATTCGGAACGAATTTACTCATCGGTTCCTGAATTAGTTTTACTATATCTAAATTATCAGTAATTGAAGTAATTGGCAAAATCTCTTTTACTCTTTCATAATATTTACCTGTAGTGTTATAGGGATTTACAACAATAGCATTAGATTCAATACTAACTTCTTGTATACCTTTAATATTAGATAAGTCAGGCTCTCCATTTTTAGAATTATATTCAATATCTAATTTTACTGGAATAATACCTACAGTTGCAACCCTGAGATCATTTTGTTCCAACATTGCTTTGTAAAAACCTAATTGATACGCTGCAGATAATTTTTTTGAGGAAACCCAGAAATTCTTTAATTCTCTATTACTAGTTTCTTCTCAAGGACCCACACTAGTTTTTGACACTTTAAAGTCACGGATATGGACATTTCCATTTTCATCAATGATTAACAAATCAATACGACCATTAATAGAATCTATTCCTGCTTTTTTATAAGCTTCGTGAATATTAGAAGAAACAATTGGAACTTCTGTAAAAAACTGCGCATTATGTCCATATTGGTTTTTTAAATCCTCAATCAAGTTTTTAAATTGATTTTTAAGAAGTGTAACTTGATTATCAGATAAAGCTTTCTGTTTGAAAGTAACTTCTGGATTTAAAATAGATTCAAATAGTTGGTGCACCTCTGAACCATAATCTGTTAACTTAGTCCAACTTTTTTGTAAATCAGCTAGATAAGTATCTGCTTCAGATGCGGATAAGCCATTCTTTATTAAAACTTCTTTTTGATTTCTAAGGTAATCTGTAAGATTAAACTCAGGAACAAACGTCTTTCCTAAATTTGTAGGTTCTCCATAAGACGTAATAAATTTAGTAACACCAATAGAGTTATCTATTTTTAACGCAACTTCCTTTTCTCCATCTTCGTTTGTTAATTCAAACTTAGTAGCAACATTTTTATAAGCTTCAATAATTTTATTTACATTATCTATAGCTACTTGTTTAGGATCTACTTGAAGAGTCGCATTAGTTTTATCTACTACCATATCTTGATAGTAAGCATTCAGAAAGGAGTCCAGCTCCAAGTCGGAGCTGAACTTATATACCTTTCCGTCTACTGTTATTTCATATGTACAATTTGCCATTATTTACAGTCTTCTTTAAGAATATCGTCTTCTACTAATTGATTTTTAATTGTAGCCATTTTCTGACTTAACTTATAGTTTTCTGTTAAAAGATCAAAACTTTGACTAATATCTATGTTAATATCATTTATTAAAGCTATAAACTCAGAAGGGAGTATTTCAAATAACTTATTTATAATATCATGATTTTCTGTTTGCTTAGTATTTACAAATTGAGAAATCATAGTTGCTAATACTTCCTCATCAAAATCAGAACCTCTTTTGTTAGCATAGTATTTATTAGCTCTCATATTTTTTCAAAGCTCTGTTTGAGGTAATTCTGAAAGAATCTCATAATATGCTTGAGAATTAGAACCATTTTTAGCCGCTGCTAAATAGAGATGTGCAAATTCATGAATTACAGTATCAACTGTAGCTTTATCAATATTAATATAAATCTGGCCATCTTTAATAAATCCTTTAGCGTTTCTAATTGCAGGTTCTTCTCCCACAAGATCATCATTAGTAACTCTTATAATATTTAAGTCTTTTAACTGATTATCAAGTAAATCAATTAATATAGCTTTTGTTGAAGGTTGAATATTATAATACTCTACGTCTTCTTGCGCAGGAGTGTTAGAGGCTTCAATAGATTGTGATGATTCATTATCACTCTGTCTATCATTATAATCCATATCTAAAGATGTATTCTCTTCAGATTTAAATCCAATTGTCTCAACATTTTCATTTGCAGGATTTATTAGAAGACTCTGAGTTGAATTATTTATGGCAGGTTCAACACCAAAGTATTGATCTGCCAGTATATAAGGATCTTGATTATCAACTCAGTTATTATAATCTACTACTAATAAACTATTATCACCACTAGCAACTAAATCCTCAAAAAATCTTGTCATAGAAGCCTGACCAAAACCATCCTTATTAATAATTAAATTATATAAATAGAATAGGTTAACTGGATTTTGATTATCAATTTCAGCAATAGAAATTTTATTCAGATCATTAAAATCATGTAACATTTGTTCATAGATTGCTTTAGTTTTCTGCGTATTATCTATTTGCATCATATTGATAATAGGTTTAAAAAATCCCCTCTCCTTGCCTGTTGTTGGATCGGTTTTTAAACCAAAAGTTAATCCAGCAATAAAAGAGTTATTAGGTAATTTTTCTTTTAATGTAGGTATTACATAATCTTCCATATAATATCGGAAAGATTCTATGTTTAGTTTTGAATCCAAGTTAATAGTAAAGTTGGGAGTATCATTTAGTAGTGTAGCTCCTTCTGTTTCGTACTTTTGTCCTATAGGTACTTTAAATGCAATATTTTTAGATTTAATTCAGGAATTAATAAGAAAGTCATTAATTGTGTTCCTACTTTGTCTAAATTCTTGTGCATTAAGTTTAGATCCTTTTTCAGCTTGTAATTTAGGTAAGACTAGAGATTCTAATCTATTCCTAACAGATAATTCATTTAATACTGCATCATCAATATTTATAATATTAAACATTTCCTTAAAATGGGGAACTGTAGATATTACATCTAGAATGTTAAATGAAGTTTTTACTGTTTCATATAGATTAATTCATTCGTCTCTATATGTATTGTCTCTAATAAACCTGAGAAGATTAAATGGCTTATCTACTCTCTGATTTATAAAAGCCTCAATACCTTGTATATGGTTATATTTGCTGTATTTATCAGTAGGTATTCCTTGATTGATTTTTAATAACCTTCCTAAAATTCTGATCTCCTCAGCACCTTTAGCTCTCTGTAGTAGTTGAGTAAAGAGTTGTTTAGTTTTAGATATTTCAGAACCCTCTGGTGTGAAATCACTAGGATTATCTATAGCACTCTCAATATATTTAAGTTTATTTTTTGGAAATGGATCTAATCACAGATTTGTACTATATTTAGAAACTAATTCAGTAACTTGTGGTGATAACATTAATTTACCTATTGTTTCAAGATCATCGCCAAGCATTAAACTATAGACATAAATATCTACTCAGTTTGCATCAGCATTTATCTTCTTAAGAATCAATTCTTTAGCATTCAATTTTGTTACGAACTTATCGTTTCCATAAGTTCTCTCATAGTTTCCTATGAGTTCAGACTATATCTTATCCTATACAGGATCTCCGCACTTCGAACTTACTTAAGTTCTACTCTACTCTGTCATTTCTGCATTTCGATAGTCGTTGAACTTTCTTCCTACTAGGAAGCTTAGTAACGGATTACCCAATATTTAAACTTATTACTATACCCAAGTAATTAGCTTGGCCACTATTATATTACTATAATAGTTTAGTATTTAAATCTCTAAGGGCTTTCCCGTTTTCACGGAGTTAACAGACTCTGCTATTTCAGAAAATTTTAATTTGTATTTCATAGAAGGAATAACGTATGGAGCTATCAGCTTATCAAAATCAATTCTAGAATAAGCTGTTATATACAGTGTATGTTGTTTTAAATTTTTTTGTATAGTAGTATTAATATCAAATTTATTTTTTAATCAAGTTGATAATAATTCCACTTCTTGTAAAGAAAAACAATGTGTAGCTATTTGTCCAGAATGAGTTCCGTCATCCATAAATCAATAAGCTAATGCTATTGGATGATTAATCATATCTAAATATTCTTGAGTAATTGTTTTAGTATTATTAATATATAGTTTATTATATATATTATTAAATACTTTATGAGATTTGCTATTTCCTCTAATTGTTGAATAGATATTATTAGTCCTATTATCTAAATAGCTGTACTCTTTATAATTTCCCATAAATTTTCCAAGTATCTCTGCTTTTTTCATAAACAACTCTTTTTGTTTAATTGAATGAACTAAAGCTAATCTACAAGTTGGATGATATTTTCTAGGCTTTCCTATGTTCATATCTCCCAATAAACTACCAAGAATCATTTGCTCTTGTAGATGAGATAATTGGTGATTTTCTTGTGAAAACTCTGGAGTAACCTTTAAAATATCATTTGATATTTTCTTTTTTCAGAAGCTAATTGCAGAAGGACGCACGCTAAAATATTCTGCACATTCTTTTGTTGTTTTTCCAGATTTAACTAATTCTGCAAGTTTATCAATATCTACTTTTTTTCTTGGAATAATATTATAATTACTCTTTAAATATTTAGATACTGTTTCAGTTTTATGACCTGTTAGTTTTCCAATTTCTTCACAGGTTTTTCCTTCTAAATACATTTTATGAAGCTTTTCAACTTCTTCATTTGTTAATTTCTTTGCCATATTAATTTGTTTTAAATTATTATCATCTATAGTGCAAAGATAATAATAAAAATTGATATGGGCAAATTATTTTAAATTTTTCTGATGTAAAAAATCTGTGGCACTATTCAGAAGTTCTCCAAGATCAAGAGATTTATCAGCTAGTGACTCTTGGAAATCAATTATTGATACTAAAATGTTTCTAATGTCTTCTGGTATATTTAATCAATCTGTATTATCAAACATTTCCATGTTAACATTAGCTAATGTAATAAATCTATCTTCAGTAGGATGCTTAAATATATAACGAGATAATAAAGAACGAACCGTTTCGTAATCTCCACTATTTAATGCATTAGCAATTTCTCTAAATCTAGTATTATATACATTAGATAATGCAAAGAAGCTTTTTAATCCTGTGGCTACATTACCAATCACAGTTTTACCAACCATGTTTTGAATCTGCATTAAATACTTACTAGAAGGATTAAATGGACTCATTTTTAACGATGCCTGGCCAAGAATTGATTTTTCAGCTAATTTACCAATATTTGAAGTAGTAATAGGCATTGTTAGGTTAATTTGATTTTTTGGATTTAAAATCACATCAAATATACCATCTACTACTCTATTTCTAAGAGCATCTTGCTTCAAATAAGGAGCTGCTTCTAGATTATAGTTAATTGAGCCGTTGTTTGAAACAGAATAACCTAAGATATACAGTTTATCAATATCGTAGTCCGATCCCTGTAATCATGTCTGGTTTGTTGGGACGTAGACCTCATTTATATCACTATCAGTAAATGCTACTACTTCAAGTGGCATAAATGATTGCATTGACTGACATGGGATTCGGGTTCCAACAAAATTCAAACTCTTAATAAATGCTTGATATTTACTTTCAGCAATTTTTTTAATTCTATTAGTAAATTTAATAGCTTGATTATCTTCAAGCATTTGTTGAAGAGTGGTTGTGTTGATTGTATTTATATTTACTATTGGTCTTGTCTTAACTTCTCCAAAGTCGTCGTAGTATGATAAGGTAATTGGAGCATTATTAGTTAACTCATTACTAAATTGGATATTTAATAACATATCCAAATTAGATTTAGTATAGTTGTATTTATAGTTATTATAAATACCTGAGTTTCTTAGTTCTAATAATCTATCAACATGATCAACGATAGCAAAATTATGTTTTTCTCCTGATGAATCGGTGTATGTATAGAATGCCTTTCCATTCTCAGAACCAACTTCATTACCATTATAATAAACTCTACCGTCAACAATAGTAAATTCTGAATTTGGAGTTAATGAGTTCTTATAAAACTCTGTAGTTTGAGGATTTCCTACTTTAACATAAAGCTTATCTCCAGTCCCATCAAATAATATTACATCATAAGACTCAGGATCAGAATTACCATCATTATAGTAACCTTGAATTCTATTCTCAAAAAACTTAGAACCTTCATCTTTAATCTGAGCCAATGAATCTCCAGGTAATAATCCTAATTGTTTAGCATATAACTTACCCATAATGATTTGAGCTGGAACAACTTTAACATTTTCTGGCTGAACCTCAACACCTTGTCAGATTATTGGCTTACTATCAGCTAAAGAATTAAGTAATTTTTGTTGCTCTCTGACAAGTCTATTTTTAAGAAATTTTCCATTAACTTTACCATTAGTTGAGATAAACGGATCTATAATTCTATGAATCATAGACATACGTTCTATATAGACATTATCAAGTATACTTTGTTGTACTTCACTGAGATCATTAGGTAATCCTAATTCTTTTTTAATATTAGATTTAATTTCATCCTCTAAAGAAACAATATCTGTACTTCCTGTTTTTTCCAAATAATGTAATGCTCTGCTAATATCACCTTCAAATACACTAAATCGTTGGCCATTTACTTCAAATGTAGTATCTGCACCTTTCAGGTTCTTAGGTTTAATTGTCCACTTTTGTATATAACGAGAATCATGATGTTTATATCAATCATATTTTTGATAGTTATCAACTTTTACAATTTCATATGCATTTGGAACAACTTCTCCTAAGTGGTTTACATAAACTGTATTACCATATTCATCAGTAGTTTGTTCATTATACACAACTAATGTATCTTCAAAGTCAATTGGATTATCAGGAGTTATATCTACAATAAATGGATTTAAGAAATCATCAATCATTATATCGTTTAATGCAGATTCAATAGTAAGTGATAATTGTCCTGATTCTGACCTTACTCGATTAATCAACTTCATTAACTCAGGATAGGTATATGTATTACCACTATATTGATAATACTGTATACTATCATAAGAAGGATTTAATACTGAAGCTACACCACTATAATGTCTCCTAATAGCTTCTCTTACCAGAGAAGATGTAACTGTAGAATTAAAAATACCGTTAATTGTTCCAGAACTAAAAGGAATTTTGTAATCAATTTTCTTTTCATTAAATCCTTTTTGAGCTAGTTTGATAAATGATTGTGCTAATCCTAGTGTATCCTTGTTATTAGTTTGGAATGCCTTTACTAAAGCTTTACCATATATTTCATATAAACCTTGAGTGTCTCCTCGATCTAAAATATCAGTAACTTCAGCTATTGCATCATAACATAACTTACCAATCTCTTGATAAACTTTAGAAGCTAGATCGTGAGTATATCCCATTTGCTCTAAGGCACTAATCATTTGAGTCATTTCTGTAACTTCCGCTTCATCAAGTTCATGATCAGCATCCATTTGAACTCCTCCAAATTTAGTAGATAAGTCAGTATATCATAAAGGCTCTGAGTTATTTCAACTGTCTACTTCATTAATATTTGAAGCACCAACTTTAATAGCAGATTTATTAACTAAATATCCTATAAAATGGTCTTTCAGATTTATATCATTAATAATATCATTTACTAAGTCTAGGCTATTTTCTGAGTATATAAGTGATTTAGTTAAATCACTATATTCCATTGACCACGCTCCACCGAAAAGTTGATCTAAACTGTATATATTATCAACAACAATATCAGATTCTATAACTGGATTGCCAACAATCACTCCGATTTCATTAACCTCAACCTTTTCAACTTCAGCAAGATTATTATTAATAGTCACTCTATTGATTTTCCAATAGGTACCATTAGATGGATCCTGATAAAATACATCATCAAAGTCATTATTATAATTGACACTGATAGTATCACCAAAACTTAGACTATGCATTTTCCTAAACATATTTTCCATCTTGGTAGCTGATCCTCAAGATAGACGTCTTACAGCGTTAGTAATTTCATATTCTGCTCATTTCAAAAGTTTAGGTAATCCATATTGTCCATTAATATCAGCAAAAATAGTTTTCTTATTTCTACCTACTTTAGCATCAATTAAAGAAACATTTTGCTGTCTAGAAAAATAAGGACTTGTAAATCCCGCACCATCCATTGAGTCTACAGAATCTTCTAACCCACTGATATTTTGAACAGAAGAACCAATATCGGCAATTACAGCCATCTTAACCTTCTCTGCAACACCATTCTTCAATCCTTGTGCAAATGGATGATGTGTAGCTCCGTAAATAACCATACGTTTTACTTGAGAAATCCACCTAGTAGCAAAACTATGATTAACATAGTCTTCAGCAGTTATTGCTTCCTTATTCTTATTTGGATGTGCATAAACACCTCCAACCATCATTTTATTGTATTCATTGCTTAAAAATGAATCCATAATAAAATAAGAAGAAAGTAAAGGATTTAATTTTCTTCCTTTTCTGTTTATAGTAAATGGTAGAAGTCTTGAATATTCCTCCTTAGTCTCATAACCTTCGCTATCTTTAATAGTTCGAGCTTCCTTTGAAATTCAAGAATCTCAACCTTGGTCAATAAATGCTTTAATAGCTGTTTGATCTGTTGATATACTCTCTCACGCACCCGCAGAATCTTCAATAAATCTATTAAGTTGTTTATTCAAGAATTGATTAAATTGATCCCTATTATTGAAAGTATTATATAAAAACTCTAAAGTTTCATTAAAAACGAATGTCTTAGCGGGACTTTTGGAAATATGAACTTCATCAATAAATTCCAAACCAGCCTGTCTAAATAAGGTCCTTATTCGTTTTACAGGAGTCTTCTTTATATAATCCTTTAAATCAGATAGTGTTTGTATGTCCTTTTTTGATGCTGTTCTATAATCAGATAAAATCCTATTAACTAAGTTATTATACTGACGTTTATTAGTTTCAAATCAAATGTTTTTAATTGGTTCTAAATCATCAAAATTCTGTGACTTAAAAAATTTGTTTAAAGTTTCTTTAAAATTTAGATTTCCCAAATCACCAAAATTTCAGTCTTGATTTAAATCAAATTGCATTACAAAATGTTTATTCTTATCTGAATAAACAGTAGTCTGTAATCCAATAATACCAGTGGTACTTCCTTCTCCTTCAGATGAAGATTTATTTTTTATTAATCCTTCTAGAAAATCATATACAATAGCTAAGTGTTGAACTTCATTTTCAGTTAAATCTTTAGACTGTTTTGTAAAATTTCCTATTGTAACTTCAGCTCTAATTTTTGGACTTTTAACATGTTGAATATTTTGATAAACTCCATTATCAATCATCACATTATCTGCTCCTCAACCTAATTGATTTTCTAAATACTGCTTAATACCTTTATGAGAATATGCTAAACAAACCATTTGATATAATGGTAAATTGTTACCTTCTGCATTTTTGATAACATTAATGGTATCCGATCCATTAATAACACTTAATACCTTCGATAAATCCTTACTTTGTCCAAAAAAACCCTTTTTATTAGTATCTAGAGTAGTTTTTCTACTAGCTCCTAATAAAACAGTTCCTAATATAGGAGAAAATAAACTAACTTTATTTTTAGTTAAATCCCTAGGAAATACCTGATTAACAACTTGATTAAAATCATCTGGAATTATCATAGACGTAAAGTCTATTAATACTTTTTCCAAAGACACCTCATCTAAATTTCCAGATGTAGTAAATTTTCCAGACTCATTATCATACTTTAAGATTAGATTATTTAATCCAGAATTAATGTTGATAGTAGATCCTGATATAGTGATTCTATGTTTATCTAATAACTCATTAAATTTTAATTTATTATTAGTTCAATAATTACTAGCTGCTTTGACTACATCAACAATTCCAAATCGCTCAATTGATACAGGACGATCTGTTAAATTTTTACTAGTTAAATTATTACTAATAGGATCTGTACTATAACTAATGTAACTAGAAAGTACAGTTTTAGACATCAAATTAGTGAACATTTGCTTAATCTGAGGAGCCATGTTATCAGAATAAATAAACTTTTGAATACCTCTTAGTTTATTTTGTAAATATGTGATATGTTCTGGAGGAAGTGCTTTACTGTTTAAAACTTGCAAATATTTATTAATTACTATATTCATATTTGCATTAGCTCCTTTTTTTAATTCATTAGTAACATCAGGATCAAGTGTTTCCTCTGTAAACAGTTTTACTTTACTTAAAGTTGAATTAAAGCCTGATAAAGAAATTGAGGTATTGTTAATAACTTCTCCTTCACTGTTGACTTCTGGAAAGTATGATAATAATATTTTAGCTAAATCACTTACAGCTTCCTCAGAACCCATAAATTCATTATTACTAAAACCAGTATAATGAGTAACATTAGGACCGTTATAAATATATCTATCAATACTATAACTGGAGCTTTTCTTAAACTCTGGTTTTACCTCTATAAAAGGAGTATATAGTTTTAAAATATCATCAAATGATGTTAATGTTACATAAGAGTTAAATGCATTAAAAAAGGCTTGATCTTGTGTTAGCTCAGAATTTCTAATATAAGCAGCATATTCCTCAATAGTGTTTTCAAAAATCTTAATAGTTTGAGTAGGATCTGAGGTAACATAAAGTTCTGGAATAGATTTACCCATAAAAGAACTTAAGTTAGATAATAATTCTAACTTATATTTAAATATCCCATTATTTAAATTAGAGTAACTACCAACTATAGCATTAGCATCTATAAAAGAATCTGTATTAATATCAAATACTGATAAAGCTATTAACCGCTTTGCAGCATTATCAATCATCCTATTATATTGTCTTGCATTACCAATATAATATTGTTGTGGAGATGTAACTTCTTGTGGAAATTCCACTCCTATTCTACTACTAACAGCTTGTATATTAAATACAGGAGTTGGAGTGGAGTTTGTATTTACTCCACTCACAAACGTCCTATATACTTCATCTGGATTTATAAAGTGATTATTAATAAAATCTTTAAATCCATTAGGATCTGTTAGTAATTGATTCCTCAATAAAGGATAATAAATTGAAGAATAATTACATTTAACACTCATTATTTTCTAGTTTAGTTAATAAATATTTTGAAACTCTATTATTTAGTTCACTTAAGTTTTCATTAGAAAATACAGCATTAAAATATCCTTCTGCAATTTTATCAGTTACTTCAGTATTCATCATAATTGCTTTTAAGTAAGTCATAATTTCAGGATTTTCTTTATATAAATTAATATTCTGATTCAAGTAGTCTTTTAAATCATTATACTCTGAATATAAATTAAATTCTCTAATGCTGTATATATTATTCTTTTGTTCTAATACAAACTCGTTACTTTCAGAGTTCAAAGATACTAAAAATGGGACAAAATTCAAATTAGAAGTTGTTGAAATTTGTACCTGGTTTGGGGTTAAATTTGTATTATATGAAGACTTAAACATATTAATAATCATCGGAATAGGATCCTTTGTGATTTTATTCATAATTAAAGGATTTCTAGAATCTCCAGTATATTGAATTAACGAATAATCTGGAGTACTAATTGTTTCTAGAATTTGATTGTTAAGTCTAGTAACTACCTCATTAATACCATTTAACTCAGAAATATATTCATTAAATCCTCATCTCTTTAATAGATTATTAATTTGCTGTAATTCTTCTTGTTCAAGATTAACTTGAGTACTTTGTACTATAGGTTGTATTCTATCATAGTTAATTATAAAATCATTACCAATAATATTAGAGACATTAGTTATATAATTTTTACCTTGAAAATCTGTTTCATAAAAGTACTGAGATCCAGCTACAGGTTTTGTTGTTTTGTCGAATACATAAATTCCTAGTTTGAATTGAGTACTATTATCAAGTATATCCTGAATCTTACTAACGACTAAGTCATTAAACTGACTAGCTTCTCCAAACACAGTGTTAATCATATCGACTCCAGAATTGTATCTATATTCTTTATTATTGTTTATATATCCTAATAAGATATAATAATCCTCTGGATTTTGAATATTGATAATATTATCAATTGCACTTGATATACTATCATAAGAGACTCCATTAACAATAAAAGTTCCGTTGTCATAAGTGATAACAGCAGATTCTTTAGAATTCTTATTAATAATATTTATTGCTTTTGACTTTTTATTTAAATATGTATTTAATTGCTGAGTAACTAAAGATTTAAATTCTGAGTTATACGTTAATGAAATAATGCTTCCTGCTCTATATGGGCTTAAATAAGTAATAAATTTCCTATTAGCTTTAGGTGTGTTATAATATTCTCTCATCATTATTGATGATTGAGATATAATGTTACTAAAAGACTCTGCTGCATTAACACCTAAGAGTTGCATAGAAGCATTCTGTTGGGTCAAATATGTAACAGTACCATCAGAGTCAATAGAAGCCTTTAAATTAGCTTCAAATTGTTTTGTACTAGCTAGGGAATCTGCAGAAACTAGAATAAATGAGTTTCCATTTTTTCTAGATGATGCTTGTCCAGAAGTTCCCCAAATATATTCAAAAGTTCTTTGATCCCACTTTGTTCCTGTTTGCTCATTATTGTCAACCTGAAGTGCAAATACTCTAGGTAAAGCTGTAAATAAATTATCTGAATTTATTGCACTGTTTTTAAAGTTAGATATATTAACAATATGAGGAATTTCGTCCGTTTCATAATGAATTGCTCCAACAAAAATCTCTCCATTATAAATCCCAGGTTTTGGTGCTGTAATTAATAATGGAATCTCAATATCACCTCATTCAGCTACCATTAATCCTTTATTTCATCCATTTGGAACAACAATTTTAAATACTATATTATTATTGTTAAATAATGGTTGAATTAATGGGATGATCGTTTTTAAATCACTGTCACTAAGAAGTATAGACTGTAATTGTTTCTGTGTTTCTTTTGGATCAATTCTATAATGCCCATATGTAAAATAATCACCTAACAGTTTTACTAATCTTTTATAAGATTTAGAAGGTATTTGAGTTCCTAAACTCAGCTTATTAAATAATGACTTTTCTGAATTACTGTCATAATTAATTAGTTCATTACTAGTAATAAAAGTTAAGTTATCAACTGCTCTGCTAATATTAGAATCAGTAGTTGTAATAGATTTTGTAGGCGATTTTGACTCTTTAGATGTTACATTAGGTGTAACAACTTTATCAATATTGGGACTATGAACAGGATTTATATCCATTACTGGAGCCTGGTTGCCTTCATTAGAATTAATTGTTTGTTCACTTTCTTTTGAATCAAGTGATTCAGGAGTCTGTTGAGTATTAGTTGATTGAGTTGATTGTTGATCAGAATTTGTTTCTAAGGTCTCTTCCATCTGTTCCTGAGGAACTGTTTCTTGTGAATCAACATTTATATCAATATTCTCTTGAGGTAAATTACTTAGTAGATCAAGTCGCCAGTCTTTAAAATCTTTAATTTGATTTTCAGAAACTTCAATATTACCAGCACTTGTTAAATCTGACTCTGTACTTAAATTTAACGCATCACTAATACCATTACCAGTAAATACTGTTCCTCTAGTAGATCGTTGAGTTAAGGTATATAAATCTTTTAACCTTTTATAATTATCAGCTACCTCACCAGATGGAGTTACAGTTCAATCTTTATCAATAATAACATATTCAAATTCATCTCCTTGTACACTATCAATTCCAACAACCTTTACATTTTTAACAGTAGAATATTTAGAAGGATCATCAGTTATAATAACAACATCTGTAGACAACTTAGACAGTTTATCTGCTCAAGTAATAACATCAGATTGAGATATTATTTTTTCCCCACCAAATATATTTTTACCCTCAAAATATTTTAATCTAGTTTTGTTTTTAGATAAGAGTTTATCTACATAGGCTGATACTTTCGCCAAATCCATAGAAGGATCCTTATAGAACTCCGTTCAAACTTGATCTAAAATACTATTTAAAGTATTATAATTATCATATTTAGCAATATTATTAGGTCTGAGTGGAGCACTTAAGTCTGGAGTTTTAACAAAGAATGTGTCTTCAATGCCGAAGTCATATCTCTTATTTTTATACATTATATAAGCGGAGTTCTGTTTATAATCTCCTAATGCAATTATAGAGATATTGTTTTTGTTTGCTCAACTACTAATTAACTCAAGTTCAGTTTTAGAGAATTGGCCAACTTCATCAATAAAGATTACTTTTTGTTCATTAGTGGCAAACATACTAGCAGGATTCATTTTAAGCCGTTTGAGCTTTAAATTATCAACATCCTCTTTATCACTGTAAATATAATCATTATCGCTAAGCTGACGCCCCAGAATTTTTTCTATAAGCTCATTCTTAGTATAAGCTAATCCATCATGCTGTACTGCATCTGCTAATCTTTCTGTTTGTTTTTGAGTAGGAGCAACTACAGCTACAGCTGCTTCTGGCATCATTTTTTTAATTACATAAGCAATACCTCTAGTTTTACCTGTTCCCGCACCACCAAATGTACAAATAAAGTTTTGTAAAGAAATCTTATTTCTTATATAGATATCTTCAGATGATTGAGCAAGAGTATTTAAAGAATTAGCAAATATATTAAAGAGATTTCTTCTTTTATTACTTGCATATGCCACTCTAATCGCATACTCTTGGCTAAAAATAGGAGCCTTATCAAAATCATCACTTGATATAACCTGTTTTAATTCATTATAAAAATTTTGAGCAGGATATGCTAAGGTTGTTAATAAGTATACAGCCTGATCATAATCAGATATAACGGTTGTGTCTTTTAATAATTTAGTAGGTTGTAACAGTAATAATTTATCAGAAGCAAATAACGAATTAATTCTAGAAACAATCTCCTCATCACTTAACCCTAAATCATTAACTGATTTTCAAATAAAAGTTTCCAATTTAATAGAAGCTTCTTCGTATTCTTTATAATTTTCCTCAGTAATTTCTCCAGTAGGAAATTCAGAATCAGCAATCATTTGATCTAGATCAATTGCGAAAATAGAAGCAAACTTATCCTTGATTGTTGAGTGCTCATTATCTAAGAATAAACTTGTAAATCGCTGCCGCATGTTAATAGCAATATCTTTTTGCTCTCTAAGTTTTTGAGCCTGATTATTTTCAGCAACGGTAACTAGTGTATTAACCCTAATCTGAACAGCTTGTAAATCATTAAGCATATTAATAGCTGTCTCAGTGTCAATTTCAGCTAATGGATTTTTAGCTAATTTATTTCTAAAAACATTTACCTGAGAATTATACCCACCATCAATTGATGCACTAATTAATGATTCTAAAACGTCAATTAATCTACTAGTTTCCTTTAATCTAAGTAAAGAATCCTTATCATTTATAATATAATCTTCTAGAGTCTTACTATTTAAGAACTCATTGTATTCTCTAGTAAGAATTTCAATTAGATTTCGACTATTGCCATTAGTAGAAATTGCAAACTTTTGAAGTAGTTCATAAGCTGGAGATGTTTTAATCTCTGATTTTAAATCAGAAACTTGATTAATAAAATCAATAAACGACATGTTTCCAATTGTGGGAAGAAGATTATCTAATATTTCTTTAGTTGTCTCCCCATTAGACATTTCTAACTCATTGATATAATCAATAATATTATTAAGCTCATCTCCCTGAACTAAATTTTTATAAAGAGTTTTAATATCTAATAAATTTCCTTTAGATATTGCATCAGCAAGTTCAGTTAACCTTTTAGCCAGATCTACAACATTACTATCATTTGGTGAATACCCTCATCCTTTGTTCTCAGAATATTCAATAAACTTATCAACTCACTTTTTATTTGGTGTAATATGAATTCCATTTACAGCAATCCAACTCTGTAATACTGCAATTAAATCAGTATCTGTTAAGTCTGTATAAAGATTATTGTTTTTTAAATACTGGAGGTAATTAATATAAGAGTTAGCATAATTATTAAGAACAAGTTCAGTTAATTCTTCTTGTGAACTAGGTCTTTGTAAAGGACTATTTTCAGATATTTCTGAAGCTAATGCAAACAATTGAGATTTAGAAACAAAATCCTTATAATCTTCAAGTATTTTTAATTCCCCCTGTAACTTAACAACATCTTGGTTTTCTGTAACTTCAGCTCCTTCAGGTAATGTAGAAATAGCATCATCTATTTCCTTTTGTTTATTATTTATTAATTCATCAATTCTTTGAATTCTAGAAGTTTGAACTGTTTGTCCTGGAACATAGACATTTTTAAGATTAGTTGTTTTATTAGCTATTTCAAGTAAATCCTTTGAAATACTTTCATCTAACGAATTAAATAATTCGAAGGCGGCGTACACTTTATTTTTTTCTTCTTGTTTGGTATACTCACTATACTTTTCATCAATTACAGCTTTTTCATCAGCTGTTAATTGATCATAATCCTTCTGATATCTAACCTTAGTATAATTATGAATCCCTAAATCATCAACAAATGCATTTACTAAAGCAGGAGTTGCAGCAAAACGGGCTTGACCAAAATAATAATCATTCATCTGACCAGAAACAATCCTTTCACGATCATTACGGAGATTATCAAGTTTAGCCTTTAGTCTTTTATAATCAGCATCGTTTTGAGCTGCAGCAATTTTATTATCAAGATCTTTAGGTGTTTTAGCTTCAGTTTCTCCAGGTGTTAATTTTGCTTCTAACTCAACTTTAGTCTTTAAGATTTCTTCTGTAAGATTATTCCAATCTGAAAAGATTTTACTATAAACTCCTGAGGATATTAATTCCTCAGCACGAGCAGAACGATTAATAGCTTGAGCTATTTCTGGTGTAATATTAACACCTAAATGTTTTGTAAGTTCTTGAAGCTGATCATCACTAAGATCTAGTCCCTCTTCACTAAGAATAGCATCAATTCTATCAATATAACTATTTAACTGATTGTAAACTACATCATTTTGAGACTCGCCCTCGACCGCTTGATGGTATTGTAGTTTTAATCCTTCAGGCTCTTTAACAATCTCGAAGACTTTACCAGATAAATTAGTACTTCCTAGTTTACCATTATTATATAATTTATCAAGTTCTTTTTTAATGTCTTCTTTCTTATTATTTCTTAATAAATAAATTATTTCTTGTAAAGAATCATCAGATTGTTGAATAGCGTCGTTATTAATAGCATTCATTCTACCATCTCACTTATTGTGTAAGTGAAATACTGCACCACCAATTGTACCTCCCGCAAACGCCGTAGTATAACGTGATAAAATGTCTTCAGCCGACATTCCAAAATCATACTTCTTTGTTGGGTCAGTAATACCTAATGCATTTAAACCAGAATAAAAAGACTTGACAATATCTGAGGAAACTTCTTCCATAGTTTCTTCAATACCCTCATTAAGACTGTCATGTAATAAAGTGCCAGGTTTAATTGATGCTAATCTGGCTTGAATATTATTCTTAGTTTTAATTACTCAATTCGCTGCTGTTTTAGGTGAAATAACACCTTTATTTATATTTTCAGTTACTACTTTATCTGCAGCTTCCTTAACAACATTTCTAATTTGAGATTTATCCAGATATGTATCTTTAAATCAAAAGTCTTTAAAATAATCGTTATTCATGAGCCCAAACATAGCTCCCATAACAGATAACATACCAAGCCCAGCGGTTCGATCCGAAGCACCTGCTTGTTTAAAGGACTCATAAGCTTCAGTAGAAGATGTACCTGCCATGTATGCTAAGGACATTGCTCTACCTCAACGAACAGCATTCTCACTTATATTATCCTTTCCAACAATTCATTTTGGAATTTGTCCAATAACTCTCTGTTGGAACAGCTGTTTAGAACTATCCTCAACTAGTTTACCTAAACTTTCTAAGGATCAAAATTTATTTCTAGCATAGTCTGATAAACTTCCATCAAATCTAGAAAATCACGCTTGTAAATCTGTAGCAGTTTGTGCTGATTTAGATGTTGATAAATCTCCTGTAGCAATGCCTTCAATGCTCTTAAAGAGCACTGGAAATAATTTTCCCAGTTCAATTCCTGCAGTTAAAGCTCCATAAACAGGACCAACGTACGGAATTAACATTGGGGCAACTTTAAGAACTGTTTTTGCAACAGTTCCTGACACACTTTTATCTAATCCATCAGAGTCAAAAAAATCATATTTGTTCCAAGCACTACCATCAATAGTTAAGGTATCTGCAATATGTAGAATATCCTTTCCAGTTAGGTCTCTATTTCCTAATGTTTCATAATAAGGATCACCGTAATCATTAAACTTAAGATCTCCTTTTTTATGAGTTACAGTTCTATTACCTACAACATGTTCTCCATCATCATCTCACTGTGCAAGAACCAAAGTGGGTCTAGTAATGGCTGATAAACCACCTCAGTCATTTGGGGTTCAAGATTCAAATTTACCAGTATCTGTATTAAATACTTTATTAGTTTGTGCAACCTCACGAATAGACATAGATGGACCAGAAGTTTCATATAGATTAACAATTCCTCGATTTCTTCTTTCTGGATTAGCAAATCGAACAAGTCTAGGAGAAACTTCTCTAACATCACCTCCTAATGGAGCAAAATAGTCCATAGGATCATATGTAAACGTATTCATTGCTGTACTAGACAGCTTCTCTTTATCTACCTTATTGTATAAATCTAAGGAACTTTGATAAAAAGAATCAAATTTTTGATTATCAAATTCTCCACGATCATTTTTAAAAGCTTCCTGAATTTCAGGAATATTTTTATAATATTCTCTATCTTGGAGACTTGAATTATCAGGAGTTATTCCCAAATTAACTATATCTTGTACACTTTTGTCTGGTTGAAAAAATAAGGTTGCTAACCAGTCATTTTTCTTCTGATCAATCATATGTTAAAAGTTAGTTTTTATACTTTGACGTTGTCTTTTTAATTTAGCTTGATTAAGAATATCTCTATAATCACTACTGTTTGCTAATTCATGATTTGTAGCAACCGTAGCTAATTTAGAGTCATGCATTGGCATGAAAATCATACCTTTATACAAAGAACTTTTATCTCCAATACCAAATCAGCCGCCTTTAAACTTATCGGTTCGTTTGTCTGATTTTTTTGCCACCTCTCCTCCATAATTTACATAAGTTGAATATATGTCAAACAACCGCCCATTATCTGGTCCATCAACATGTTGTAATCACTGAGAGTCATTATTAATGTCTACAGCCTTATCACTTACGTAACCAGATAATCCAAAGAAAACCATAGTATCCTCAGGTTTAAAAATTCAAGTATTAGTTGTTTCGTCATAAACTAGGTCTAAGTCAAGTTCCTGTTGTTTTGCTTGAATACTTTGTGCAGTAACTCCATAGTTAGATTCTACTCAATCATTAAACTTTTCATAACGACTCCAAGCGTCTAGATCAGGCTTATATATGCCTTGACTCTCTGCTACTTTATCTTTAGGTAATCACATTCGACTCAAACTGCTTGTACCATCCCATACAATTCTGTTTAAATCAATATCTGAAATTCTTTGATCACCAATAAATATTGAATTACGATCAACTAAGTTACCAACTTCAGCTTCATTTAGAACTGTTTTTAATGTATTTTGAGCTACTTTCTTACCTGTTTTATCTAACATTGGATAATCTTGAGTTATTACTTCAATACCTCCTTTTTGTTGAGATGACGAAATAGTAGCAAATCTTGGATCAGATACAGCACCAGTTGCCACCATTTCTAAATAAGTTTTTTCAACGGGTTTATCTGATCCTGTTCCTGAACCACTAGCTGCCTTTGAAGCAGTAGCATCATAGTTAAGACTAATATCAGAGGCTATAGAATGATCTGTATGTTTGACAATTGCTGTAGTTAACAAGTGCTGTACATCCTCAGCTTTATTAGGATTTAATCCTTCAGCAGCTGCTTGTGCTTTCAAAACATTTCTCATGTTTTGAGGTAATGTTTTATATAAATAATTTACTGCTAATTGTAAGCTTTCTTGGTCATTGTAACCTTGATTAGATATCTTTTCATCTGTAGAGACTTTATAATAACCATCAGGACCAATACCTAATAATTGTTCAAAACCTTGCTCAATTCTGTTTTTATACTTAGTTGTGTATCTGTCAAATTTATTCTGAGACTGTTCTGTACCAAATGCACCGATAGTATTTTTAACATAATTGATAATTGATTCCATACCTACAGCATTAGTTAAATCTGTTAAAATAGATCCATTATATGCTAGTTCAGGTTGTTCTTCTCTTAAATGAATTAATTGAGAATTAGTTAAAACTTGATATTTTTCAGGATTATTATAATAGGTGGAAGCAGCAACCGTTTTCAAACCCTCATCGGTAACTACATACATCTGCCCATCATTTGACAAAGCAATCTCAGATCCAGCCTTTTCATTTTTAACCTGAGTTACTGCATTTGTATGTAATTCATTATTATGTCTAATTCGATTAGCTAATGATTGAATTCTAATTAAATCAGACATATCATATGATGATGGTTGCCCTGTACTAAATAAATTACCAAAATTTTTAGCTTTATTTAAAAATGAATTTGCCATAGATAGGAAATAATCTACATCATTTGGCAAACCATTTTCTTTCAGCACATTAACTATCTCCTTTTGTATTAATTGATCCTCCTTATTAGTTGAAGAGGTGGGTTGAGAAACAACAGCAGGAGAAGATGATTCTCCTGCCGAGTCTCTAAAATAAGGAGTATAATAGATTCCTCCTGATTGATATTTTTTTATTTTCATTAGGACATCATTTTAATAAATAACCTAATAATATTATTATTTAAATCACGAATTGCCTTATTAATATCCTTATTCTGATCTAAGTAATGTTGATCGTTAATTGGTCTAACGTTACGACCACTAACTTTACCACCAGACTTAAATCTATATGTAGTATAATCTACTCCAGGAGCCTTAGGCGGTGTTCTAAATTGAGGCATAGAGGTATCTAAGTCTGCTCAATTTCTTCCATGAAATCAAAATTTAGGATCTAAATTTGGCAAATTACCTATATAATCTGCATAGTGTTGATTTTGCAAACTAATATATTCTTTAGATTTATTATTTTGTAATCAAGATTTAAATGTTGTTTGTCTTAATACATCGTCTTTATCTAAAGAATTAATATAATTATTATATTCAGGTCTATATTTCTCTAAAGCTGTTTGAAATTCTGCGTTTGCTCGCATCTGTCTTAATTGACCCTCTGCAGCAGCTTTTGCAGATTGATCTTTACCAAGATCAGTTCTCAATTGGTAAATTAAGCTTTTAAGGTTTTGAGCATTTTGCATTGTTTTTCTTGCATCAACCATAGACTCTTGACGTAAACCTTCTGCTAATCTAATTCGATTCTCATTTTCTATCTGATTTCTAATATTAGCATAAGTTTGTTTTTGTCCTAAAAGCTTATCATTATACTCTCCAATTAATTGAGAAAATTTAGTATCCCTTTCTCCAATTAGTTGATCGGCTTGTTGATCTCTCATAAGTCTTTCAGCCATTACTTGATTAGGATCATTAGTTACAGTTTTATATTGCCGAATATTTTTTATTCTATCATCATAACTTCTGAATAACCCATTGTCATTAAAGGTCGAATAAAACTCTGTAGGCTTTTGCTGTTGTGATAATTGAGTAGCCTTACGAATTGCGTCTTTTTCAATATTAGCAGTTTTATTAATTGCTCTTGCCGAAGCAAAAAAATCGGCAGCTCCTAACAACATATCAGGATTAACATTTATAGGCTTATTTACACTATTACCATAAGCACTACGAGATGTTGATTTAGATGATTGAGTATTTTTACTTGCAAGTTGAGTAGATGGAGTATAACCTGTATTAAGATTATTAACAGCATTGTTTAATATTTCTCCCATTCTTACTGAATAATTATTGATCAGCGACTTTGGAGTAGTTACTGATTTAGCTGTTACTTCTACAGGATTCATTGTAATTACGTCGCCCAATTGTGCTTTAACAATCTTCCCACCTCTTTTATAAAATCTATAATTATAATGACTTGCTAATACAGGCAAATTTAAAGACCTATTACCTTCAGTAGATGTTGGTCTCCGTTTGAAAATAAAAGGATTATAATAAGCTTCTTCTCCAGGGTTTAAATTTCCCATCCGTCTTCAAATTGGAGTTACTGCTCTTTGATTCATAGTTAAAGGATTATATTCTTGGAGGAAGTGATTTCTATTATTAAGTCTATGAGCAACATTACCAAATTCCCTAAACTGAGCTCTATGAAGTAGTCTTTCGCCAAAAGCATTCTGCAAAAACCAAGGTAATTCCTCTTTAGTTCTAAACCTCAATTCTTTTGATTCTCCTGTTAGTCAATTAGATGACTTATTTTTTGCATTTTGATATTTTGATTGAAGTTTAGATAGACTTTCATTATAGAACTTATTTTTTGGCAATGCTGATTTAATTTCATCATCTGCTAACGCTTTTGTATAATCAGCAATCTTCCCATTCTTTACTCAGTCTTTTCCTTTGAATCGATCAGGATTATCTTTAACTAGTTTGTCTGCAGTTTGTTTTTGTAAATCTTGAAGCTTCTTAGGGGATACTTTTTCATTAGAGTTAACAGGTAAACCTGTTTTTTTATATCCAATAGCTCTATCCAATACTCTTTTACTCCCTAGTAAACCTTGAACTCCAAATAAAATATTTCTATAGTCATCCAAAGTTCATTCTGAATTTTTATTAAGAGAGTCATAAGCAGCACTTAAACCTAGAGCAGAGAATCCTGCTGAAAGCATAGGTTTCATTTTTCTAATAATTTTAGCTGTTTTAGCAGCTTTTCCTGCAATTCCTACACCTGGTATAAACGTTACTGCATCTAGTCCTAAACCTAGTAATGCATTTCCTATATCTCCTACATCAAAACCGTCTCGTTTAACGTCTGCAGTAAATTGTGCAACTGTAGATCCAACACCTAAACCTGCTGCAACTGGATTACCACCAGTAGGAATAGATGCAACTAAAGCTCCTAAATCTCCAGCTAATGCTCCTAATTGTCATTTGTCTGCATCTGTTAAATCACCAGCTTTAATTTGAGAAGTAGTAGCAGCTTTTTTAATGTCTCTTACCTTAATTGCTTTTGAGTCTTTATATTGATCCTCAGATTTCCAATTAATCAAACCCCCTGTTTGCTTCATTGGGATATTTAACTTAGCTCTATTAAAGCTTACTGGAGTAAATCTCTTACCTTGTATTTGATCATTAAAATCAAATCATGGGTTTCTTGATAATTGTGAACGATCAATAATGTCTCTTAAGGCACGCTGTATATTTGCATCCCAGTTAGAAATTTGGGAAAGTCTTACTTGATTTCCAGATTTTCCATTTTCCCACCAAGTTATATAAGATCCAGCATTATTTTTAGAAGGGTCTATAATTCTCTGTTTCTCATCATCATAATATGCTTCTTGACCAGTCCTTGGATTGTATAAAATACTCCATCCAGAGTAATTTTGTACAGGTTGACCATTTTCATCACGTTGATCACTAGTATTCAAGATATCTTCCCAAATCCATCCTTTATAAGCACCAGCTTCATTACCTAATAACCTTTGAAATGCATTTCCTGTAGATTCGCTATTAGTTGTAGCACTTCTAATATATGAAGAAATGTCTACAGGATTGCCTTTCTCATCTAGAGCAAGAGGCGTGCCTCCTGAAATAGGAACACCAAATTCATTTCTTTGCGTATTAGAATCAATTACGTCTAATACATTAACACCACTTGGCAGTCCTTGATAGGCTGAAGTTACATAAGAATATACAACATTGTTATCATCAGCATACTTCTTGTCAAAATATGGATTATACTGTGTGTTTCGGTTATATCGTGTATATGGATCATTTGTTCATAAAACTTGCCAGCCTCCATTTTGTGATGGATCAAAGAGATTATTTCTCATTCGTTCAAAAATATTGACATTTGGAGAACTTAATTCTTTATGAATCTGAGAATTAGGATCAGCTCATTCATTTTTACTATATAACCTTCCATTATATAGTATATAATCCTTAAATTGTTTTAGACCAGGATATTGTTGTACAAAATTATCTCCAAAATAAGCATTTCTTCAAGTATCTCCATATCCTTGTAATCCAAATCCTTCAGTATAAAGTTCTCCATTATTTCCATAGACAATACCAAAACGATCCCTTACTTCTGGAGTTATATTATATTTCTTGTCATAACTACTTACTTTAGCAGCACGTTGTTCTTCTTCAGTTTTAGGAGTTATTGCTTCTTTAGATTTTGAATTACCATTTAGATAAATTCCTATGTCGTCTAATGCTTCTGCATCTTCATCAGTTCAAGTACCTTGTTCAATTCTAGAAATCAGATCATTAACTCCTTGATCACCTAATCTGTTATATAAATCAATATATACTTGTCGATCTAAATTATTAAATCCAATAAATTTATCTTCTTTATTATAATTAGCAATATCTTTTAGACTATTTAAACGCTTGGAAATTCTTAAATTATTAGCCCCATTAATATAAACTTTCTTGCCATCAATTAATTCATAGTCACCTGTTTCTTTATTACGTTTATATTCGCCATATAGAGTATCATTCCATTTATACTCATTTCGTTGTACTGGTTCAGATGCTGGAGCAACATATTCAAACCCTTTTAAAGCATTAATTGCATGCCTAGATGCAGACTCCTTACCACCTCAAAGGTTTCCTAAAAATCTGCCTGCTCTAGTTCTACGTTGCTCAAGTCTACTTTGTTGGTCATTTTTGACATCAAATGACACTGGTCCGTCTAATCTATTAGCATTAGAATCATAAGATAAGTCAGCTCCAGAACGAAGTGCGTCTGTAATCTTACTAAATTGATACGCAGTGTCTTCATCATCAAGAGTTTTACCATATGAAGTTAGTTGATTTAAAAAATTATCGTCAACTTCATATTTATTACCATCAATAGTAAATGTCCCATATTTTTTTGTTGGAGCTGTACCCCCACTTTGAAATTTTTTAATTACTTGTGCCATTTTACTACATTATAATTTATACTAAAAAAGAGAGATTAGATCATCCCAATCTCTCTTTTTCTCTAAATGATCATCATTTACTATTTCTTAACCATTGAACCACCACAAGCTTTCTTAGCACATTTTTTACGGCCAATCATTTTACCGCCCTTTTTAAATACAGGCTGACCTTCAGGTGCTTCACCAATTGGACCTTGAGGAGCATTCATTGCCTGCTGAACTAAAGCAACAAATCCTTCACATACTTGCATTGCCATTTGACAATCTTGAGCTTGTAAAGCTTGCATACTCATTTCAGCTAACATTTGAATAGGATCCTGTGCGTTAGCCTCAGGTGCAGGTGCAGGAGCGCCCATTGGAGCTTGACCCCCTGCCTGATACTTCTTAATTTTCATATTTTTAAATTAATTTAATTATATTACTTTTAATATCTGTCTTTATTTATCATTATCTAACATATACATAATCAATGTTCAAAGATACTATATAAAATAATAAAATCCAAACAAATTATTAATAATTTTCTGAGAGACAAAGTTTTCTGTAGAATATTTGTAAAAGTCCTATTATATACTTACTTTTGTATCATAGCCCAAGAATAATAATAGAATCTATTTCATACTCTCTGGAGATGCTAGATTAAACATAAGTATATAGGGTTGAAAAAGATAGTTAGTATCTTTTTAAGTCAGAGAAATATAATTCTCTGACTTTTTTATTTTGGGGCCTCTACATACTGAGTTTCATTCGAATCTTGCTTGGCTAAATAAGAAAATACTTTCTTTCCTAATGTTTTATAATCTGTGTCTGATTTAGACTTGTATGCTTTTTTTGCCAAATTTACTAACGTTTTGGTGTTTGGACGACTAAAAATGCGCTCGCCTCCTGATAAAACTGCTTGTTCCTTACCATTAGATCCAATAATGTACATTTCGTTTATTTCAATATCTTCATCTAAATCATCAAACTCCAAAATATCCCCAGTCTGTATTCCCGAGTTTTGAGATACTTCTAAGACATAAAGAACATTGTCTTCGCTAAGCAAATCCTCTGATAGAGGAACTCCTTTTTGAACAGAAATTACTTCAAAATCGTCATTAATAAAAATAATATCTAATGGTATTGTTGTATCCTGCATTCAGAATACTACTTGTTGAGGTTCATTATAAACAAATAACATACCTTCATCGTCATCTAATTCTTCAACATCTTGGAGACCTTTAGTTTTCTCTTCTTCTGTTTCAGCTACTAGAACCTCATATTCTTTATTTCCTATTTTGATATCTATTTTATTCATTATAGTAATTCCTTAGTTTTATCCTTAGTATTCTTTATTAATTCTTTTGCTAATAACTTACCTGCTTCTATCATAGCTTCATCAGAGCCGTCTTTATAAAGAACTTCTAATTTGTTAGTAAGATCTATATTTAGAACTAATTCACCTGTTTCAATCTCAGCTTGTTGCGTAATTTCCCCACCTTCAGACTTAGAAATAACAGGAATCCCTTTTTTAGTGATATTACCTTCTAACTTAGGATTCTTTGATTCAAGATCATGTTTTCTAGCATGTAGTGCTCCCTCAACAATAACATTTTGAATCTTTCCGCCCTCCTTAAATCTCTGTAGATCAGATTCTTTCTTATTTGTCCAAGATTGTAGTAACTGTTTAGCTTCTTCTAATTTTGGAAACTTTATACCAGATTTAGCTAAAAGTAATTGAGGTGTGGCTCCAGAATATCTATTTTGATTTTGAGAAACATAATTTTCAGCCATTGTATTAGATTTAACTAATTTATTTTCCAATCCAATGTCTGTTAATAGTTTATTTACTCTATTTTGTTCATTAATAAACCTATTAGCTTTACCCTTCCCAAACAGCATTCTTTTACCTCCCATTCCTTGGGCAGCTTCTATATCTGCTGTTGAACTGCCGTAAGCACTTGTTAAATTATCAATCTCAGCAGATTTATTCGATTGAATAGTTTTTCCTGCAAATGCTCCTAATACAGTTCCTACTCCAGGCAAAGCACCTAGAAGTTCATTAGCTTTATTAGCTCCAGATAATCCAGCACGAGCAGCATCATTAGCATCTAAAGTGTCAATTTTAGCTCCTAAAGCCCCACCTATAGCATCAAATGTGCCTAATGCGGCAGAAGCAAGTGGTCCCACACCTGGTATCATTGATATTGCACTGTTAATTCCACTATTAATAGTACTTTGAGTCTCATTAAAGCCCTTAGTGGCAGAAGCTGTCTGAGATCCTGCAGCTCCAATTGCATTTAATGCTTGTGCATTTTCTTGTGAAAATTTTGTAGCACCACTTTGTCCATTTCTTCTGTTTTGTTTATTTGCAAGTCTTTGTGCTTTTTTTCCTAAACTGAAGGAATTATTGAGTTGGGGTAATCCTTGTGTAGTTAAGGCTGATGGTTTTAAACTAATATTAGATCCTATAGAATTTAAATTAGAATTAAAATAATTACCAGGTAAAGCAATTTCATAATCTTTAAGTTTAGGACCCAATAGTGAATAACCAGAAGCAATTCCTCCAGTTTGAAACTTTTGAAGGAATTGCTTGGGTATTATTATTTTATTATGCATAACTAATTGTCATTAAAGTTTGTATAGCATTAATAACTACTAATTTATCTCCAGTATATTTTATTTTTATTTTAACCCATTTATCTCTAATTCTTGTAGAATTAATTGCTGACTCATTAATTATTGGGGTTTCTTGATCTGAGTTAACTACATATCGATTTTTAAAATATATTGGAGAAATTGTATAGTTCCATTTATCTTCTTTATATTCAATATTTCCTAATCTTCTACCAACATCCTTAATGTTTAAGCAGTTATCTGAAACACAAAGTTTATATTGAGATAATATAGGATCATAATCAACACTTACCTCATACTTTTGAATAATATCTTTATTAGTTAAATTGATTGTACGATTGAAATCTGGAAACTTTGTTGATTTTTTTGAGCCTCCAAATTCTGCTGTATACAAATTTCTATTATATAAATCTGTATTAGGCTCTCCATTATCTCCGTATGTCATTTTAACCTGACTTTTCTTAAAAATTCCCTCTTTATTAAAGTCATAGACATCTCCAATTAAGCTAATTTCTAAAGAATCTGGTTCTACATTATTAGAAATAATAACAAGATTATTAAATATTTTTTGTATACCTTGTGGTGTGTTGACAACAAATTCAAATTCAAATGGTTCTTGCTGGTCATATCATTTTGTTGGAGTGATTTGATTTGTTGTTTTTTGATCAAAATAATTTATCTCATCAAAAATACCAGCTCTTCCATGAACATAAAAACCATTTCTTAAAAGGTTATCATAACTTACTTTATTAACAGTTGCAGGAATTGGAGTATTTTCTTTATCTAAGCTAAAATCATTAATATCTCTTACTAAAGCAAGAGTATCACTCATTGCTTGTCCAACTACTGCATTATTTCAATTGGATTCTACCTCATAGTCTTTAACTATCATATGAGGAATAAACTCAACGTCAATCGTTATATAGTAATAATCATTTCAACTAAATGATTCAGTATTAAACAAAGATAGTTTACTTTTATTAGTTTTATTTCCTGTACTGTCTAATACAGGCTCAATCCTCATAATTTCGACAGGATTCTCAGAGTCTGAACTAAATAAAGAAGACTTATAAGAACTGCCTTCACCTACATCATCGTATACAGAATCTCATTTAAAGTGTATCTTATTTCCAGACTCATCCAACAATATAGTAGAAACAGACAGAATTCTACAGAAGAAATAATCGTATAGATTAAACCCTTCATAAGTAAGTATTCTTTCAAAAGTTGGAGTATAGTCTCATAAGTTACCACAAGGTAAAAATTCCAGATTATTAACATTAGCTATGTCATTAGGTCAATATGTAGGTTTTTCTCTATCTTGTATGTGTATACCATACACACTATTTTGATTTTCATAAACAATCCCCATAATTGCTGCTCTGTCTCTATCCATTGTGTAAAAAATATTATTAATATTTTCAGAATATAATGGAGTTCATGAATATTTAGTTATTCATTTTTGCAAACGTTCATTATAACAAAGATTCCATATTTTATCCTTGTTATAGAATGTAAACATAACATCTCCTTTATAGTTATTATAATGAGTTTTTACATTTCTATAGGCGATAGTTGGATATTTATCCAGTTCAGACAAAGATATATTATCATTTAGGAATCTTTGGACTGCAAAATCAGAAATTAATACAAAACCTTCACGTTGGTTATATTTCCAAATTTTCTTAGCATATGTGTCAACTCCATAAATCGCATTAGGAGTTCTAACAATAGATTCTTGTCAAATACTACCATAATCTGGTGAAATAGCTGTTACTTGATTCTGCAATACTCCCGCACCATACATATGGATAGCTTGACCTGTTGTAGTTGATAAAAGTGCTTTTTCGTTTATAGGAATAATGGCTACGCCATGTTCAAATACACAGAATAAATTAGTACCTAACGGCAACAATTTAACAATAGCTCCATATTGACGTTCAACATCTTTATAATCTAAACCTTGGAAGATTCTATATGCATTTTTAAAACTATCATCTTGTTGAACGCCACTAAACATAATGCGAGTATCAAACAATTCCTTAGTATAGGGAACATCTGGAGCAGTAAAGTATTTTTTAAATGGTAGTGTTACGTTATACCCATCATTAAGAATTCAACTTTCTTCAATCTTATTTGATGGAGCTGTACTAATACCTTGTAAAGGATAAAAACTTCTTGGATTACCCATTTGTGCCATTTCTTCTACATTTTGTCTATTTTCAGATCTAAAATCTAAGTGATAATTAGATAAGCACTTATAAGTAAGTCAATAACCCATTGGCACAGAATTTACATCAGCTCTGTTAATGTCTTTCCATTCTTGAGCACTAGTTTTATCATATCCCTTATATCCATCCTTTCAGGTTGTAGGCTGTACGATTATTTCATTAACAGGAACTTCTGGATCAATAAAATTAGTATTAATTCTAATTGTAACTGTGTTTGTGAAACAATCACCCCGATAAACTGTTGGAATAATCATTTCTTCACTATATTTTCCATTGACCGCTTTTCTTACAGATTCAAACTCTCGATCATATATTTCATAGCGCTGACTAATTGCCATAAATGGAGAGTAGTCATCACCTCGAATCTCAAAATACTTATTTAGATATGCTTCATTATATCCAGAAATTTTGATATTGTAAACACTATTATCCTTTAATATTGTATTAGTCCCAACAAATGGACAATATGTTCCTCTAAGTAATTTATTATTATTTTCTAAAAAGTCTTTTTCAGCAAAGAATTTGAAATCTTTTACATCCTCAGGAGTACCAGCTCTTGTACAATAACCATTTCCTTCTGTGTATTTTAATGGAGTATCAGGAGGAATAAAAATTAACTTACTAATAACATTACCTGAAGATGCTTGATCATAAGTAATCGTATCAACATAATAATGTCTACTAGATAATTCAAGTTCTGTCTTAAATGATTCAGTTAAAACAAATTCAGAATTATCTAAAATACTTTGTAATTGTTTATTAACTGATGCATCTAAGCACAATAACCCAGAACTTTGTTTTGAACCTGTAGTAAGGACTCTAGTACTAGCTCCAGTTGTAAGTATTCTAGATTTGCTAATAAAAGACTCAGCAGTATATTCCTTTTTGTTGTTATCATATATCATAGGAATATAACTACTAATATCCACACCGATTGAAAATCCCTGAGCTAATGTTGTTGGAATTCTCTTCTGTCTTACAAAGAAAAATCCTTTAACTTTGTGTTCATTTTTCAATACAGACAGAATTTCATTGTTTATTGTAAATTTTAAACCAATGGGTTCAATAGTACTTTCTTCTTTACTAGACTTTCTATCATTAATAATATTAGCATTAGGTAATTGGAAGACTCCTTTTACATTTGCTAATAATTCATCTGTAGCTAAAAAAGTTTCTTCCTTAGGAATATAATTTAACTCTGTCTTATCTTCAGAAGAATATAATGTATAATAGGAACCAGATCTTTTACCTGACTTTTTATTTCCTTCCGCATCTATATAACTTTCATTGTCAATCCACCTATTATCTGGTATATACTCGAAGTTATCTTGTTTAATACGTTCAAACCTACAACCTCTTAAGTTATATACAGGACTCAAAGAATCGTCATTAAAGATATATACTACTCCAAAACGATAGATTTCTTTAGGTCAATATCCTAAGTAATAGTAAATATTTAATGGGTTATAGTATTCATTTGATAAGACACTATTTGAGTTTCTAAGTCTGTAATCTTCAGGATCAATATATCCTAATTTATAATCTTGTACACACTGTACTTGTATAAAGTATGATAGGTTTTGTAGTTCCTTATTATTTACTAATGTCTGTTGTACATTTCCAAAAAATAACATATTTTGTACTTGAGCTTGAGTTTTTACTCCAGTACATATATTATATTGAATATTCAGTTCTTCCTCATTAATCTCCTCAACTAACTCATATCCATCTATATTAATAGATAAAAGAGATGATTTAATTTTATAAGGTTTAACTATTTTATATGTTTTACTAGTATGAACACCATTAACATCAGAAGTATCTCTTCGATAATATACAAATACATTAGCAAAAGAAGTATCAAGATTAGATAATTCTAAATATATTGACTTTTCTGTACGTTCATCAACTAATCCCCCAGATATTGTTTTAGAGTCTGTAATTGTGCCTTTAGGTATTGAAATAATTCCAGATTCCGCAACTATGTCAGTTTGATTATAATCATTATCTGCTAACTTAAAATAAAACGTATAATTCCCAACACTTAATTGACCGTGAGAAATTATATTAAGCAGATTAATTTTAGGAATAGTTTTAATATTTCTAAATAATCTTGTGGTTAGATCTAAATCTTCTTCTTTATATAAGTTAGTTTGTATTAGCTGGTTTCTAACAATTCGTTTGTATCTGTTATCTTCAATAACAGAATAAGTTGAGTTAATAATTCTAGGTGGATTTAGATCATCATTAATTATCAGGTTAACAGTACCATCGTATGATGGTTGACATTCAATACTTAGAGGCTTATTTAAATTAAAATCTAATTTATCTGTCTCAAAATATTGTAATTGTCCGTCAACAATTTTATTTCTAAAAGGTTGATATTCGTGTGCTAAATCACCTTCTTCAAAATATTTTTTTACATATAGAGTTGTTTTACTCATAATTACTTAAGACTATTAATAAGTGATTCAGACACTTGCATTAGTTCACCTTTATCCTCATAACTAAAATCTAGAGATGTTCAATCCGCAATATAAGTTGCATTAGTATTTGTATTTGATACACATCCACTATCACCTGAATTTAATACTTTAATTGTACTATTTGTTGTATCTAATCATTTAATGACATTATTTGATGAATCATAGATTAGTTTATCAAGTATTCCTTTAAATTTATTAGTATATACTTCTGCATTTGCAAGTCCTAATTCCTTAAAATCAGAATAAATTTGACCATCAATTAAACTATCTTGTTCTGTTAAAGAGTCATTATAATTTTTAGCCTTAAATTCAAAATCATTCCTTAAGGTACTATAATCTTTATCTATTAACTCAGATTTAAGTTGTGTAAATGATAAAGGAGATTCTTTAGTTCCTTTAATAAGAACATTTGACACAGATTGATACTTAGTAATATTATCAGAATCATACTTAATTTCAACATCATTGTTTGGCAATTCTACCTTAATTTCGGCATTCATTCAGTTTTTATTAAGATACTCCCACTTATTAATATCGAGAGTAGCTTGTTGAGTGACAGTTCCATTAGTTGACGTACTAATTGAGTTGTTAGAAGTAATGGGTTGGTATCAAGCTGTTGAAATAGGCTCAGGCGCTAAACTGGCTACATATAAATGTAATCCCATAATTTGTAAAATATACAATGCATAGCGAACATTATCCTTATTAATATCAGAGTTACTGTCACTAGCAGAGTTTCCAATACCTGTTAATAAAAACTTAGATCCTATTAAATCTGTGGTGCCATCACAAGAGATATTTACTCCATATTTTGTATTAACACCTACGCTTCATTCAGGATCAATTCCTACAGTAAAATTTCCCTTAGAGTTATTAAAGGCAATAATTGCTAATGAATTTTTAGAATCATTTGTACAAAGAATTCCTAAAGTAGGAGATGTAGAAACTCATATTAAATTCCCACCTCAAAGGGATGAACCACGTTGTGCTTTAAAACTAGCTCCTTCAAATAAATAACCACCCTTACTTTGTTTTTGACTAGTTGGCCATTGTACTTGAAAAACAACTGGAGTAATTGAAAGTTTATTACTTAATAAAGTATCTGCAAAATATGATTGCAGTCTAGACCAATCTGCAGCATCAGTATCTTCATTGTTAGCATATATAGTAAAAGCTCAATCGTTATCTTTTGGCTCAAGATATGTAATACTACCCATATCTTTTGACGCTGAATCATTTACACCTATGGTGCCCAGGTTCCTAACTTTAGGTCTAAGACGAAACTTTTTACTGTCTCCAGGAAAATGGTTAAGAACTATAACAGGTAATTTAGAAATTGCTGGATCATTTCCATTTAAAGATTTAGTATCGAACCTATTAAATACTTTTTTCAGTTTCTCGTTTATTTCATCTCAACCTGAATTTTCAGTTAATTTTGGATAAAAAGTACGATTATAAGGTACTGGAATAAAATTATATAAATAAGTTCTATTAAATCCTTTTATAGTCTTAGGTTGAGCATTTGCATAGGTATATAATCCTGTTGTACTATAATAATTAAACGAATTAACAGACTCAGAACGCTCTTGAGGTTTAGTTATATTATTTTCTGTTACATAATATTTAAATAAATTATTATAACTAAAATCCAACGATTTTCAAGTAGACCACATACTATTATCTTGAATGATTTCAGAGAAAAATAAGATACTGGGAGTATTAGCTTCGATCTTTAGTTTTTGATATTCTCTAATACCAATATATTTTGATTTTGCAGGTGTTATCTTCTTAGAAACAAAATCCGAAATACTCTTTTCATGATTATTACTGCTAGTTAGATCTTCGGAGTCAACATTATTATTATATAGATTACTTAATATTTCAGTTGTAAATACGTCTTCTTTTGGATCTTCAGCTTTTTCTACAGTAAAATGATTAAGTGATATAGTTAATTGGTCTATCGCCTCTTTAATTCATTTGTCTCTTGCTATAAATTGAAATTGACTTTCAGTAGAATAAAAAGCATTCATAGCTTTAGAAGCTATAATTGGAGCTCCTACGGCTCGAATACAAGTTCCTCCCTTAGGCTTTCCTGTTTCATCATCAACTTCTGCGTTTTCTCATAATTCAATTACAAATAAATATATACCACTTTCGGCTTTTATGTCCTCTAATTCTATAATTGACTGTCCTAATAAATCAATGTTATCATCTTGTATATAAAATGGTTCCTTATTTTCTTCTGTAATAGGTATTCAAATTAGAGATTGTTTAGTTGTGTCAGGGTTGTTATCTAGTTTATATAAACGACGTCAAGCAGTATATTGCTCTGTTCTAATTGGAGCTTGTACAGTGAAGTTTAAATTGATACTATTATCATCAACAGTATACTTAAATACATCAAAAAACCTAATGTTATCTACATTGAATAAGTCATCCAATGTAAACTCTAATTCTGTTTTATGATTATCATACACAACAATAGTTTTATCTCCAAATTTAACAAAAGGGATTGCTCTAATTTTAATAACCTGTGAAGAAGTTACCTCTATATTTTCTGCTGTCCAGTTAAAATAATAATTATTTACATTATTATATGTAGCAATCTGTGACGTTTTTAGTTCAACATCTTCCCCAAAAGCAGGACGTCAATTTGACTCCTCACCAATTTTATATTGGAATCTAACGTATAAACCTTCATAATTTTTAGGAATACTTCCATTATTAGCCTCTGCTCCATATTGTTCTTGATTTCAAATTTTATCAGAAACAGCAATTTGTGCTTGTATAGTTAAATCTATATTAACTTTATTTTCATTTGATTCCTCAGAGTTAGATTTAGATACAAAATATCTTGGTACATTTACATCATCTAAATATAAATTAAAAGAATCAATTGGGGCAATTCTTGATTTATAAGATATTCAACCTGGAATCTCTCATTTGACATAATCATAACTATCTGTTTCTGATGCCTCAATGTCTACAGTATGTGTAGTAATTAATGACTGATCAATTTCATATAATTCCTTTTCCTCACTTAAAACATAAAAATTAATACTCTGTAAGTATCCTGAAGCATTTTTTTCCACGTAGATATAGTATCTATCTCCAGTAACTAGTTTAAATTTCTCAGTAGTAGAGTACAATTTTACGGTTTCCTTTTTAGATAAGTCTGTATAAAATACAGATAAATTAGGAGTTTTTTCACTTATAGTTTCCAAATCTTCATATTCTCAACTACCTACCTTAGGAGTAATTACTATACCGTCATAATCATTTAATGAATTATGATCACCTTCATTATTAAAAATAGTCTGAGGAGAAGGATAAGATCCAATTTGACACTTTTTATCAACTGGATTATATGAAACTATATATATTATATTACCATATTCCTTTATTCCAACAGGTATATAGTTGGAATCAAGTTGAGCAGTTGCTAACTTATAATTTCCCATATCATTCTGTAGAATGTATTCATTACCATTATAAGTTAATATGGTGCCGTTTATACAGTCTGTTAGTATATTATTTGGAGTTGTTAATGGATGTAGATCCATGTTTAAACCACCAGTAAAGCTATTAATTGTTTGTTGTCTAGCATCCATATAAATTTATATTAAAACAATTTTTCCTTTAGTATCACGATATCCGATATACCTAAAGTTTCTTGTTGATATTTCATTTTTAGTAAATTTCCATCCTACATCAATAGGATAATAAACTTCAAAGAAGTGAGTTTTAGATTTATCAATAAAACTCTCTTCCCTAATTTTATATAAAAGGAGATCTTGAAATTTAAGTTTAGATCTCCTTTTATTTTTTATTTGCATTTGATAAAATTCTCATTCTGCATCAGTAAGTCCAAAAAAATATGATCCAGAATAAGTTTCTTGGTTAAATCTATAAAGAAGACGTAATTTAATTCTCTTCTTTAAGTTATAATAATAAAGTCTTTTAAAGCTATCTAAAAACATCTTGCCACAATATGCTGCAAATGACCTGTTATAAATCACTACATCTGCACCTCTTTTATTTAAAGTATAAAAAGTATTAAATCCATACTCTAATAATCGTTTGATCTCATGTCTTGGAACTTTTGGATACTTTTGACAAATATCGTCTAAGTAATCATCTAAATCCTTAATTATCATATTAATAATATTGCTTACCTTCGTATGTATTTTTAGTTATCAGAGACTTTAAACTTGAATCAACATAAATTAACTTTTCACTAACATCATATCCAGGTTTAGTATATCTAAAAGCAAGTTGATTCCCAGTAAACTGAGTTAATACATAATCTAAATCATTGAATTTTCCTTTTTTATAAACCTCTTTAAATTTTTCCTCAGAAAAAGATTTCATAGAAATCTCTCCATAATTACCAAATTTAAGAGGTAATACAAAGGTAACATTATTATTAATAATATCCAATAAGATCATATGAAAACAATCTTCAAATATTTTGGCAGCTAATACTTTACGATCTTTAAACCGTTTTTTAACTCAGATTCCTCTAAGAAGTTTTTGTGGTAGTGCTGCAAATAAATCTTTTGCTGTAAAAGAATGTGAAATAGTGTGTATAAGACCCATTAAGCAGTTGGCTTAAAACTTTTATTATATAATTTTCGATCTCAACGTGTACGTACATCTAAAATAGCATCCATTTCATTCTGAGATAAGTTATCAGGAATTCTTGCAGATCTACATAATTTCAATCAGTCTAATTTTACTACAGAAGCTAGCTGCATCATATTACCATCTTTTCTAACCAAACTTTGTTTATATAGGTCTATATACGCAGCATAGGTTGCAAGAGCCTTAACTTCTTTATCATTTAGTAAAGGTAGTCCTGTATCGTCTACAATAATTCCATGATAAACAATCACCACATTATCATAATTTCTATCAAACAATAAAGCATCTCCCTCTACTTTATAATTTAGTAATTTACCTTTATGATAAAGAGGATTAGTATCTCATTTTCATGCCTCAGAATATTGTTCATAATATTCATTAGCTACATTTGGAAAAATATTAATATTAGATGTCATTTGAGCATCCTCTCATGGAATATGGACAGATTCAATTATATCAATATTACAAGGCAATTCAATCTTTCTATCAACAGTGTTTGTCTTATAACGATATAATCGAGTATGTTTATTACCTATTAACTCCCAACCATTAAGAACAATATCTTCAAAATTATTAGGATTAAGAGTTGTTCCATACAATGTATTAGCTAATGAATAAACTGAATTAAAATTTTGTAATTTCATATTGTTCTTCTTGTTCAAATAAAATATCTATAACAGTTTCATTTTTTTCTTTTGTTGATAGTATTCCAGAATGATAAGTTTGAATTAGATCATTAGTTATTTTTAAGTTTGATGGTAATAATATATCATAATATTTTCATCCTTCTCGATCTATATCAGTATATACTTTTCTGGTTCTATAATATACAGTTTTCACTATGTTATGATGATATTTGAGTATTCGGTAATGCTGGGGCTAATAATTGTCTATACAACCTAACCTTCTTTTCAGTTAATCTCTTTTGAATCTCATCAGATAATATACCACAGTCTAAATAAGATTCTAAATTATTAGCACAACAGTCTCACTCTAAAAGCCTTCTAGGATCTAAAAATAATGCAATAATTGAGATATATTTTACAAAAGGAGCATTAAAAATATATCCATCCATATTGCCATTTCCATTTATAGCTGTATCAATATATACATATGGTTCCTGAGCCCCCCGTTTTTTGTATTGATGAAATCGATAAGCCTCATCAGTATATACATTATATCTTATTTTTCTATCAATACTTCCAATAAATTTAATTGTATCAATACCATTTAAATATACAATAGGAGGAATTTCAAAATGTAAAGCTGTTTCACCAATTTGTACTCCATCAAAAATACAGTTACATTTTGACATAGACTCACATTTTACTTCAATACAGTTAATAGCTAAGAATAATTCATTAAGATTAATAATTCCCTTTAACAAATATTCCCGCATAATTATATTACGTTCAGCTACAACTTCATCTTTTAGTTGTTCAATGGACATAGTTGGATTAGAAGTAATTCCTCTCAATCCACTCATCACATCATTATAAATTGCACTTGCTATAGCGTCTATTGTCATAATAGTTTATTAAAAAGAAAAGGGTAAAGTGAGCGATAACTCGCCCGCTCTACCCTTTTGAAATATATTATATGATTAACTAGTCAGCAGATGCTGTACTGGTTTTTCCATCAATAGTAACAGTTACTGCAGCTTTGGCTTCTAGTCCTAAATCAGCTAGAGCAAAAGTAACTGTTGCCGCATCTGGCAATGTAAGAGATAATGTAGACTTATCTACATAAGCTACTTTGCCTGGATCTGTAACATTATCTTTAACTAATGTTACATTCGAACCAAACGTCATCAATTTTGTAACCTTATTTTGAGTACTTGATAGTGCAGTAACTACTTTTAAATCATTAGTTTTCCAAGTAGCAGTTACAGACTGTACATAACCTACTGTGCTGGTTACATAGAACTGTTTTCTGGTAAATGAGCCTTTATAAGTAACTTCAACAGCAAACGAATCTCCTTCATCAGGAGTACCCCCACTTACAGTAATCTTACCACTGCCGTCAGATTGGCGTTCAATTTGATATTTTGAAGGAGCATTAATCAGTTTCCAGTTAAAAGATGTAGCATCTGTAGTTAACACTTTATCATCAACAGTAGCTTGAAGAATTGCATTACCATTAGTAATTGCAGTCGGATTTAAGTTCTGATCACTTAAAATATTAAGCGTATATTTAGGAGTGTTAACAGGAGTGATAACATCACCAAAAGCTGTATTAATAGCAGTTTCAAAATCAGTGGCTAGTTCCTGTAATACATAGAATGTATGAGTAGTAACAGAAACTAACTTTTGGCCAACAGTACCCTGACCATGCAGACCCCGACGGGGAACACAATATTGGAACGAATACTGGTTGTATAATGCTGAAGCAATAGGATATTCTTCAGAATTAAGAGCCTTGTAGTGAAGATTAGCATAAGATGGGAAACGTAAATTTTCCTGTAACCAGGTACCAGTACCTGTCTGCATTTCATTCTTAACCAAAGTACCATCATCTTTATTAGGCTGCGTACCATAGTCTTCATAGTTATCACACAAGTCTGCTGGGCATGCTGCTTCTGGAGCACTTTGAAGCTTAGCTTCTACAATCATCTGATAAGTGTCTACACAAGTTACAGTAACCTGACTACCAGATACAGAAATCTTTAAAAATTCATAATTTTCAGGAATAGCAAGTTTAATAGCCTTAGCCATAATTTTAGCAGCTTCACTTAAGTTTGAGTCAGTTAGTGTAAACTCAGCTAAAACAGGTTTTGCAAAGCGATACCAAGGCATAGCATAGTCAGATAGATACTTTTCATCAAGGCTAAGACCAATAATAACTCTGTAAATACCCTTTTGATTTGGAGCATTAAATATTGCTTTAGCAACTGAACCTCTTTGACCAGTAGTTTTCCAAACTACTCCATTTACTAGACCGTCCTTTACATAATCCATACAACGTAAAACACGGAAAATAGGAGTTTTAGGAACAAGTGAATTAGCTAATGTACCATCAGCATTCTGAACCTGACCTGTTAATGCAAGGAAACGAGGTGTTACACCATCTTCCAGTACATTAGAATTAATTATAACTTCTTTTTGAAAATCAAACATAATTGTCGAAATTTAATTTATTAATATTAATTATTTCCAGGAATTGCTATAGTTTGATTAACAGGAATGTTTGTCTGCAGTCTAGGATCACTTGCATTTTCCAAAAGCAATTTAACATAAGTGTTAATAATTTCATAACAAATATAATCTGGAAATTCTAAGACCTGTGTATTATCATCTATTTCTAACAGATCTTCTTGAGTCATAGTTACATACATTGGAGACTTTAAATAAGTAACTTGAACTTTAGTTGTAGTTCAATTAGAATCTCCAATATGTATTTCTAATTTTACAGTAGATTGATTTGATATTCGTTTATATTTTTCCTTTTCTGAAGAACCTTGTTTATTCTCAATTTCACTATCCATTTCAGGATTAGTTACATCATCTTTTGGATTGTTATTGTTAATTATATAATAATAAGGTTTTTTATGTGATGGTTTCATATAGTAATTATTAATTATTCCACCTTGAATGTCAGCCGTCATTCTCTGACAATTTGAAATAATTGTTATTTTGTTCATTCCACCACATCTATCAAAATTGGAATTATTACCTTCAAATTCAGCAACACAATTTAGTAAATGTAAATAATCTTTAGGTAATTCGACAACTCAAATGTTATCATTTAACATAGAGTCCTCTTTACGCTTAGGTATTATTGTGGCTGTAGTTTGCAAAACTCTTAAATCATCAGAACTCTGTTGATTGATATCATATCTATTGTAAATCTCATTTATTTTTTGTTGGATTGCTTTATTAAACAAGTATATGTAATCCTCCAACAAAAGTGCTGGGGCTTTTAATTTATTACACTCAATTAAAGCAAATTCATAACACTGTCTTAAAGTCATACTTGTTTAATATTATATATCGTGTATAAATATTGTCTATTTTAAGAATAATTATTCTTTGGTAGCTTTTGATTTAGCTGTAGTGGTCTTAACAATAGGTTTATCTTTTAAAGCAACTCCAGCCATGTCTGGATAAGTTTCATTTCGAATTGACTCATAGATATTTAAATTCTGAGGATTCTTTAAATAAAGAATTACAGATTCATCTGTAACTCCAAGGCTAGTGTCAGCATACATCCATACACCACTTTCATGAATAATTACTTTTTTATCTTTTGCATCGATTAGCAATAATTTTAGAGCTGTATCTGATCCAGTATACAAATCAATAATAAGTTCTGGATTTTTATCAGCTCTTTGGTATAAATAATCTTGTATATCACTAGAAGGCGCATTTCTCATTGACTTACCAAGTAATTTAACTTTTGTTAATCTTCCTTGATCAGTATCACCTTCAATATACATATAAGCTTTTGTAACCTGTTTAATACGTGAAATTCGTTTAGCAGATTCTACTCCTGGGCGTTCTACATAAAATTCTGCAAGTCCGTAACGTTTAGGACCTCCATCAATAAGTAAATTTCCTTTTGAGTCTCTAGAATTTCTTTCAGGAGCGATTAAAAATGAATCTTTAATACATTCCCATATATTTCGATCTCTAGGGTTATCTAAATCAAAAGATACACCATCGTGTAGTTCAATTTTTTCATCTTCAGGAATAAAATATTGACTTTCTACTTTATTTAAATCTGCTTCACTTAAAATCATTTCAGTTGAACCATCTGCATTTGTTCTTACTTTTTTAACAAAAGGATAGTTCATACCATTTTTCTGTTTCAACGGATTAATATAGCAAGGAGCTTTTTCCTTACCATATACATTTCTTAAGGTTACTATATTTGACATATTATTTCTTATTTACTTTTTCTAAAATTTCTAAATCTATATTCAGAAATACTATCTAAAAATTTTAATATATCTCCTCTCACAATTAAGAGGAGATATATTAAAAACTATTTAATCGATTATTAATTAATCTTCACTCATTAAAATGTAGCTACGATACGGGTTGAAGACTCCAACACCTGCATAGCCCCAGTTAATTAATTTAGTTCCAGCAACAGGCGAAGCTACAGGTCCACTTTCTAAACCAGTGCGACCACCAACACCCTGTAGCCAGTTATGCATAAATTCACCACCTTTAAACGTAAACAATGCCATAGCAGGAGTACCACTAGTGCTATCTGCTGTCAGATCAAGGAATACACCATATTTCTGAGTTGGATATTCAACATCTAGTGCTCTATCTACTTTAAATGTTACAGTATTACCTGCAAATTCATAACTATTAAAAGTGGTACCTACCTTTACATAATCGTTTTCAGCCTGTGAGAACATGAATGTTCCAACAGTTTTCCACGACAAGATCCACTGTGACAGTGTATCCTGAATTTCCGTCCAAAGACGAGTATTACATATGAACGTAAACTTGTTTCCTGTAGGTTTTTCTGCTTTAGCAATCATTGCATAAATAGCAGTATTTAGAACTTTTGCTGTTAATTTAGAGAATACATATTTACCAGCAAAACGTTCTACTTGTGGGATTATCAATTGTGTTATCGTTAAAGAGTTTAGCTTTAACTTCTTATAGTTCTTTATTCCTATAAGTTCAGACTAGATCTTCATCTTTGCAGATGGTTTCTGTTCTTGGAATTATAATTACTCCCCAATTTTCATAATTTTATATTCCATTTCTGGAATAATATAAGGTCTAAGAAGAGAACTTAATTTTCGACCTTCTTTAGTCCTACATCTAAGGTATTGTCCAACCTTATTATTTAATTTATGATTTATTGGATAAAATTTTATATCAAATACATTATAAAAATAATCTATAATATTTTGTGTACTAAAAAGATCAGTAAAAGTATATAAAACAAAACTGTGACTTCTAATTTTTCCAGTTACTTTGTTTCTGTCAATACCATGACTACCGTCATCCATATATCACAAAGCAATTGCTTCTGGAGTAAGATATTTTAATATCTTATAATTAAAGACTTTAATATTATTTTTATAAAGTCACTGTCTAATAATTCTAAAATATCTATGTCCCTTAGATATTTTATATGTGTTTTTCTTTTTATTATAATAGACATTAATAGGTTTACAATGTAGTAATTCTTCTAATAATTTCTTCTTATAAAGAAGATATGTTAATTGAGAAGCTCCATGTTCAATCTCTAATGTGACCCCACTACGAGGGTTTAAATGTCCATCACCTAATACTAATCCAATTAGTAATGATTTTGTTCGCTTATCCATACTATGATGATATTTGCTTAATTATAATTCTAGTCGTTACACACGCCCGATATATAAAATATATCTGCTTGGCTCGGTATTCCCATCTCAGGGTTCACCGAATTAAGAAACTTATTCAAAATGTATTTCTACATTAGGCGGCATAAAGTTTACCGTCCCCACTAATAATCGGAATCCCTGTTTCGGGATCAAAAATCTTTGGTTTACCATTAGCATCCATGTTCGATTTACCCCACAATAGAGCATTACCACGAGCTAACATATAAGAATCCAAACAATCTTTTTCTGCAGGATTCATTTTGTAAACTGGATCACTTTCCTTGCCCTCACCAATAGTAATGAAGACATCTTCCATTGCTTTATACTTAGCACTAAAGTCTACATCAGCACGATGAGTTGAAATAAATGTACGATGCGTCTCAGTGTTACTCTGATATTTTACGTAACCTTCTTCGTGTAACTCAGGTTGATAGTTCGTTAAGAAACGAGTTTTCATACCAGGTTGACATGCGTCTAGATCAAGAACTGCATCATAATTTGAATCTTGTAATTTACCTACAATTTCCCAGTCTCTGTCTGATCTACGAATAGGACGAGATAAGAAAATTACCTGCTGACGAGAGCGCTCGATAATCATCACGTCATTACGTTGGTAGTAATTTTCAGGGAAATGGAAGATAATATCTGTACCTTGTGCACCATCTCCTTCAGGAGCAGTTAAGAAAGGAATTCTTTTAATGAATCCAACATTGATGTTCCATTCAACTACAAACGACGGCTGACTCTGGAAACGATTTTTCTTCTCTTTGTCAAGAGCGAAAATATTACCAAGGGATTCAGTAAGGTACGTGGCAGTGTATTCTTCATATAATGAAGATACAATGCCTAAACGAGCGGGTTTTTCACCCAAGAACTTGTAAAAGTCCTCATAAGTACGAGTAGACGACATCTGAGGACGTACTGTACTAAAACCAGAAATTCTCATATTTTTTATTTATATTGTATTTATTAAAGTAAACTCTTATAATAAGAGCTAATTGTTTTATCTTGATTAGGTTTATTATCTGGAGTTTTAGGTATTACAGTAGTAACAGACTGGTCTGATTTAGTAGTCTCTTTTTCCTTAGACTTAGACCGTTCCTTTAATTGTTCTTTTCAGTACTGTGTAACACCAGAAATTGCATCTTTTCCAAATAAACGATGCCAAGCTAGTTCAACCAGGACATCTGGATTATTTAAATCTTTAAAGAATTGCGACATTCCATCAGCATCAACATCCAAGATGTAAGAGAAAATTCTCTCTTTCTCGGCATCTTCAATTTCTAAGCTAGGAGCTTCATTATCACGATAATCTGTAGAAATTTCATTAAACTTTTCTAAGCTACTATGAATCGTGTTTTTAAAGTCATTAAATTGACGTTCACTTTCTAATTTAGCTTCCTCAGCTTGTTTATCTTCTTGTTCCTTATATTGTTTTTTAATGATATCAATTTTTTTCTTAAAAAGCTCATCATTCGACTTAGCAATCTCTAATTCTGATTGAAGATCATCGTCTGTCATATCAGGATACTTCTCTTTAAGATTAGCTAAATACAATTCATCTTCACTATAATCATCAATAGAATAATGTTTTTCTACAGGACCATTTTCTGAAATATACTCTTCTATCCCTTTCTTTTTATAATACTCTGCAACATCTTGCAGTGAAGCATTATTCCTACGTAAATAGTTAATAGTATTAATTTCATCTTCTGTTAACCCAGGAGCTGTAATTTCTTTTAAGATATTTAATTGTTCTTCTTGACTTAGTGAAGAAAATTCTACTTGTTCGGTCGTACCATCTTCATTCTCAAATGTTACAGTTCGACCATCCTCAAGTCCATAAGACTTTAGAAATGAAGTAAGGACATCTTCTGACTCCTGATTATCTGGCTCTGTGGAAGGTTCAGAATTATTAGGTTCAGTTGGTTCCTGGTTAGAATTATCTGGCTCTGTTATTGAGCTAGGTTCTTGTATATTTTGATCATCCTGATAAGATGAATCATTATTTACTGGGTCATTATCCAGTAAATAATTAAAGTGATTTAATTCAATTGCCATACACTTATTTTTCCTTATTAATTGATTAATATCTACTTACAGTAGACCTGCGCAAATATAATATATAAATTCTTTATTTCCAAATATTTTAAATAAAATTGTATATTATTTTAAATAATACAAGCACTTGGTATTCTTACTACCCCATTAGCGTCGATATGAATTGTCGTATTGCCTTTACCTATTGTCATGGAGCCATCTGAACTTAATTCAATTGTTCCAAATCTAGCATTGCCTGTAGAATCAAAATAATAGGTATCTGTACCTACATATACAAAATTAGTTGAATCATTTACAGTATATTTTAATCATGGAGTGCTATAAATGCCAGTAACCATTCTTCGAGGACCAAAAAGAAAGCCAGTTTGATCTAATTTTAAATTAGGAGTGGCTTCAGATTCTCCTGGTATTATAAAATTAAAGTTTTCAATGTTAGTATCAACTAGAGTACAATTAGTTAACGTTGAATTACTAATCTCTGAATTGGTAATATCAATGCTGGTTAATGTTGAATCTTTAATTTCTGCATTTGCAATTTTACTATTTACTAAATAAACATTACCCTCTGATGAAAATCCATATCCAGATAATTTTCCATAAACAGAATTAGTGATTCCTGTTATATCTCCAATTACATTCAACGACAGAGAAGGTTGATCCTCTACATTATCTGGAATTAATACAATTCCAGCTTCTATAGGAGCAGATGTTGTTATCTGCTCAGCTGCTTCAATACAAGAGGTATAATCTGTAGTACCTTCTTCATATAAGAAGTCACAATCAATGCCTGTTAATATAAGTCTCGCTGTTAAGTTAGAACAGCCAACTACCATACAATTAACTGTACCATTAGAACTTTGTGAAGTAAGTTTTAATCCAGCCTTTATAAAAGAATTTAATTCACATTCATAAGTAGTTCCCCTATAAGAAGGATCACTCATTGTGCCTATATTAAATCATCCATCATAAATATAAGTATCACAAAAATATTTAGTATTGTATGGTACTGTTGCAAAAATACTTCTGTCTTTAGGAGTAAAATCATATCTTTGATATGGAGATACACCATCAGTTTCAATAAAGTCATCCTCAGTTAAATCAGATCCCTTTGAAGAACTTGTTAATAAATTTGCATAGTATTCAATCCCCACAGATTGATCATTAACTATCGTATTCAAAAATCCATTTTCATAAGCATTAATAATTAATTCAATAATAGAAAATCCTCCAACATCAGAATTTTCATTATGATTAATTATCTCACCTTCTGAAGTCTCTGTTTCTGAATTAAATTTATCATATATTTTAGCACTAATTACATTGCCTCCATAAGAAATATATGTAGGTAAATTTAATAATTGAATATTACTAGAGGCTGTAGGATCTGAATTTGAATTGGTTTTATTTACAATTAATTCATCTGTTACAATTTTTTCTGCAACTATAGAGTTTATTGAAAGTTTACTATTATTTAGATCAAGAGTACTAGTTAAACTAGGACTAGTAATCTTAGAAATCGTAACATTATTAAATATTCAATTACCACTTATTGAAGCTTGAGAATTAACTAAAGGAAAATCACTTGAAGAGTAACCATTTAAATATTGAGCATTTAAATTACTAACTAATACATTAGAATTTATATAAAATGGAGGTTGAGATGATTCGGTAGTAATTGTAATAGGACTATTGAACTCTAGTGAATCAGTTATATTAATAGGAATTAATAGATAATTGTTACCCTCTGTCTTATAAAATGAACCAGAAGCAGTAATAATTAGATAATTATCTCCAGGATAATCTAATGATGATATATTATCATCATCTAGAAAAATGATTTGAGAAGAAGTTGTTAGAGTCTCATTTTCTTCTTCATTATTTGCAGAATCATTATTAAAGCTTAAAGGATAATATCTACTCCCAACATTAACATATACTCTTCCTGAAGTTTGTAATACTAAAGTATCTTTTTTACTACCTACTTTGGTACTATTAGATAAAGTTCCCATGAAGAACTATTTTATATTTAATTTGTTGATTTATTATCAATGATTTCATTTAGTTGTTCTACAAAATCTAATAAATTATCAGTAATTTGTCCAGCTTTATCTAGACGATCAATAATAGATTTTAGAAACGCACACTCAGAAGCTGAAAATTCAATTTCAACTGGTTTTGCTTTTGGTGACCAAGAAACCTTACCTTCTCCTGTAGTTAATTTAATAGCTTCAACTTCATCACTTGAAAAATCAATCTTTTTTCTTACATTTCTTTTTGAAATCATTTCTGTTACTGTACCCTGTTCAGGTAAACTCATTAAAAGCGTTAAACGCGTTGCTACATTTAGTTTCATATTAGTTCATATTTAAATTAAAAAATCTTTTGATGCAAAGATAATCATAAACTTATATAAAAACAAAAAATGCCGCATTTTATTGCGGCATTATCTAAATATTATAATCTATTTGCAATAAGTAAATACTTACTTCTACAATCATCACATAAAAATCTTTTAGCTATTTTAAACATCTTTTGTCCAACTTCTCCAAAGCCACCTTCGTTATTACGCATGGCTAACAATACACTAGGATCGATTCCTCTCTGTTGCATTAGAGGACCAAGTAATGATAATAATCCGTTGTTACCAGTAGTGTCTCCAAACACATAAGTTTTTTCTTCTGCCATATTTAAAAATACTAAATAATTAAACATTAATTTTTGTTGATCAACAGTACAAAATTAACTCTCACGTGCCCAGAAACATAACGTTACTAATAAAAACAAAAAATCCTCTTAAAGCCTTGACTCTAAGAGGATTCTAAGTATTACTATTTAGTACTTTGTTACTATTTCTTTTGTAACTTTTCTTTAATTTCATCCAAATCACGTTTCAACCAAAACAATTCTTTAAAACCTGGTTGTTTCAATCCTTTAGGAATCTTGCCTTCACGTACATAATTATCAAATGTAGCTCTACTGATTCCCAAGTAATTACAGGCTTGATACTTACTAAATTTCTCATTTTTATTTGTAACTCGATTTAAAGTATCAATTATTTCATGACATTCTTCAGCAGTCATGTTAGAATTACCCTGATCAATATCGTCAATAATCTTCAACAATAAGTTCTTAATTATATCTAACATCATTAACTAACTGTATTATATAATGCACAATTAATATAAACTTTAGTTGAAATCTTTTGAATACAATATATTTTTTGTTGAGAAGCTGTTCCTATAACTTGATCAATTTCATCAATAGCACAGCTTCCTGTTGGAAGTGTGACAATACAGTCTCCTTTTGTAACTACTATAGCATTTGAGTCTTCATCTGTTACAGCATTAGTAATAGTAATATTACTTGCGGTTGTATTTACATAAATACCAGGTTTACCTGGAGTATCAACTGTTTTTAAATTTTTAGAATAAATATTATCTAAATTTAATGAAATAGCACTTACTCCATTATAGTTGGTATTATTTTTATTTGCAGTAATTGTTAATGAAAATTCATTAGGAGAGTAAGTTGGAATATTGATTTGAGGAATTGTCTGACCTCATTGTCAGTTATTATTATCTAATATGACTTGAGATTGACCATCAGGCTTCTCTCTCTTTACTGAAAGAGATTTAATAGTATTAGTTATAGAACTAATTGTATTCGCTTGTTCTGTTTGTAGCTCAGCTATATCGGCTCCTTGACTTGAACTAAGATTTGTAATCTGTTGTTCAAGTTCCGTTTTCATTTGTGTACTACTAGTATTATAATCTGTGATTTTTAAATAAGGAGTTAAATCAATATCTGTTAAACCTAACAGCTCTCATTTTAATTCCCCATCTACCGAAACGTAAATTCACTCTTCGTACACATTTCTAGTTTCAACACCTGTTGATTCTTTAGGAACTAAATAAATAATATTTGTTTTTCCACTAGATGGCAACTCAGATACTACTTCAAAATGAAGATCTACTAGACTATTTAGTTTACTCTCAAGCTCAGAATCTTTAGCCGATAATGTATTATAATTATTATTAATGTTAGTCTGTAATTTAGTCTCTAAAGCTTCGAGATCTGAGTCTACATCGGAAATGTGTTGATTAATCTTTGAATCTAGTTCATTTTGTGTTTCAGTAATTTTAGTGTTTAAAGAAGTATTTACTTCATTGATAGCATTTCAAGTACCACCTGAAATTACTAGATTTTCACTATTCTGAGTAGGTGCCGTATCAGCATTTCTAATTTTATCAAGTACTACTGGCAGATCAACTAAAGCTTGAGTATAATCCTCTTTTGTACCTTCATATCCATTTTCTTGTGCAATTGTATAGGCATCTTTCCCTGGAGCTCCTACAGTTCCAGGGAAGATAACCCATTTTTTTTGTTCTGAATCGTAATGTTTTACACTCATTTTATTATTGTTTAATAAGCTTATACTTTCTGTATTTATTAACTGATTCATATTGGAGGGGGGTTCAAGTATATATCGCATTTATAGCTTGCACACTTCCACTAGAATCATTATTAACTTGGAATATTCCTCCATATGGGTAAGTTGGTCCGCCCATAAGTCCAGATATTGATGTATCTCCTATATTCATCTCATAACCTGATACATCTGCTCCACGACCATCTCCATCATGATATGCCATAGTTAACGATATATTATCTCGTACAGCTGCGTCAGCAAAAACAGTAAATGATCCATTTTGGGCATCATACGAACAAGTTAATGTAATTGTCGGATTTGATGGGATACCCTTCTGTCTAACTATAGTAGAAGCATATGTAATATGCTGCGAGCCATTTTTAACATACATATATGCCGTAGCACTTCTAGATGATGAACTAGTATTCGCTCCTACAGACACAACACCAGTTGAAGTATTAATACTAAAATTAGAATCTACCATACTAAACTCAGTATGATATCCTGGTGGAAGTCCGTGATTATCTTCAACTCTTGACCCATCATTATATACAATATCATATGTAACATCACTAACATAACTTACAGACCCTCCAGTATATGGAATATCATTATAACTATATATGTTAATCGCTACGTTTTCATAACTACTAACTGTTCTTGCTGCTTGAGTTACTGCAGAATTAGCATACCAATAATCGCCAGTACTAAATTCGGCTTTAACTGTTGCCGTTGCTGATCTAGTTGTACTTCCCGTATTAGCAGTAGCTGTTAAAGCTCCTGTAGTTGGATTAATAGTAAATCCTGTTCCAGTTACTGAATATGTTAGTGTGGCTCCTGTAGTAATTGTTTTTGATTCGTCACTTGTATAATATTCATAAAAGTCGTAGTCTAAGTTAGGAGATCTTGTTTCTCCAGAAACAGCAAAAGGTGTATCATTATTATAGGTTAATACCATATAAATTAAACTATAACTTTTAATACTATTAGCCTGTTGATAAACTGTTGCAGAAGCTGTACCTCATTGTCCATTACATTTATAAGAATAAGTTAAAGTTCCAACTACAGTTCGATCAGAAATAGTAGTGCCTTTACTTGGAGCTGTTATAGGATCAGAATAATTAGATTCATCTATAGTAGGATTAGTTACAGAATCAGGAGATCCTGAAGTTCAAGTAATAGGCTGAGTAATAGTCCCAACTACAGCTCCTTGAGATACAGTTCCTCCTTTCGCAGGGATATCTGCCACACCTAATACTTTACCAGTTGGAGTTCCATAGGTTTTGGTATTAGCACCGCCTATAATACTAATTGTAGAAGAAGCTTGTGTACCTCTATATATACCAGTGACATTAGTAGTATAAACAGGAGTTTCTGTAGTGCCTCTGTTTGGCACACTAACTGTTAATCCAGAAACAGTAAATCCAGTTGAATTACTTAAAGTAATACTGCAATTAGAAGTAGGATTAAATTCAGAGCCTGTTGAGCCAGAATCAAAAGTCTCAGTAACAAAAAATTTAACAGTATCTGATTCCCCAGATGGAGCTAATAATCTTGAGACTCCATTATTACTTGTTCACTTGATCACTACAACTCTTGAAGATACATTATTCGGATTTTGATATACATCTACACTACTAGTAGCTTCTAAATTATGACTACGTACTTTTGCAGTAGCAGTAGTAATCTTAGTAGTTGTAGTCTTCTCAGTAGTACCTAAGCTAGCAGCAGTTACTGCTCCTGTTGTAGTGTTAACATTAGTACCACTATAACTTCAAGTTCCTCCAGAGGAGATGATATTAGAGTCTGTAGATGTATAGGTTACTTTTTGAGTAAAGCTACTTGTTGGATTGACTGTTCCACCAGATGCAGGTATAGTAGCATAACTAATACTTACAACAGGTATAGCATATTCAGCTGTATTAGCTTGTTGTCACACGTCTATAGCTTTTATAGATGATTTGTTGTGTGAAGTAACTTTTGCATTTACTTCAGCAACAACTGTTCTTTCTTTCTCAGTAGTACCTAAGCTAGCAGCAGTTACTGCTCCTGTTGTAGTGTTAGTAGCATTTTCAAATGACCAATTACCATTAGTAACAATCGTCCCAACTCCTGAATCTACACCATTTCATCCATATGTTTGAGTAAAAGAATAAGTAGGAATTACAGAACCACCACTCGCTGGAATATCAGAATAAGTAATTGTAATTACTGGATTCGCATATGTATAATAACCAGCGGCTTGTGTTAAATTACAAGTTTGAATTTTAGATCCAGATGTAATAGTTATCTGCTTAACAATCGAAGACAAACTAGTATTATTAGGGGCAGTTATAGTTATTTGAGTAGGTCCTTTACCACTTGTACTAGAAGCTGACCATCCACTAGGTAACCCACTAAGTGCTCATCTTTGAAATCTCTTACAATCAATTGATAAGATCTTACTCTCTCCTTGAGCAACAAAAGTCAAGGAGGGAGTAATTTCTAAGAATGCCATTGATTGATTTTGGCTTATAAAAAAATTATTCATTTATATTTTAAAATTAAAAACCAAAAATTTTACTATACTTTAAACATTTTTTAAAAACCAATATTCCTAATAATAGAGTTACTGATAATATAGATACTTGATTAGTAGAATATAAGTTATTTCCTCTAGTTGAGGGTAAAGTTTGTATAGAAGTATATGTTATTTTAACAGGTTCTGGATGTTTTGGAAACGTTATTGTATCATCACCAGAATTTTGAATAACAGTACTTGATCCAGAAGCAGTCCATAGTAATATTTTCATAATTAAAATTTTATTAGTTATGCAGTAGCATTTGAGGTTACTGTAACTGTGGCTGTAAATGATCTCTCAGATCCACTATTTCTACTAGCCGTTATTGTACCATACGAATCAGCTGCACCACCATAAGTAGCAGAATACTCATCTGATGATAACGTTCTGGATTTAGAAGAACCTGAAGTAAATTTACTAATAGCCGTAACACTTAAATTTGGATAGGCAGAACCACCAGTATAGTCTATTCTTGAAGGCGTATAACTTAGAGATACACTCCCACTAGTACTAGTAATTGCATTTGCTGCCTGATAAACATACATTCACGCTGAAGCTGATTTACCGTTTGCTGATCAAGTTACTTGTTGACTCGCTACTGTAGTTTGATCAGATATAACAGTGCCTTTTGAGGATGCCGTTCCAGTTTTAGAACTTACATTAGGAGCTACTGCATTTGTTCCACTAGTAGCAGCAGTAACTGTTGTTTGTGAAGTTGAACCAGATGTATACTTATAAGTTCTTATAACAGCAGTTTTACTTCATGTTTGAGATCCATTTCCAGCTGTAGCAGTTGCTGACCCGCCTGATGCGGGAATAGTTTTATTAGAAACAGCACCTGCAGTAACATTCCCATATGTAGTTACTCCACCACTATCAGAAGAACTTACTTGTTTATTAGCTTCTTGAGTAAGAGTTATAGAATTTGATTTCAAACCTGCATAAGTTGATTGTATAGTTGCACTTCTAGCTTCTCCTACAGTAGTACCTCTACTAAATACTATTATACTTAATCCTGAAGCAATTGCTCAGCGTTGATTTGAAGTTACATTGCCATAAGTATCTCCAACTGCTAATTCTGATCCTGATGTATATCCTCTATATACTGTAGACTTATAAGATAAATTTGCACCTGCTGCACTTACAGAAGACACACCTGACAATACAAGTCTTTTATCGTATCATGTATTAGCCTGTTGATAAACTGTAGTTTGTCCTGTTCCAGATTTGCTATTTAAGGTTACTGTTGCCTTTAGCGCACTACCAACAGCAGTTCTAGCCTTTTCTGTAGTACCTAAAGAAGCTATATTACTAGCACCTCCACTTCATGTTACTGTACCTCCAGTTGTAAGTGCTGAAAGAGCAGAAGTAGATCCAGATGTGTAATTCTGTGTTCTAGACTGTGAATAGGTTACTGTTCCACTAGTTACAGAACCACCACTTGCAGGTACGTCTGCACAAGTTACAGATACCGAAGGAGTTCCATAAGTAATACTGGTTGCAGCATTAGCAGCTTGATAGACATCAACAGTTTTGCTTCCACTTTTACTGTTCATCGTAACAGTTGCAGTTAGAGTTCCTACTTTAGTGCGAGCTTTAACAGTAGTACCTAAAGAAGCTATATTACTAGCACCTCCACTTCATGTTACTGTACCTCCACTAGTTAAAGCACTTAATGGTAAAGTAGATCCAGATGTGTAATTCTGTGTTCTAGACTGTGAATAGGTTACTGTTCCAGAACTTATCGTTCCGCCAGCGGCTGCAATATCAGATACTGTTAAAGTAACTGATGGAGAACCATAACTAACAGAAGTAACTGCGTTAGCTTGCTGATTTACGGTTTGAGTACCATTAAGTGTTCCACTTACTGCAGTACTGCCCATTGAGGCAGGATGAGTAAATGTAAGAGTTAATGTTGAGGTGATTACACCAGAAGTTCTAGTATCTCCCGTTGTTGTAGTTCTATTAGCTCCAGTTACTGCTCCAGTACTTGTATTTAACGTAAACCCAGTTGTAGCAGGCATAGAGAAATTCCGTGAGTAGGTTAGAGTACCTCCATACTTATTTCCTGCAAAGCCCGATTCAGTGACTACTGAGCCACTAGAAAATGTAAGAATTCCTTTTCCATTACCACTAACATTTAATGTTCCACCAGAGGCTGGAATTGGTTGATTTGGATAATAGAAATGAACAGTAGATGCTGAGGTGTTATTAACTGCAGCTTCTAATTTAGTTACTTTATTTTCATTCTGAGTACAGGTTGATGTAAGTGTTGTAGTTGCTGTTTTGACGCCTTGACTATTATAATCTGAGGTGGGTGTCCAGGTCCCAGTTCCTACTCTCGTTATTAACGCTGAACTTCTAGCAGGTCCTACTTCCGTGCCTCTAGAAGTTGCAGAAATAACTCCACCATCTGTTATTGAGCTAAACCCATTTTTAACTGATTCTAAAGAATATTTTACTGAAAATGAATATGAACCATATGTTGTAGAAGGGGCAGTAGTAGAAGTGCTACCACTAGTAAAAGTATAAGTTACTGTTTGAGTACTAACAGTAGGATAACCATTTCCACCTGCTGCTGCAACATTAGCATATGATAAAGCTCCACCAGTAATAGCTAAATTAGTTACAAAATTCCCTTGTTGAGCTATAGTTGTATTAATAGTACCAGTTTTTCCATTAAGAGTATAAGTATAAGTTAATGTACCTACTACAGTAGAATTTTTAATTGTTGTGCCTAAACTAGGTGCTGTTACAGAGTTAAAAGTCCCGCCTGTTGGCGTACTAACAGTATACACGTCTGTAGCTCCTGACGTAAATGTTCTAGTTTGAGATACTGTTCCACCAACTGTACCTGAGTTAATTGTTCCACCAGAGGCTGGGATTGCAGCAGCAGTTAAAGTCCCGCCTGTTGGCGTACTAACAGAAGTAACTGCGTTAGCTTGTCTACCAAAATTTAAATCTTCTCGTGTTATTCCATTATAGGTAACATAAACTATATTTGTATATGTGTTATCTGTAATAGTAGTACCTGCACTTGAAATCGTCATTGTGTGATTAGTACTATCTCAAGTTCCAGTTCCATTAGATGTATAAGAGTATGTACAGTCATCTGTTACATCTACTGCAACAGTTTCCTCATCATTAAACTTATAATTTGCCATAACTTTAACTGTACAAACACCACCATTTGCTTTCACTCAAGCTCCACTATTAGCACCTGTACCACTTGTTGGCATATTTGAAGAATTACTAATTAGAGATAAACTTGAGAGTACTGCCGTTTCAGTTTCTGTTGTTGGACCAAAATCAATTCAACCAGATGAACTAGAATCACTTCATAATATATTTGCTCTATCATAAACTTCTCGAGTTCTGGTTGTTCCATCATATACTCATTCACCTGTACTAGTATCTATATATGTTGCTATTTGATATTTATAACCTTCTCAATCTTTTAAACTAGTAGAAGTATCATTATCTAGAGTAACATTAACTCCTCGAAATCAAAGACTAGCTGTACTACTATTAGTGGAGCCATTATTATCGAATCTTACTCTAACTGGATTTACTCATGTACTTGGAGATGTAAAAATATATCTAAAGAACTGTCATCTAGCATTAACAGGAAAAGTAACAGTATTTAGACCTTCTCCTCGATAATTATCTGGAAGTACAAAAACGTCTGCATTTTGTAAATTACTAGAACATTTAGCTCAAAAAGATACTTGATAATTAGTACCAGCAGGCATGTTAAAGTAGCTCGAATAGCGATAATTTTCTGTAGATGCCGAGTTTTCTAATACTTGTATGCCAGATTTCATATCACCACCTAAAGGTCATCCTATCTTAGTTAATGTAGATGGTAGCCTGCAATTAGGTTGAAAATGATAAGTATCCCTTGGTCGATTATGTAGATCTAATAAAGAAGAAGTTTCATATACATCAGGTAATTTAGTATTTAGTTCATGAGAATCATAACTTGGGATTCAGGCCATATAATAAGTATCATTCTCTGTACATTCTGTAATTCTTATGTTTCTAATATAAAATGTAGAATGAGCATTTGATTGTACATAAAAAACCATATTTCCAGATGCACTTGGTTTGGCAACACATCAACAATTCTTTCAAACTTGTGACGTTAACGTTAAGTCATATCCATAGGTTGTGGGAGATAATTCTAAAAATGGACTCCTAATTGCTGTAATTGCACTATCTGTTCAAATTTGAAAAGATACATTATAAATAGATCCTGCTTTTACTAACCTATTATCATAATAACCTATTGAATTAGAAACATTATAATATATTCCTCAAACACCAGCACCTGTACTTGTAACTTTTAATTCAGGATAAGAAGTATTTCCAGATAACTGATAGTTAATTGTAACAATATCACTTGATTTTAAATGATTAGAATAACTAACCCCTCCAGAATTTGGTAATAGATTTCCTCCAATATCCTCTACTACAAAAACTCTTATATTAGTAAAGGACATAGCATTACCTTTAGTATCTCCTACTATTCCATTATATATCAATAGATCTGGATAGCTAAGACTTGGAATATCTAATGTTACAGGTCCAGGATCGCTAGTAATATTTCATACAGCTCCAGCATTACCAGTATCATAATTATATTCTCTTATTGTAAATCCTTTTTGGTCTCCAGTAATATACTGAAAATTGTCTATAGTAACTTTATAATGTTTACCTACTACTAAGTCTTGTGCCAATGCTCTATTATCAAACTCATGATTAGAACTATTCGTATTCATTGTTAAAGAAGGTGTATACACTATTAGTCCTACTCCACTACCATTAAGTCCATATGCTGATTTTAAATCCATAGCTATAATTATTTATTTAAGTCAGATATATTAAACTGAAGTTCAGCTGTTTGGAAGACTACCTTTATTATATCTTTTGTTATATATATATATTCACAAACATTAGTCAAATCTCTATTTACTTGAGTATCATCATAAAAAATATAATTTCCAGTTATAATAACTGTTTTTCTGTCACCGTTTGAATCTATTCAGGTAGGACCGTTATTAACTAAGTTTGTTCTGTATTTATCAACATATGTTGTTGAAGCTACTAACTCTTTTAAGTCAGCAGTCTCTGTTGATCAACCTCCAGATTTAGTAATATCATAATATATATAACTAATAGACCTTGTTCTATTTATATTATCATACTTTCAGTCGCCATATTCAATTTTGCCATATTCTGTTTCTGAAGTGTGTTCAACTTTTGTTTCATCAGGATAAGTATATTTAATAGTTACCTCTCTAGTGCGACTAATATTACCACCTTCATACTTTCAGTCGCCATATTCAATTTCAGTCTCAGCTAATTCTTCTTGAGAATCAATATCTAATCCTCCATCATCAAAGAAAGCCATAATTGATCTTGATCGAGTGATATCATTATATTCTCAATTACTGTAACTAGTTGTTAGTAATGAATTACCAGTAGCTCCACCACTATCAATTGTGATCCAAGGATCTAGAGCACCATCGCTATATAAATAACGTAATTGCGTACTACTAGAATGATTAGAAAGAGTTGATATAGGGTATCTATAACCAATTCAAGCAGCTAAATGCTTAAAAGAATCTACAGGACCTTTAACAATCATCACAGCTTGGATATATGCAGTAGTTGCATCAGATGCATTATTAACACCATAATATATATATGGTCTTATATAGTTAGTTTCGCTATCAGGAATTCACGTAGCATATCCTCATTTTCAAGACCCTCCTGGTCAATGTTGTGACCAGTCTATATAAGTAGCGGAACCGTCATTAGTAGTCCCATTTTTACTAAATCATGCATGAATAGGTATATTATTAGAATTGTTAAGATTAACTTCACCTTCTGTATACATTAAACACATTGTAGTATATGTTTCTCCAGGAGTAATTTGAATTCATCCATTATAAGCTATTCCTACTCCCAATATAGTTTGTATACTAGGAAAACCCATATAAGACTTTTCTATATCAGATACTAAACTACTAGTTCCGCCATTAGCAGATCAACCACTAGGTCAACTGGTGCCAACATATCCAAAAGAGCCATCTAATACATTATTCCCATTAAAGAATCTAAGATGTCTTATATGCTGCTGAGCTAGTAAAAAATTAGTAAGTTCTAATGGAGAAGCAACCTGACATACTCCATTAATGTCATCTTCAGATAAACCTGTCCATTCCTGTGAATTAGCGCTATACCCTGGAGCAGAGTCTAGATATTGTTTATTAATACTAATCTTAATATTTTTAATTCAACAATCCACTAAACCATTTACATAGAAAAGTATAGCTGATCCACTAGTACCTGTTGCGTATAGTCTAACTCATTTATTTATTCTATCCTTAGCTGTTGATAACTCTAAATCCTGTTCGATGACACTGCCATTAATATAACTATTAAATGGAGAAATAAATACAGTATCTGATTCTACATATGCGTCTCATGATACTGTAATAGGAGTGTTCTGATACTTTGAAGTGCTCATACCACAATTACCTCCCATTTTTTTAATATGAAATGTTGGAAATCCAAATTTAGTTGTGTCGTATTCAACAGCGCCATCTACTGACAAGTTAAATTGGTTTAAATCAGCAATAGATATAGGAGTTGTTCCATATATATTATTATAACCAATAGCAGAACATGTGTTAAGAACATCCGTTAAACTAAATCCTCTTCCAACTTCTACATCAACATCTCCCTCTATAACTTTATATCAATAACAAGTGGAGTTTTGCTCCTCTGGAGCTGAAGATAATCCAGGAAAGTTATAACATCCTACACCATTTATAGCACTAGTGTTACTTGATGTAGTAAATGTAGACCTTACAACAGTTGGCTCAGTACTATAACAATATGTAGGATGTTGTCACTCTCACTCTCCTGTAGTCTTAGATCCATACACATAATGTACAAAATATCTATTCGCATCTCTTAAAGCTTGAGAAGATTTTGCACACAAGTATACGGTATAAGTAGTATTTGGTTTTAAATTACTAATACCAGTGGTAAAATACGCATAACTAGAAGCTGTTGTTGGCAACATATTATTAACTATCACATTCAAATTTGCCATGTTATTAGTTTTTTTGATAGTTATTTAATGTGAACCAAGGTTTCTAATTTCTCTACCTTTTTTAATAAACCTTGAATCTGTAAATGTAATAATGCAATATTATTTACCCCTTTTATATCATCCTCATTTGTATATACTAATTCTGGCATTAGTTCTTCTAATTCCTGAGCAATAGGACTATATCCCCTAACTCCACTAACTTTATAATTAAATGATTTGTTTAAACTAATAGCTTGCAAAGCTCTAATAATAGTTTCTTCAGGAATACTTGTAATATTAGTTTTTAATCTAATATCAGAAGTACTAAAGTTAACAGCAGTATATGTCTTAGTTGGATCAAGAGAAGTTGCCATTGTGGCGGAATCTGCATTTCCTGTTAGGTGACCAATAAAGTTATCAGCAGTGATATTAATATTAGATGCATTAGAAGTAATCTTCATTGCCTTTCTTCCTTGTATACCTAATAAGATAGTTTCATTTGCTTCTTGTTGTAACCTCCAAATACTGTTTCCATCTCCACTACCTAATCTAAAACATAAAATAGATGGATCATTACTATCTGATATAATACCTGTAGTATTAAAAGTAGTAGAACTCTTTTGCCCAAACATTGGAACTCCAGAGAACACTTTATATCCAGATATTATTTGAGTAGATGTTAAATCTACATAATTATCTAATGTACTTGGCGCCACATAATTTACTCCAGACATGAAGTTTTGAGAATGATAGATGACGGCATCCGCAGAGTCGTCAGTACTATCAGGTCTAAAGAGTAACGATTTTACATTACCAGATAATATATTTGTAAATAGTAAACTAGTATAATTAGCACTACCAGTATTTTGAAATTGTATTTGTGGATGCGCAGGTGCAGCCACACCTAAATAACCAGTGCCTTTAATAGAATAACTCGATGTTAATTCACCTGATAACCTACCACCAGTTAGTGGTAGATAGCTACCTAACGATGTAGTTAAACTAGAAGGAGTAACATAATCTGTACCTGCGACAAAATTTAGTGAATGGAGAATAACGCCTGATTGACCTCCAGAAGTTGGGACATATATTAATTTTTTATTTTCTGGATTACTTGCTAAAACTTGAAGTACTGACATATTGCTATTTTCATCTGTAAAGAAAATAGAACCTCCTTCTGTAATATGTAATACAGGCGTTTCAACACCCTCAGCTACAGTTACTGCACCAGTTACATCACCACCAGTTAACGGTAGATAACTATGAGTATGACTTGTAATATTACCAGTTAAAACCGCTTCAACAGATTCTTTAGTAAGTTGAAATATACTACCTAGATATTCCCATACTGTACCATTTCAAACAAATTCTGAACTATCTGGATAAGTATTATTTGAACTAACTACAGTCCATACATCTCCAATTTTGTTATCAGTTTGTGGTAACTCATCATAAGTTTGTTTAGTACCTTTATATTTTAGAATGCCTGACAACAAGTTGTCAACTTCTTCTTTAGTATAAATTTGAGATAAATGATATTTAAGTTTACCAAATGCCCCAACAATACTATCAGTAGCAACTATTTCTTGAACTGATTCAGCTGTAGTCAATCCTGTTAATAACTTGTTATTAACAACTTGGTCTGTTAAATTTGCGGTAGTATAGATCACATTACCATTAGCTGTAACAGATTCTCCAATTATGTTAGTTGAATGAGTAGGCAGTCCGATCTTTGTAGTTGTATCATCAATACTTAATCAAGCATCAGATTTATCTCCAGTATCAGTAGTATAATAAATATTATTAGTTTGAATACCTGGTACTTTAATATCTCCAATTATCTCTCCTCCTGTCAGAAGTAAATAATTACTTAAATCAGTTGTTAATTTGCTAGGAGTTACATAGTCTTCATCAGCAACAAATGAATTCTCATCATATATTTTATACTTTGAATAACCTGTTTCTCTACATAATGCTACTTGAGATCTAATAATAGTAGGTCTAGCTACATCAGCAATATTTAACGTTCCAGAATAAGAAACAACATTATAAGACTTACTTGCAGTAGTATCTAGCACAGTTATACTAGCTGCATCACTATTACTAGTGTATGATAAATTAACATTTCCTGTTAAAGTGCCGCCGCTTAGTGGTAGATAATTTGCTATTTGAGTTGTAAAATATAATGGGGTGATATAGTCTGTATCCGCTTTAAAATTATAAGCATGATACATTTTGTATTGCGAACCGTCATTTAGTTTTACATACACTTCTCCAATTTCTTCTCCTGACGACAAAAGAAAACTATAGTTATTACTAGTTCCTCTACTAGTAGGAGATATAAATGACAAATTGTTTTTTTCTGGCTCTAACTTAACTAAATCGAGTGCTTGATTTCTAATATTTTGCCCCCCAAGGTCTATAGAACCTACCATCATCCCGCCAACCAAAGGTAAATAATTAAGAAGCTGAGAACCTAAGTTGCTAGGAGACACATAGTCAGTATCCGCAATAAAATTACCTCTATCTAAAATTTCGTAACTTGTAGAACCGCTATTTCTAGAAAGAGTTTCTTTAGTATATAATATTGTTGAACTATTAGTATTTCCAATATTAATAGTTATAATATCATCAGATAAAACTCCAATAAGATTACCACCTATGGAGTCTTTTAATGAAAATGATGGAGATAGATAGATATCTCCAGAACTTAATGTTAATGATCCGCTTAAGGTACCACCAGTTAGTGGTAGATAAGCAGTATTAAGTTTATTAATTAATTCTTCTTCCGTCCCAGTATATCCTGCAGTATTTGCTAAAGCAAATAAACTAATTTCAGAAACTGAAGAATCTATATTGTCAATTAAGGATTTTAATTGTTTTCCTTGATTAGCACTTAAAGCATGGATAGTAGAATCACTAGTTAATAAATCATCTACAATTACACTATACGACTTACTATTAAATAGTAACTCACCTGTATCTGAAGCAAAGTATAATTTATCAACATAACTATCAGCTTGATAGGCTTCTCTTTTGCCTTCATAGAATCCTACAAAACCGACTCCAAGTGCTTTAATTTCTTTAATTGTTCCCATATTATGCTGTTACTTTTACAACGGTTAATGCTTGTTTAATATTCTCTACTTCAGTACGTAAACTTTCTACCTCGGATAAGTATGCTACCTTTTCATCACCACTTGATAAATTAATAACTGGACGTATAGAGGTCTGAAATTGTAAAGGTATACTATTACTACCAACAGTTAGATTATTACTAGCATCTATATGAATCATACTAATTACAGAATCATTTGCTAGTGTTCCAAATAATGAACTATTGTGAGCTAATTTTATGTTGTTACTATTGTAATAGTCAACTTTATTTGATAACATTTCATTTGTCTGGTCTTTAGTATAGTAATCATCAATGTTAATACTAACACTATTAGTTCCCAAAACCTCTCAATGAAATTCTCCAGAAGACGGACTTTCAATTACTGTGTATTCCGTATATCCATTATTTTCTGATGGATTTTCTTCAGGAATAAGATATAAAGTTCCTATAAGTTTTCTGATTTCAGAATCACTTAAGCTTTTTAAATCTGGAAGCTGATTTTCATTCTGAAGAAATACTAATTTAACACTTGTAGAATTAATACCAATAGTGGCAAAAGCCTTCTCAAAATCTAATTTTGATAAAGCGTCAATTCCAGCATCTTCAGTAGTAAGTAAATAAGATTCATATAAGAAATCTTTCGCAGAATAGTGATCCATAGCATCATCACATGGATCATATCAAATTTGAGTAGTATCAACTGGAGTATAACAACCAATAAATACATTTTGATCTCCTGGATCACCTTTTTCACCTTGTGGAATGCCAAACTTTAAATTAGCATCACTAATACTCGGATTTAAATCTGTTACAAAAGGCTGAGCGTCAGGCGATAGTTTATCAACTTGTTCAACCACTGTAACAGTAGCAGGCTTGCCCTTAGGTACTTTTAAATCTAAAGCTCATTCTCTAGGAGCATTTGTTTTATCAATACTTATCTGAGGTAATTGGTCATATTCAACAGTTTCAATAGTGCCAGCAACAAAGCGAGGTAATACAGAACCAACTGAAATAATTCTTCGGCCAGATGTCATAGTAATCTCTAAAGCTCCTTCTTTATCAGTAATATTAACTTCAGCAATACTATCACCTCTTAAATCACTTAAATAGCATAATGTTGTCCACTCACTAATTGGAATTCCATCATATCCTCAAAGAATCCGATCATCATATTGATTATCAGGATCTCCTCAAGAAACTTGTAGTTTGGGGCTTTTGCCAGGAACTCCTTGAGGTCCAATAGCTTTTCCGACTAGTTCCCAAGATTCTCCTTTATTATAAGATACTTCCCAAAAAGTATCCTGTACACGCATGACAGGAGTTATACCGTCTTCACCTCTTTTACCTGGATCTCCTTTATCTCCTTTAAGCCCCTGAGCTCCTACAACATTTCCTAGTGTAGTTCATTGACGGCCATCATAAGATACTTGCAAAAAATTATTTTGCATACGTAGTAAAGGTGTAATACCATTTTTACCTGGAAGGCCCTGATTACCTTGATCTCCTTTATCTCCTTTTACTGTTCCAATTGTACTTCAGTGCTGTCCTTCATCATAAGATACTTGCAATACTCCATTAGCACCAGATTTTAATATAGGAGTATTACCTTGAAGTCCTCGTTCACCCCGCTGTCCTTGATCTCCTTTATCTCCTTTAAGCCCCTGAGCTAAAACCTTTTGGCCATCTGAAGCTAGTAGTCATTGGCCATTTAAAGTCCAGTAATATAAACCATTAGTATCTTTTTTTGCACTAATAACTGGAGTATTACCATCTTTGCCATCTTTTCCTGGAGTCCCTTGTGGACCTCTGATATTCATAGTACCAGGATTACTAGGATTAGACACTAAAGATCAAGTCAGATTACCTGTAGATGCTTCATAAGAAGGTTCTCATACCGATCCTTCTGGGCCTTCGATACCTGCTAAAACAAATGTTCAATATTCATTTGGCTGAATTCCTGTAATTTCACCTTCTGGATTTTTAATTAAAACAGGTTCTGTTGTTGCACTAGATAAATGACTCTTTGAGCATGAGAGTAAGGCTCCTTTATAGGCAACAAAATCAACAATATATTCGTCATTAAAATAATTAGTTTCATCTTTTCATTCACCAGACATTTTAAAAGAAGTTCCTTTGTAATATTGTCTAGAATTAAAAATCCCACATTTGTTTGACGAATTTGTGTTACCTAGAGGAAGTATATTTTTTTTAGATCCCATTATAATATTCTATTAATTTGATTATGTCTTTACTAGGTAAATTACCATGTTCAATTAAATTAATAACATGGATAAGATTAGTCATTTTATCTAAATTTTTATTATTAAATGAGTACCCAATACTAACATTTAATAATTCTGTTGTAAACAGTTTATACAAATGGTCATATAAATTATCCACAGCCACATCCATTATAATTAGTATTTAATTCATCTGCACATATATTTTCACATGTAGATAAATTATCTATAATTCTCTGAGCCTCTGCATAATTCTGGTTACAAATTAGATAATTTAGCGTATATATTGCACATAGTAAGAAATCACATCTCTCCTTTAGCATTTGGTCAATACTACATTTTTCAAATGAACATAATCTTGCATTGTTTAATAACATACGCTTTTGCAAAGATATTAAACATTTTTGCAGTTTACAAATACTAAATAGCTTTTGTTCAGCAAAAAACGTTTGTGATCCCTTATTATCAGTAGTAATATAATCTAATATATCTATATTTCCAGTTTCATTATTTATATATGACGAATATGTTGAAACTGTTGATACACTAATTGCCTCATTTACATTGTATTCAGCTTTTCCATTAATTGGACCCAAATATATCTTATCATTGTAATAAAATACTTCATTACTGATATTATAATAACCTGATTTATTACTAATTTCTAACTGTTCTAGCTTTGGTATTAAAAACTTATTATAAGAATATATCCCGTCTCTATCTAATTGGTAGATAGTACTATCACGTAAATAATAGTCTCGATTGCTAGTAAATTCAGATATTTTAATTGAATTCAATAATGGTTTAGTATCTTCATTATATATTAGAAGTTCAAGTGTAACATAATTTAATAAACTATTACCCAGGTCACTATAATTAGTGTTATCAATAATAGTTAAGTTACAATTATTATCTTGAATAAGTTCTATAATTAAGTTTTTATCCATTATACTACTTGTTTAATTTTATCATTATACGGATTGCTATCAAATACTTCAGCAATTTGTGCTTGTACTTGTTGCTGTTTAGCATCAATTAACTTATCGTTATATTCTTTCTGATTTTGTACTTTTTCTTTCTCAATTATCAATTTTTGTTGTTCTAATAATAATTTAGACTGATTATTATGTTGTAATTGATTTTGTACTTCAGTAAGTTGATTTTGTAAGTCTTGATTTTGTTTTTGTAGCTCTTGTGTAGTTTGTTGATATTGTTGAAGTTGTTGTTGCATCTGACTGATAGTATTGTTTTCATTTTTCTTAATACTCATTGCTTTATCAACATAACGTTTTAATTCAGTCATACTATTAGCAACAGCAATATTAACTGCCATTTCTGGGTCAGACATGCCAGCTTTGATAAGCTCGATATTTAAAGCTTTAACTGTTTCCATATCTTTAAATGATTTTGAACTGTCTTCAATATGAATATCAAAATCAGTAACTGTGTAATGTTCTGGTAAAGCTGAAAATATTTTGGCATACTTATTACCTAAAATAATAGTTCCTTGTAGCCCATTTGGAAACACAAGTTTAGCTAAATTTAACATATCATAATTTGCTTCCTTGTACATAATGTCCATTGCCTCAAAGTATTGCTTAGTCAACAATCCCGACATTTTAACTCCTAACTGAACATTTGATACAGCATCCCTTTGTTCATATTGAGCTAGCCTTTCTGGTAATACTCCAGTAATTGATGATGCTTGCATCTCTACAGCCTGTATAGCCAATTGAATTGCTTGAATACTTTGAGCTTTTACAGTATCATCATATCCATTGAACATAGTATTAGTAATTTCAGCTCCTTCTTGAGAAGAATCTAAAATACCTAAACCTTGTTTTTTATAAGCTTGCCATTTTTGTAAACGATCTGCAAGTTCCTCCCCTAATACAGCAGGAATTAAAGGTAAATCAACCCAATCACCAACAGTCCCACTAGAAGCAATTAAATTATCCCGATAAAAGATTAATAAGTCGTATTTCATTTTATATTCAATGTAGGTCGTTAATCTACATCCGTCTTTCGACTGCTGCATGTCACCATGCAGATTAGACTATATCATACAAATTTGATTTAAAACTAATTCAAATTCGTCCCCGCACTTCCACTCACTTGAGTGTACTCCCTTTCAGGATAGTCGTTGAACCTTCTCTTTCGAGCTTGGCTGCTGATTGTCTTAAACTTACTATTATTCAGTTTAAGAGTTTCCAGCAATTCACGGGGTTTAGACAGGACTCATACCACTTAATCCTGTAGATCCATAGTATTAATAATCAGCGAATAAGGATCTCCATTTTTATCTAAGAAAAACATTCCATTTACTGAAAGTCTACACCTACTTGGATAATCAACACTTCTAACAATATATTTAGATACTCCTCTAGTAATATAAATTTCATCACCAATTTTAATACCTTCATGCCGATCAAGTTTTCCTGTTTTATAGTCAACTTCGATTCATTCAACCTCATAAACAGGAATTAAATTTGTCTTAATCGGTTCGATAGAATTGTAATCTCCAGGCCAACCTGGATGCGCTTCTAACCCACCTAATATGCCAGTATGTAAATTTGTTCTCACATTACCAACAGATTCTTTAGGGCCTGTATATCTAATAATATATGTTGGAGAACTAGAATCCGTAGAAGCTTTAATGTCTTTTAATTTTTTAACTGCTTCAGCGGTTAATTCTGACCTAAATTCATTTAGTATATTTTCTTTAGTCATTCATCTACGAATAACAGCTCTTCTAGAATCAGCTAAATATGATGAATTTGGATTTCTTTCAACAAAAGTATCTAATGGATTTAGAATTTCTAGATTAATACTAGAGTTATTCTCAGTAGGCTTTACACGATAATAGCACGTACCACTAACTAATAAATCTGTTAGCAATTCGTGCATTTTCCTTTTTAAATCTATATTTCTAGATTGTCTAATATACTCTAATATATTTTGTGCAGCAATTTCATATTCAGAAACAAAAGACTGATCAATAGCTTCTTGAACTCTTTTAATTTCATTTTCTATAAATGGATCTGTAACAACTTCTTTATTGTTTAATATAGCTGCTATAATATTATTTCTAAGATATGATTCTAAATACTGATATACAGCTTCATTAATTTTCAGTTGCTTTTCTCTTAAAATATTTGATACTGTTGCTGTATCCTTACATGACACTTTTAAATCCTGATTCAGTCCTAGATATTCTCCAATAAGAACATCAATATGTTTCTTAATTAGAGGAGTAAAATTTATTGACGTTGGTGTTCCAATGCCATAGTTTAACTCTAAATGTTTAAACTGATCAGCGTCTCTATGTGCATGATAATAATTATATGCTTTTCTTATAGCAATCTTATCATAAACTAAAGCTCCTATAGTTTCGTTTATTTTACTGACTTCTTTCTCTATTACCATAATCAAATATTATATATTGATTTCCAATACCAGGAGTAGTTTGAATACCTTTAAAATATTTAGTTTTTTGTAGTTGCCTACTTTGAAACTCTTTTTCTAAATATTTTAAAAACCCATCTTCAGTACCCTGATATGCAATACTTAGAGGTGCTCTTCATTGATTTAAATCTAATAATAGATTATATTCATCACCATCTATTTCTAAGGTTAAATCTGAGACGTACTCAACACACATGGTTTTTCTGATCAGTTCCTCTATTTTATCAATTATATCCATTACTTTTTGGAATTACACCATACTGTTTATAACCTTTTTCATCTATATATCAACCTATATCCTTTCATTGATTTTTTGTTTCATTTTGTATTTTAGGAGTCAGACCCATTAGTTCTTCATCAGCAAGTTCTGTCATTCCCATACTTGCAACAATATCAAATTTCCTCTTATTCTCATAAGAATATTTTAATAATTGTTCAAGCATTGGGTCTATATCCATAGAATAACAATAGTCATTTACGAAATTATTGATTAATTCCAGGCTATGTTTGATAACATATTCTGTTGCAGGAACACCAATCATTTGAGAATTACCTCGTTTAATATCTCCTAATGTTGATTTAGGTCGCCGCATAAAAAGATTATCTTTTTTCTTTTCCTTGAAATAAGTTAAAATACTAATTTTAGTATGTTCTAGTAAAGCCTTACAATTATATAATACTAATAATTTCATAGCAGTATCATAAGCTTCTCTAATGTCTCTAGGTCGATCTTTATATATAGCAACATATTTAGGTTCTTGTAAGCCAAAAGCTCTTTTCTTAATTAAGATGCAAAAATCTGATACATCTCTGTCTGTTGCAGAATCACCTGTACCTTGATCAATAGAGTCAATGCCAGCTATATATAAATTTTTATAAATACTTCCAGAAGAGTCTTTCTGCGGCTCTTCGTAAATTCATACATTTCCTAGATTATTTTCTTTGATTTTAACTTTATTTAATGAGTTATCATCCTCAGATCTATCTCAAAGTAAAAAACATTTTTTAGGCTGTAGTCCTTCTTTTAAAATACGTATTTGTGTAAGACGATCTGCAATAGCAACCGAATCAAATATGTTTTCACCCTGTTTAAATAAAGCTTCATTAGGCGTAAAACAGTGTTCAGCACAATAATCAAGTAGATCCTGACCTTGCATCTTAGATCGTTGTTTTTCATAAAACTTTTTAAATTCTACAGAATTTGTGACACCTCTATGATCTAGATATTTTTTCTGTAGACTAAATTTATGTGCAGGAATGAAAAATCCTGTATATTGTGGTTTACCGTCTTCTGTATCAATATTTTTATAAGGCAAGACTCCATAAGCTTCTGGATCAGAGAACATTCTTGATAATCCTTCTAGTGCAGGTCCACTATCACCCATTGTTGTTATCTCATAGGCTTTTTATCCTATGATTCTATATTTTGAATTAAACATAGATCAGCGTACATTTTCATCCGTTCTGGATGTCGAACACTCTTGGGAAGATTATATTTATTCACTTCCTACGCGTTACGGTGCTAACTAGCCTTTCGCAATCTAGTTAGTTACCTCGGTATTGGCGTCTCAGCGTTTACCGATTTTGCTCGATTTTCTTCGAGAGGATTCCTCCTCAAGCTGGCAAAACAATTTATAAATATTATATTTTCTAGTTAAATATATCGTTGCATTGTTATATAATAGATGTGCAACTTTTCTAGCACTTAAACTTGAAAACTTAATTTCAAAAGCTTTGTTTTCGTAATTTTTTGTAGACTTATTTCTTATATATCCTTTAATATTTAAAACTTCTTGTAATGTTTTTAAAAAGGATTCTGTTCCTAAAATAGATAGTTCAGGCTTACTTGAGTTTTTTGTAGTATATATTCCTAAGCTGCCATCACCATCTACATATCCACGAATAAAATCGTAAACTAAAACTTTTTTGGTAAAAATAGATAAATTCGGAAATTGTAAAATCAAACTTTTGCATGGAATACATCCTTTACTATTTAATTGATTTCATATATTTTTATTACGTACTGAAAACCGACATATATCCGTACCTAATCCTTTATTAGTCTCAAGTCTTATATCACCATCATATTTTAAAAAATTTTTAAATTTAATCATATGATCCAAATCTTTTAAAGCAAGATTGAGTTCTAATCGATTTCCTATCGAACTAATATTTCCATCAGCATATAAAAATCCTAATCAGTATGCCTTTTCTTCTGTATCAATAATATTAAATATATTTTCGTCAACCTGACATCGATTCTGTTGATTTATAATTTCTATATTTCTCTCCTTTAAATGTTTAGCTAAAGTTTGTCGTTTAATGCCGTACTTTCTTCCTAGTTTTGTTAAACTTCTTACTATTTCTGGAGTATTTAAATACTCATTAATTGCAACATTTATAATATTTTGTTTACGTTCTATTTTCATTGTAACTTAATTCAATAAAAATTACTTGTTATGTGATATTTTTAAATTGTTTGATAGTGTTTACCAGTACCTCCAGCAACTCGAATCGCGAACTTCTTACCTCCTAATTCTACAAGCGCATTTCCCTTAATTCAGCTTGATATTAAGTATTTATTAGACCCAGCTTCTTCAAAAATTAACCTATCAACACGATCACCTCTGATTTTATCAGAAGTATCAGCAACAATCCCCTCAATCTCCGCCATTCTACCGAATTCAACTCCGTCTTTTGTGACTCGAGATGCACGTTTTTGTTTGATATTATCAATTTTCTGTCTTAAACGTTTCATACCACCATTAGTATTTCTATTAAGCCAGTTTAATTGTCACCAACATTTATCAAGTAGAGGATCTAATTTGAGATCAGAGAATGCAGTATATAAACAACGAAAGTTTCTAGTTGTGATATATGGACGAACTCCAAGTACAGCCATCATCTCACTAAAACCCAGACCTCTGGCTTTCAACAAGATAGCATCTTTTTTAAGAACTTCGCATAATTCTATATAGTGGAAAAACTCATACTGTTTAGCATGAAACGATGGAAATGCTTCAAGACGACCAGAACCTGCAGCCATATCTTCAGGTACTGTTCTCATTCTATAAAAGTTCAGGAAGAAATAATGATCTCCTGTTACTCTATATTTACCAACTGTATATCCTTCAACACAACGCTTAAGCTGTTCTCTTCAAAAATCAGCATATAATTTTGACCCTTTAGGATATTCAGTATAAGATCCAGTTTGATCATATAATCTACCAACTTCAGTAAATGCATCAGGATCAAAATCTAATCCTTCATCCATTGTAATTGGTCTATATCCTGTTAATTCATAAGACAAGTCGGGATCAAAATAATTAATCTCCTCGTCAACTAAAACATCTCATAGGCCATCTCTTTTCACATGAGTTGTTTTAGCTTTTTCATAATATTCACTTTCTTCTGTTTCTGATTCTTCCTGTAAGCGTTCTATCTCAAATAACTGTTTTCTAAGTTCTTCCTCATATCTGTCTGTAAATGACGCAGGATTAACTTTTTCTTTTCTAGACTCTTTTAGCTCTTTATACATCTCTTTAGCTGTTTGTCTAGGCTTTTTTATTGAGGTAACGACTTCTTTTTCTTTCTGTTGTTCAGCTAATTTTTGTTCATATAATTTAGCCGTATTTCTAAGTCTAATTTTAACACTCTCTGCCATACATTATTCATCATCAAATCCTTCTTCTACATCACCTCTATTCTTAGAGGTAGTAGTGAGTAAATCTTTTTTATATGAGAGTTCTAATTCTTTTAATTTATCAGCCATTGTACCAATCGATGCAATATCAGCTAAAACATCCTTAGGTTTAAATATTGGTTTCAAATTATTATCTCTTTCCTCAAAATCGATATTATCTAAAGATACTCTCATTTTTTCTAAGGTTCTATACGCAGTTTTAATAAGACTAAGAATTCTTGAAGAATCTTTTATTTCTTGATACTTTCTACAAGCTGCTCTAAAATCTGGATCATTTCACTCATCATCTGTTAATCCACTATCTTCTAATGCTGCTAAATGTCTCTCTTGCTCAAGATATTGCTGATAAGGACTTTTTCAATCTATCATCAACCATATATACTTAAATTCTTTTCAAGCTCTTAATCTTTTTAAACCCTTTGGATCCTCTTTACACTTATTACGTTCAGGATCTCAAAGGGTTTTAAACTCTTTAACTAACAAGATTCCATATTCGTTTATGCGTAATGAACCAGTTGCATTATCATAAAGAAATAAATCTTGCATTATTTTTTCTTGTTAATTAAGCCTCCTAGATGATATATACCTAAGTCTTTTCACCTTTGTTGATAAAATTGATAATCGGGATGTGATTTTGTTACCACAACGTCAAGATCTGGTAAAGAATGAGTTACTTGGAACGTAGTATCTCCCGACGGACGTATATCTCTTTCAGTATATATACCTCCATTATGAACTCGATCCTTTTGTCTTCCAGAAGGGGACTTAACTCTCTGAAGAGTTCTAGTTCTGCCGTCACCTAAGGAAGGCAAAGTAGTGCGTGGAGCGCGCCAATTAAAAGAAAAATCCCAAGGTGTTAGAAGCCATTTTGATCAGGTTTTTACACCATCTTGACCTTTTATAATTTTGGCATTCTTTTTATTACATCCGCAACCAGAAGTCTTACCTCCTTTTTTGTAACAATTTACTAAATAAGCTAACTTACCGCCCTCTTTAAAAAGTTCTGATTTAGGAGCCTCTGTTTCTACTTTAAACTCTTCCATTAGCTTACTAATTTCATTCATTCCTTCTTCCGTTTTAGAGATTTGGTTTAAAGCAGAAACAATTTCTTCTGGAGATTTACCTTCTAATTCCTTTATTTTGGTTGGTAACCACTCAATAAAAGCTTTAAGCTCTTGTTCTTCCATATTATATTGAATTATTTGACTTATTATTTATTACTTGAAAAACTTAGGATCACAAGATCTAAAGTTCTTTTCAAGCTCTGTTAGTTTACCATCAAAGTGAATTAAATCTTTAGTTGAAAAAACAGCTTCTTGTAGATCCATATTAGTATTAAACCATCTACATTTAATTCCCTTAAACACATTATTTAATTCATCATTATGTTTAAAAGTTTTTGTAACTTTTTCAACTACATACATAATAGGAGCATTTAATTGTACATGTTTTAATGTTACAATATCTCCTGGTTTAAAAAATGTTTTTTCAATTTCTTCAATCATATTATTTATCTTTTTCTAATACTCGACATATAACATTTTGCTCACTTAGAGCATAATAGCCTCTAGTGTCAAATGGCACTGGGACGGCAGTGTTTCTATAATATATATCTTCGCCAACCTTAACATATTTACATTCAGGTCCAACTGATATAACATGACCACATGCAATAAATTCTTCTGCATCTTCCTGTTCGCCACTTTCGTGTGATTTATATGTTCGATTAACATCAAATCCTCCAATTAATAAACCAGATGCTGAAGTTTTTAATTTTCTATAGGGATTTTTACTATACGGTTTTAGAATAATAGTATATCCTGTCGCTGCTAAATATTTATTATCACAATTTTTTGCGCCCTCATTAAGTTCTACTAATCTGGCAGCTAGAGCTAGACGTTCTTGTTCTTCTTGTTGTTTTAAGGTTTCCAATTCTTCTTTTGTAGGTTCAGTATTGTTTTTGAGACCAATGCCCATATAATGGGTTCCTACGGCTTCCATGTGTGTGTTTCCTAAAATATTACTCATAATTCATAAACATTAAATTAAACATTATCATAAATTTATAATACAGTGTGCATTTTGCACTCTGGTCTTCGCGCTGATCCTGCATCCGCAGCCTCTTGTAAATCCCAATTTTGGTTTGTCTGAAACTTCTTTATCTTTATTAATATATAAATTAGGATTACAAATTGCACCAATTGGTCCCTCCTTATATAAGGGACAGGTTTTACAGATTTTTAATCTTTGTTCTGATAAAGATTCATTTCTTCCTAAAACTTCATTAACATGACCATTAATTATATCTCCTACCTTCATACTCATTAAAATTTAATAGGTTTATCTCTATCTAATTCTGTTTTGATTTTTATCGATCTCTTATAATGTTTTAACATTCTCTCTACATCATCTTTAAGATATTCACATTTATATTCAGTAACTTTATTATTATGATCAGTGTGAACTATCCTTAATGATTTAATTTTAAATTTTGGATTTATTTGTTTAAGTAAATAAGCGTATAACGACAACTGTAAAGAATAATGATAAAAATTACAATCCATTAAATTATTTAATGGAAATTTCATAGTTTGATATTTACGAGTCGTTTTATCAAAATAAGATTTTTGTTTTATTTCTCTATTAGTCTTGTAGTCAACAATATAGACGTCATTACCATCAATAATCAACAGATCTATTTGACCTGCAATACGTAATAATCCATCCTTTGACTTTACACTAATTAAGTATTCAGGATACACTCCTCTTGGCAGATCAAGTTTATAGTAACCTTTTTTACAAGTAAATTTTCCTCCCAGTCCAAATTTTTTTAAATCCTGTTCTTCTGATTTATAAAATTGATTTTCGTATTCAGCATGTATTTTAGTCCCTCTTTCACAAGATTTATTTTTTTCATCTTCATATCCCTGAAGGATTTCAGCTCGTTTGTTTTCAAAGACAATTGGATCTAGTCCCAACTTCTCTATAAGACTCGGATCTCATCTTTTTGTTGTTAATAAAACAGGCTTTAATGATGAAAAAATTTCAGGCTTTAGCAATGCTTCAGCAGCTTTATATGCTGATCAAAATGCTGAGTCAAATGGGTTAGTATAATTATGTATCAACGTAGTAACTGATACATAAGGAATATTATCTTGCTTATCTATGTAGATATGTTTATCATCAGAATAAATAACATTATCATCCTCTTTATCTACCTTATAACCATTAACATATTTTACTTTTGCATTATCTAATTTAGGCATATTAATTTCGTTGTATTAAATATTTTATTTCACCGCTATCTGTATATAAACGTTGTACAATAGTTTCGACATCTATATCTGTAGGTGTAGAAGCTCAAGTAATACCAAAAATTCCAATATCTTTTCCTGTATTATCTCTAATAAGAATACAAGCTAAATAGGAAACATGATTTTTAGCTAATTGTTCATATAATACTCTATCATACTTCTGTAATTCATTTAAACTTCCTACAAATAAATTATGATCTTTAAGATAATAAGGAAGATTTAATCACGTTAAATTAAAATCATTATATTGGGTTTGAACTGGTTCTAAATTAGAACGTGTTAACTCAAATCTCATTGTTCCATGTTGCCAATCCATAATCCCATTATGATACTGAATTATTCAAACACGATCTGCTCTATATTTGTAGAGATAAGTTGGGAGATTATTCTTAATTTGGCGATCTAATTCTGCTCTTTTATGTAGTTCAATATCGTGTTTTTCTATTACAAACTTGTTATACCTTTCAAATATATATTCAGGATCAAAACAAAGTCGTAAAGAAAAACTTAATATTATTAATAACATTGTAGCTTTAATAATATTAAACACTCCATATTGTTTTATATAATTTAAGAGAGTTCCCAATCAAGAGAGGCCAGAATCAATATTAGGTTGTTTTTTCATTATTATAAGTAATCATATTGTTAATCAATTTAACACTAATCGCAAATATACAACATATATAGCTATTATCCAAATAATTTAAATGTTTATTTGCAAATGAGTTATAGATTGGTTATCTTTGCATAATAACAATTATAAATATATTTATTATGAAATACAATAACGATATTTTAAACAAAATAATTTCTACAACATCAGAAAAAGTAGACAACAAAACTCATCTAGATAATATTATGAATGGTTATCTAGAAATGATGAAGAAAGGCAGTAAAATTCATATCAAGAAAGCTAATCGTGGAAAATTTACTGCTTATTGTAAAGGAAAAGTGACCTCAGAATGTATTACAAAAGGTAAAAATTCTCCTGATCCTAAAGTTAGAAAGATGGCTACATTTGCTGCCAACAGTCGTAAGTGACATAAATAATGAAAAGCAATTTCTTTATTAAGATGTTTACTGCACATTCAGGTTTATCAAGTAAACGAGTGTGTGGATTTATTGGATGGATAGTATGTCTTTTTATTTGTATATGATGCACGATATATACTATTCAAGCACCTATAATTGCTGATACTTTATTTATCTGTAGTGCTGCTTTATTAGGAGTAGATGCTGTTATGAGACCTTTTTATAAACACAAAAACCAAAATGACAAAGAAGATAGTAAAGATTCTTAGATGAATTTGAGAATTTCCACAATGTCTACTAGGTATAGTTCTTATAAACTTATATAAAGCTCAGTATATTAGTACTTATAAGAAAATAGATTTCTATATTACAGATAGAATGAAAGGTGGCATATCATGTGGTATTTATGTAATACTACATAAAGAATTATATGCTAATAAAAATAATATTCTGCATGAATGAGGTCATACTAAGCAATCTTTATATTTTGGATGACTATATCTCCCAATTATTGGATTACATAGTGGTATACACGCATTATTACATAGTAAAGTTTGTAGAAAACTACAGAAATATATACATTATTGAACAGAAAAATGAGCAAATAAATTAGGAGGAATTAAATAATGTTAGCTAATAAATATTTTGATGTTAAAGAATTAGTTCCAAAAGAAGTATATGAGGAACTTGGAGATCAAGGATCATTAAATTTACTAAATCCTATTGCATTAAAAGCTTTAGAAGAAGTTAGAGAAATATTAGGTGTACCATTAATTTGTAATAACTGAGCAGCAGGTGGTACTAGAAATTATAGTGGTTATAGACAAGAAAACTGTCCTATTGGAGCTAAAGCTAGTCAACATAAAAAAGGTAATGCATTTGATTTAATTTGTAAAAGTAAATCTGCAAGACTCATGAGGTATGAACTTGAACAGAATAAATCTAGATTAACATATCCAATTAGAATAGAAAAATGAGATCAAAAAGGCAATGAAACAACGTGATTACATATTGATACAAAGAGTTTTACAGGAAATGGTAAAATTTATTTCTTTAGGGCGTAAATATATCTGTAGAATATTAGGATGATTATTCTTATTCCTATTTATTTTTACTGTAAATTTATATTATTTAATTCCAATTAGTTGTTTAGTAATATCATTAGTATTTACTATCTTAGATGAATTAACACGTTTTAATGATAAAAATGAAAAAGGCAGTCTTATTGACTGCCTTTTGTTTTTACTTATAATATAGATTCTTGAACTCATTTCATAGTTCTCATTGTCTCTGTGAAGCCTCTTTCTCTCAAGGTCTGCTTGCATAAGACTGTAAAGGAATCTGTTTCTTTCCTTTTCAAATAAAGTATAGTTTATTATCTTTTTCTTCCATTACTAAATCACCTCTTTCATTCTGATCAAAATGAACCATTTCGTGACATATAATGGATTCTAAAGAGACTCCAGGATCTTCCCTTATAATTAAACTGTAAGTGTGAGGAACTATGTTTTTATATAAAATAGCTTGTAATTCTATATCTTTAGTTGAATATTTATTTAATATGCTATTATTAGAATATATTGTTATATTAGCTGTATCATACCCCATTATTTTATTTCCAATAACTTTTACTAAGTCAGTAATATCATAATCTCTCGGAGATTCAATAAGACTAGTTACTTGAAAGGTTTCAGGAAATGTAAATGTGTTCCGTTCTTTTTTCTTACTCATTAGTAGTATTATTAATATAATAAACAATATACCAATGATTATTAAAGGTATATATCAAGTTTTCATATTATTCTCCATTTATATATCTATATGACCAATCAGCTAATAATTCTCTTCTATAGGTATCTGAACTTTGGGGCCTTTCAAAATAATGTCTAAATAGCATAGCGGCTTTAGAGGCAGAATTAGTTTTGCTTATCTCAGACCAAAATTCATCTTGACGCCCACCACCTCCTCATTCATCCTTAAAAATATCAACGCCCTCAATATCATGAGGATTTGAATTAGTCTGATTAGTTCATATAGGAATCAAATATTGTAATTGATTTTCTATAGTATTAGTTAGATTATTTTTCTGTAAGTAGAGTTGATAGTTATTTCATAATCTAGGACTAAGCTGCACTAAACCGTTGTATGTGCCATTACTAGATTTACTATTAGGGTCAAATTTAGATTCTTGCCACATATTTCCAATAATACCATGTACTACATAATCCTTTAATCCAGCTTTACTTAGAATATTTACAATATTTTGATATTGAGGATGGTGAACCATATTTTTGACTTGTTCCTTTAAATCCTTAAATTGTGAATCTTTAGGAATAAAATTTAATTTATGGTCTTTTTCTAAATCAGTCTGAAAAAACATAGGACCTTTTCTTTTAGAAAGATTATCACGAATTAAATCATTTGTCTGTTCATATAATTGATTCGTAGATGGGATAAGTGTTATTTGTTGTCCTACTTGAATTTTATTAGGGTCTTGAATAGATGGATTTAACTTTAAAATTTGCGGTAACTGTAAATTATTTTTCTTTGCAATATTTAATAAAGTATCTCCCTGTTTTATAGTATAAAATTTACCACTGTTCTGAAATTTAGGAATAATACCTCCTAATTTGGCACTTTTAACGTTATCGTTTTTCTTTACAGGAGCCTTTGCTACATCATTTAATAAGAATAATAAGAAATCATCATTGTATCTATTAAATAAATCAGGATCTCCCTCTGATTTATAATGACGAAACATAGTAGCATCTTCTAAATGCCAATCTTTAGTAGATCCAGGATAAATCGAAAAATCAATTTTATCAACTACTTTAGCTACTTTCTTACCTGTATTGTTATTTTTAAAAGTATATCCATATTGTATTTTTTGAGTCTGTTTATCTCTAAACTCCTCAATTTCCTTCTCAGTAAAGACATGTGTGGGATCAATATTATGCTGTCTTCTAAATTGCATTAACCTAGAATAAATCTCAGCAGGATTATCTAAATAATCATCCTGAGAAACATGCATAGTATGGATAGGTCTACGTTTCTCGTATTCTTTAATAGTGTCGATTATAAAATAAGGATTCGTAGAATGAGCTAATTCATGGGCTGCTATTTCACTTACAGGTACTTTACTATTAGCTTTTACAACTAAATAGTGATCCTCTGGATTATAAAAACCTTCTTTATTTTCCATAAGCTTATCAGAAATATCGTACCTAAGTAACTTACCCAAAGGACCATTAACAACTTGTTTATACTCTTCTTGTTCCTCGGGACCAGAATTATATAAATATGTATCAACAGAAGTTAATCTGTCATTTAATCAATGGTATCCTAATGTTTTACTCTGTAATCATTTTGGAAGTGATGACCGCTCTCATAGATTTTTATTAATAATATGTCTTCTTTTATCATGCCAGTTAGTCATTCATTCTTGAGTCGACTCAATGTCTTCTCGATCTGTTCAGCGATCCTTAATTCTTCCACCTTCTTGTAACTTTTTTAGAATACCTCCTAATTTAGAATTTTGTATCATCTTGTGTAATACAGACTGATACTTAGGATCAGTAGCATAACCGCCTCGTGCTACTCTAGATGCAAAATCATTCACAGATCCAGAAAATGCTCTATATCTCTTATTATTTAATAAGTTAATCTTATAATTAGCATAATCTTCTAAAGAAGAAAAATCCTTAAATTCCTGATTTAATCTTATATCCTTACCATTAATAACTTCTCGTGTGCTGGCAACAGTACCTTTACCTTTGATCCCTCCAAAATTGAATAATCCAGAAGGCTTTTTACCTCAAGCTGATTCCAACCCATCTTGTGCTACTAAAGCCTTAGCAAATGTGGGATTTAATCCTTTTTGCCTTAGTAATCTTTCATATATAGGAGTCATTATTGATTTAAACTCTTCCTTAGAAGTAAACTTTTTAATCGGTTTCTTAACTAAAGACTGATATTCTTCTATGGGAGTTTCTTGTATACTTAAATCAATAGAAGACTCAACTGAATTTTCTTCTGGCGTATCAGTAGCTTCTTTAGTAACTAAATATTTAGGAGTATATTCAGATACAGGAACAGGTCTGGATAAAGAATAGTCTGTATTAAAACTGTCCTCTCGTATATAAGGTCTATATGTTATATCCATAATAATGTAGTTTATTAATTATCTTGCAAATATAATAATTAATAAACAGTATTGCAAATAATTATATTATCTCAACAGTGTGAATTTTATTCAATTTTTCAAGTTCAACAATTCTTGTGTTAAGATTAGTAATATGAGATTCTTGCAAATCTATTTTATTTTGCAAATAAGTAATCTGATCTTTTAAAGTCTTAAGCTCTTGTAAAACTTTTGATAAATCGATAGAAGGGGTTAGCTCATTTTTAATAGAATATGTAGTTGTATCATAATAATAACTTGGGGTACTATAAGGATTCGAAGAACCTGAAAATAAATCTCCAATGTAACTGGTAGTAGTCATATATTAAAAATTAAATTTATGTAAATCTTGATTCTGTCTAAGAAGTTTTTCATTTTCTCTTTTTAATGCTAAAATTTCCTTCTTTAACATCTTAATATCTTCTGTATGTCTTTCTAGTTGCTCTGTATGCTCATCAACCTTTTTATTGATGAATAATACAGCTTGACAAACTAAAGCTAAATCAACAAGTTTCGCAGTCTTTCTAAGTCCTGTAATCTTATCAAAAGCACTAGTTCTATTAGTAATTAATATACCTTTATCTTCTAAAGACCGAAATACTTTTGATAATGCTCTTACATTAATATTCATCTTCTTAGATAATTCTTCATTACTATACGTAGTAACAGCATAGTTACCATCATCTTTATTAGTATATTGCTGCATAGCTAGTAATACTCCTTTTTCTTCTTGAGTCATTAATTCTGAATCCATAAATTCATATGTGAACCTTTCAAAATATTTCCCTGTTTTTAGAATCTCATATATGTTATTTCTACCTTGTTTCTTCTCTAATATTCTAATCTCCCCAGCAGCTTGCAACTTCTTAATACTGTTACTAACGGTATTAATTGAAATGCCAGCTTTTTCTGCCAAAGTACGTAATGAAATAAATGTCTGATAAGTCTTACCATCCATGTACTTTCGCATATACCCATAAATTAAATAATCTGTGGGATTTAATTTTATTTCCTTTGTGCCTCCTAAGTTATGTGGCACTTGAATGTGTTGTGTGTTTTTATTTTCCATAGTAAATTTTTATTTACAAATATAATATATATTAGTAAATATTCACAAAATATTATTCAATATTTTTAATAAAAATTGTTCATTATTCTTGTGTCATTTTTTAATACAGTTTTAGATAGTTACTGTCATATTTTGATACACCACCTTTAAAAGTACTGTCATATTTTGATACACTTAATGTCATATTTTGATATCTATCTATATAACTATATGTCACACTTCGTGTGACAGATCTATATTTAATCTCCTACGGAAGTTTTTCGGTTTAGGTTGGTAGACTATAATGATACACTTGTGTCCCTCAGAGATACACTTACTATCCCGTAAAGATACATATCTATAGTACTATATATCCTCCTTGGGTCGAATAGATCTAGAATTAAGTCTTCAGACTTAAACAACACTGAGCTTTAGAAGTTATTTAAATTATTATAGATTTGAGTAATTATCATCTTAAATTGTTCAATCGATAAATTATTTTTCATCATATTAACAATTAATGTACAAATATATACATTGCCCTTAATATATCCTTTAGAAGAATCAATTCTATCTATTGTGGGATATGTTAGCTTGTCTCTAAAATTGTTTTTAAATTCAGTGCCGCTGTATATACATTTATTATCTTGTTTATCTAATAATTCTCTAATGTATTTAATGTCTAAATTATATTCATAGCCTTGGCTTTGGGCATTTTGTTTGCTCCTTTTATATAATCTTTCTTCTAAAGGTATTATGTCACGTAAATGTTTGTTATAACAGTCTATACATATAGACTTTGATGTATTAAACTTTTTAACGTCAGATTCACCACAGTAAATACATTTTGGTTCTGTTTTACTTGATCTGTTATATATCTTATATCCCTTGTCATCTTTTTCTAAATGAGCATTAGACTCAATCGTTTTCTTAACATAAGATATTCCTCCCAAAAGTTGGTTTCTAGTATATCCTTGATTTTCAATTTTCTTATCCTTAACAGTGTTATAGGTTACTACTTCACCTCATTCTGTAAGTTGATCTAATAATTCGATTAAGTATTCTTTAGATCTTATATCTAAATTCTCTTCTCAAATAAAATTTGGACAGTCTAATACTTTATTAATTTTAATGTGTTTTGCATAACCATTGGTAGTGCAATCTTCAATTAATTTCATACGTTGAAGTTCTTTTATGCTGTTTTTAAAAAAATCATTTTTAGCAACAGCATTTAAATTGGTAAATGTAAAATCGGCATATCCATCTTTCTCAAAGGCAGATAATGCCATTAATGCTAATTTTTGTCTCGTTTTCATAAGTTATTAAATTTATAATTACAAATTTATACAAAATATTTTAGTTTTCCTAATATAACCCTCCCCATATAGTATACACATGAGGTTACTCTACATTTTCATCCCCCGCCCCTTTCAAATGGAAAACGATTTTATTTTTAAGCGAAAAATTCCTAAAAAATAAAATTGGATTTTGAAAACCAAATCTATCCATTCACTATTTACACCATTAACTTATTACGTTATGAAAACAACTCTTGAGTATCTTCAGTCTATAGCTTCAGAATCTTCTGACATTATTTGTGTTGCTAAGCTTCGTGGCCGAAGAGCTGATCCTAAAGAAGCCTCTCAGATTGTTAGAGAGCGCATTAAACATCGTATTTCAGTTGTTGAAGATGTCTTAAACGAACTACACAATTGCTGTAAGGCTCTGGACCATACTGAAATTTCCTGCACAATTGTTAATACTGTCGCAGATAGGATTGTCAATGATGCTTTTACAAAGCTTATCTGGAGTATAAAAGAAAAGGGAGAGTAAACTCTCCTTTTTCTTTATCAAAACTACTTATATGTTTATAAACTTATAAATTATGTGGAGCGATAATGTTAACGCAAAGTTTGTTATAAAACAGTATGCAACGGTACAGGGCCATGCTAGCGTTCTTGATAAGTTTTGTAAAGAACTTATAGAATGTGAAGAAGACAACGATCATTTCGATGCACTTTGTTTGGAACTTCGAGGTAAAACTATTGAAGTCATTAAGTATTTGGTTAAAGAACTCAATGACATATTAGAAAGAGAAGGAGAGTAATCTCTTTCTCTTTTATTTTTAACCAAACCAACTAATTGGTTGGTAGATTATAATCTTAAAACTTATTACGTCATGGTACACGTTGCAACTAATTTTGGAGTTATTGAAGCTGAGTCTTATCTTATGGATGACAGTTTCGCAGGTGATGACGTGCTGTCAATGCTCCTCACTCGTAAACCTATTCGTCAGAAAAACCGCTCTCGTAAAGAGTACAGTAAATCTGCAGCTCGTGCAGCAATGAAGGACATGCGTGAAGATGGCTGGGTAAGGCGTAAATAACAATCACCACAATCTCTGGAGATAATTTCTCCAGAGATTTTTTTATATTAACAAAAGCCACAAAAGAGTGGTTACAACCATAAAAAAAATATTGCGTTATGAAAAGATTTAAAGATGAAGCAAGAGAAACCATGCCCGAAGGTGCAACTCCTCTGGATCCAAAAGATCTCGAGCAAAAGGGACTGTTTTCACAGAATATTTTGCTGAAAGGCGACGTTATCGAGTTACCAGATGAACTCTCGTCCGACTATTTTTGTGAGGGCAAGCCGTTCAAAACCCGTGTCAAGAACAAGGAAACTGGTGAAATCGAGGACGGCGTTATACGACCCACGCTTATTTTTGTTCATCGCAATGGAGCACCGATCTGGATGCCGCTTGGGAACTTTTTGCGTGGCAATCGTGTGCACAATGTATCTGAATATCGTGAGGCTGCTGAAAAGCACCCTATCAACACAGAACTGCTCCGTGCTCAGCATCAAGGCGAAGCAGCCAAGATTTTGTGCACTGGGAAAACTCTCGAAGTTGTCGATTTTTTTGACGGTAAGTTCGCTCGTTTTGAGAAGAATGTCGTTGTGGAAGGCAAGTTCGACATCAAACGTATTCCGCTGTTTACTGAAAAGTAATCATCCAACTCAACCCTGCTCACACGGGGTTGAGTTTATTTTTTTCTAATCCAACCAAAGCTACCAACATGTACCAAAGCTACCAACAAATATGTAGTGACATTTAAATTAAATTTTATAATATGAAACATAAAGTAGTATATAATAACTGTTTTGGAGGATTTTCTTTATCTAAAAAAGCAGGTGAATGGCTTCTTGAGCACAACATCGAAGAACCATATAAATCAGCTATTGAAGACGATATCCAAAAAATAAATGATCCTGAATCTATTATCACAAGTGTATATTCTGAAATACCAAGACATCATCCTCTCTTAGTTCAATGCGTAGAAGAACTTGGAAAAGCTGCGAATGGTGAATGTGCAGAACTAGCTATTGAAGAGATTTATGATGATATATACAAAATCGACGAATATGACGGCAATGAAACGGTAGAAACACAGGACACTATCGACTGGGTAGTAATTAAATAATAAACCTTTTAAACCTATTTATATAATGAAAAAATTTGCAAAAGAAGAACTCGCACCGATTCCTGAACGTAATGGCCTCAAAGCTAAAGAGGTAAGTCTGAAAGCACTCGAAGAAAAAGGTCTCGGTATCGTATCGTATGGTGTACAGAAGGGAGAAGTCATCGAATTCCCTGACACCGAAGAAGACGCAACTGTATGGGCACGGCCTGTTCGTGAAAACGGTCCCGAAGAAATGCTCGTCGCTGTAAAACGTAACGACAAACCCAGCTGGTTCAGCATCGGCGGACTTCGTCGTATGGACTATCAGGGTAAACCTGTAGGTCCTGTATGCGAAGACCTGCGTTCCTGCAGCAACGACTACGAACGTGTAAAACGTATGCTCGGTAAAAAGATCACGGCAAACGAAACCACTGAAATCCAGGTGTATCACTTCGATAACGGTGTTCGTACTACCGATCTCGAACCCCGTACGGTACCTGTTCTCGTATATGCCTAAAAAACGAAACGGAGAAATAACAGTCAAAGGCTTCTGAGATAAGCCTTTGACTTCTCTTAACACAAATGCTGGGACTTACAGCATAACAAACTGACGAGGATGATATCATAACCCAGAAAGCTACTTCACATTATGTAGTAACTCACAAGGACAATGGTTCATCCAACGCTGTATACACGTTAAAAAACAATAACATGGAAACAATTTACTCAATAATCGTATTTCTTATAGGCATATTCTTAGCGGTATACATCTTCTCAGTATTCTTCCAAATTATGCCTGTAGTAGCGATTATCTTAATTATCGTAGCTGTAGGTCTCATAATCTACAACGCTACAACCAATTAACACATACAAAGCCATAAACTCCTTCCAAGTTGTTGAGGACACTCAGGCTCCCACATCATAACGTGGTTCGAGTGTAAAACACACCTGTCAAAATGTCAGTTGAACATGACAAATTGGCAGATAAAACTGACAAAATGTCAGTATCACTGTCGGGATGACAGGGATTTTTTTCGGTCATAACGTAAGTTTTTATGGGTAGTGTGGAGGTGAAGAATTAGTTGAATTGATTGACGTAACTTGTTGATTATCAACTCCCTTCTCATCCTCCACACTTTTTTATTCTCTTGAAAATTCACAAAATGTGGGATATACGTTATTTATATATTCCTCATTTTCAATATATTGTCAGATATGACATAATGTCAGTTATCTGACAGTGTATCATTATACACATCTTATTTTAAATAATCAAAGCTATGTAGCCTTCAAATTCACATGTTTTAGACAATATAGATATCATTGAATGAATAATCTTTATTGTTTTTTCAAGATTTAAAATTAAAAATAACATATTATGATTATTCGATTTTCCAAGAATACTTCTGATCAAATTACCACACTTGAAGAAGTGCATACATGTATATCTATTTTCGATAAGTTTCAAGTTTTAAAAGGATTTAGTCTTGTTTTAGAAAAGACAGACGGAAGTCTTGGAGAGTTAGTTCTTCGAAAAGATATAGACTTTGATCCAGATCAATTTGAAATTGCCAAGGATGATAATGTTCCTTGTCTCTTCCAAATGAAACTTGCTTTGGAAGAAGCTGGTTTAAATCTAGGTGATTTTAACTCTGAAGAAGATTTTCTTGAAGCTGTTTACAAGACAGGATTAATAAAAGAATCTGATTTTGAACTTGTTGAAATAAATTAGCATATGATACATTTTTGTGTTTATGAGGATACATTTCCTAATTTATATAAGTGGTTGATAGAGACATTTCAGCCTAATATGGATAATTTTTCTGATAGAGAGGGTGAATCATATTTTTATATAGATTTTCAGGAAAATCAAATTGTTTTTAATCGTGATTCTTACAAACTTCCAGCAAACATTAGAAGACAAGTTCTTGTAACTAACGTTGTATTGGAATTACAAGTAACTACTGGACTATTTACTATTGTAACACCTGAAAGAAAAATATATTCTAAAAAATTAGAAACATATAAATAAATAGTTATATTTAGCAACAAAATCCTAAGAGTTCTGCAGAGCTACTTAGGTCTTATATAGTTTCGTCAACTATATCATGAGATACTGAAGGTGACTCCAAACTTGGTTATAAGTAACACTAAGCTTATAACTAGTAAACTCTAAGTTATCCAGTGTACAATGGGATTATATGAGTTTATTTAAAGTTTAACAATATCTAAAATTGTAATTATGTATATCTCAAAGAAAACTATGCGGCAAAAAGATTTTGCTGCTTTGAAAGCAAAGAAACCTGGTTTTAAAAAGTTCAAACTGGGTAAATCCATGCTCTATCGTACCAAACGTGGTTGGTTTTTGTCATCTCCCAACGAGAAGACAAAAAAGTACGATGTTGGAGAGATTTCTATCACGCAAGCACAATTGTTGTTAGACTCTTACAACATTAACTACCAAACAGGTTGGTAATCATATATTGTTCAGTTTACTAACTAAGTATTAACCTTAATCTAGTAGATAATGAGGATTAGAGATATGCCGTAGTATAGACTTATTATGATGAATATTTAATTATTGAATAGTAGGTGGTTACTTACCGCAGTGTAACATATTAGGCTATTAGAGATTGGTTTCTCTAATAGCCGCTAATTAATTTTATTTTAATTATACTCTTCTAAGTAAAAGTTATTTTACCAAAAAACTTAAAGACTCACTCCAAAATAACTTCAAGGATCAATCAAAAAATGTTTGTTATTCATATATAAAAAAGCTCGTCCAAATTAAAATAACCTATACTTAGAAGAGTTTTTAAAATTACAATTATGGTAAATTTATTTTCTGACAATACTAAATATCGGAAAACATGGTTAATCAACCGTGAACAAGCTTGTAAACTCCAAATTTTAGAGTCAAACTGAGACGTTGATCTCAAACGAGTAAAGTCGATTTATCAAGCTATTGCAGAAGGTAAATGGATGCCTGCAATATATATTGATAAAAATTATTTTATCATTGATGGTCAACATCGTTATTATGCCTATTTGATGGCATGGGATAACGGTATTGATTGTGAAATGCCTGTTGAGGAAGTAGTTTCTGACGAATCTACTATCGATCTGGTTATTGCATTCAATTCCAAACGTAAGAATTGGGTTGCTAAGAATTATATGAAATCTTACTGTACTCGCGGCAACAAAAATTATTTAAGAGTAGAAAAGTTGATGCAGAAATTTCCTGCTCTCGATCTTAAAGCAGCTGTACAGATTCTTAAAGGTTCTCATTCAACAAGCACTTTCAATAATGGAGCATTGAAAGTTTCTCCTGCGGATTATGCAACGGCATTATCTCGTTGTAGAGCACTTCAATCGATGGCTTCACATTTATCGAATATTGTTTTCAGACGGGATATTATTCTTGCTTTTTATAAAGTAGTAGACGATATTCCTGACTTTCAACAGTTTCTTCAAAACATTCAGGATTTCAAACGTCCTTTAACAGAACGTAATTCCGATTGGATTGAAGCTTATAAAGCATTGTTTTAAAACAATCACAAAATGTTTTTTATAGTGTAGAGATTATTTTATATCTTTGTAAGATAGTCTCTATACATTTGCTCCTGTGGTGAAAATGGTAAACACACACCTCTTAAGAGGGTGCGCCGTAAGGCTTGTCAGTTCGAGTCTGACCAGGAGTACAAACTTTATAAAATCAAGCTTAAAATAAAACTATAATGTTTATATTGTTAAATAATGTCCCTATAAATACTTTAGATATTACTAAAGTAAGTTCTGTTTTTAAAGTTAGTCCTACTCACATATTTCCTCATACACAAGAGGGATATAGATTTTCAGTAGAAATGAAAGATAAAAAGAGGATTATGTCTAAGCTCTATAAAACAGAAGATGAAGCCGTAAATTCTATGAAAAATTTACTTCTTAAAATTAATACCAATATTGCTGAGTTACCTATAATAAGTATATAAGTATGCAAAGAATAACTTGTAAGACTGCAGAGTTAGCTGTAAAGAAAGGTTATCCTATTTGTAGAAATAAATATTATTCTGTTCAGTATAGTTATGGAGGTTCTATAAAAGGTGAAAATGTTCCTACATATGAGTATAGTAAAGGAACATGTGAATTATATTCTGATATAATTCCTGCTTTATGGCAAGAGGAGTTAGCTGAATGGCTTCGGACTAAAAATATTTTCATAACTTTACTTCGTCCTAATAAACAACTAACTAAATGGTATGGCGAAGTATGGCATATTGAAGATGAAGACTGGCATACTGACTTTACAATAGAAGGTAATTCTATTGAAGATTGTTTCGAACATGGACTACAGGTTGGATTATCTTTATTGTCAGATATAGTTGATGAGTAATTTTAAAATCCTGATAATGTAGATGCTCCTATTAACGAAAGTTAATTGCTACAAAAACAGGTTAGGCCATAGAGAGCACTATGACAAGGGATAAACTCCAATGAATACAGAAAGGGGATCCCGATGACAGGATGCATAGCAACCTCGATTTGAAAAATAGTTTGATAAAGATTGTCATTTTTTTTTATAATTTCAAATAATACTATATCTACAGCAGCGACGCAGGAGGCTGTACAATCTGTTCTCAGAGCACTGTAATGAGTAGAGAGTCAGATGTATAGTATTATTTTATTATTTTATAAATAGTTATCGAGGCAATAGGAATTAGACAACGAACGAGACAGAAGTCTAAAAAGGAGGTATTTCAGAAAAATAATCTTATTGGGTTTCGACAGATTATTATGTTTGAAATGTGTAAATAGCTATTTATTTAATTTTTAATGATTAGTTATATGGGATGTCATACTTGGGCTTATATTAAATCAGCTCGACAATTTACATATCAAGAGTGTAAAGATAAGTTACTAAATGAGTATAAAAAGGATCTAAATGAAAGGTTGGCTTGGAAAGCTGATTTAGATAAAGGGTTGTCCTTACATGATTTACTTATTAAGTACAATGTTGAATGGTGTAATGAAGAAGGTATAAAAGGATTTGTAGATTATATTCCTATCTTAGATAGAACTATTCAATTCATTGAAAAAGAATTGTGTAGAGAAGCAACCTTAACTAAAGCAGCCTCATTGTTTAATAATCTTTTGCCAAAAGACAAACAAGGAGATGATCCTATTATAGGTTTCTATTATAGTAGAGGTAATGGATTTTATATTTATGATGAAACTATTCCTGAAATATTTAGGGTTTCAAATTATCCCTCTATTGACTTAACATCTTATGAACAAGCAATAAATTATTATTATAGTAATCCGACCTCATATACCTATGCACGTGACAAGAATTACTATGAATTAGTATACGCTAAAGAAGATAGAGAAACTGATACTATAGTTGAAAAAGAACTTAAACAATTTTTCGACAGTCATCCTGAAGGATGCCTATTAACTTTTGGTTAAAATAATTTATTAAGTTTAAGTATGAAACCATTTAATTATGAAGAAGCTAAAGCAGGAAAACCTATTTGTACAAAAGGTGGTAAACCTGTTAGAATAATATGCTGGGATGCAAAAATTCCTGGTAAATCTATAGTAGGTCTTGCTTTAGATCCAAAAACTGGTCTTGAGAGCATTTATGTGTACAATAATGCAGGAGCTTGCGGTGGCAGCGGTTCAAGCAATGATCTTATGATGACTCCTCAAAAGGTTACCAAATATGTAAATTTATATAAATGTTCTAATAATCGCAGACGAGCAGGTTGTGTATTATTTCCATCTGTTGTAAAAGCTAAAGAAGCTGGAATGAAACATAATGATTATATATGTACAACTAAATTAGAATGGGAAGAATAAGTTATAAAAATAGTCTTTCAAGCTTCAGTAAACTTGGATAATTTACTCAAATCGAGAGACATATGTACACACTAACTCAATAATCAAGTAAGAGGGTTAGTTTTTGCTGCGATGATGGAACTGGAATACATACAACACTTAAAATGTTGTGCCCTAGCGGGATTGAGGGTTCGAATCCCTCTCGCAGTACAAAAAACTTAATTTTGTTGTAATATGATGATTATAGATAAAATTAAAAAGATGTTAGGATACAATATATTAACGTTAGGGCAAAATAAAGAAACGGATATCGATGATTATGATATTGCATTAATTAAGTTATGTAAGATGTTTCGTATTAATATCAAACATCAGCAATTTTTTGCAGATCATATTGTTGATTCTGTTAAGATTCCATATCATCCATACAATTATTGTGAAAAGTTATTAATAGACGATTTATATAGAAGACCTTCAATTAAAAGAAATCATCATTTAATTTTCTTTCAATATCTAGTAAGACTGTTGTGCCAAAAAGAAGAAATCTCAAATAAAAGGATCAGTACTTTTGAGTATATTGGTACTTATATGCTTATTAAATATAACAGAGAATATATTCAAAAGTTAATTAAAAAATGGAGTTCTCCAGAATGTGATCCTTGTTTTCATGTTTGGCAAGATTGTGTAAAATACTATCAAGCATTTCGTGTTAACTATATGTTTAATAGTTATGACATTAATCTAAGAAAAGCAAGGAAAATCTTTTCACTAAATTCAAAATCAGTAGACTTCGAATGGCATGTTTGGGATAATAGTACTAGTTGGTTATATAGCTGGTTTGCTGAGATAACTAAACAGCATAAAGTTTATAGATCATCACATTCAACAGTAAAAGATAGATTAACTCAATGTTTTAATACTCTTGAAATCACCTATACAAAGAACAAAAGTATCATTAAAAACGCTTACAGAAGAGCGTGTTTAAAATCTCACCCTGACAAAGGTGGTAGTCAAGAAAAATTCATTGAAGTTACTCAAAGTTATGAATACATAATGACGCATGTGTAGTACACAAGAATTACTTAAACCTAAAGGCTATAAAGGATCTAATGACCTTTCTGAAATTATTAACTGATTACACTCATATGGAATATTCATAGAAGTAGGAGTGAGATGAAATGAAGACGGAACCTTAATGCAAGGATATTTTGGAAAACTCTGATTGCCTCCATATGAAAATATGTGAATCAGTCCATCTTATATTACGTTTTCACAAGCAGTTGATACTGTTATCAGTAAAGCTTTAGCCTTTTTGCCTGATAGTAAATAGTGGTAAGTCCCTGTAACTCAACTGAATAGAGTAGCATTCTTCTAAAATGCAAGTTGTTGGTTTGAGCCCAACCAGGGATACAAATTATATTAATAACTATGGATAAATTAGATAAATACTTAAGAAAAGTTTCGCATTCTGTTACACAATCTAGTATTTCTGAATCAAGGTATTATACAATTGGCAGTACAATAATCAGAGTCTCAAGTCATATTGGACGTCATTCTGATGGAGACTTTACAATTATTATAGACCGCAATAATAATTACTTGCTTTATAATGCAAAAAGCCAAAGTGTACATCTAGTTTCCTATAGTGAAGTTAAATTATTCATTAAGAGTATAGTTCTTTGTTTCGAAACATTCTCAATTGGAAATCCAAGACTTCATCAACAATTATGCTTTGATAATACCAATTTGAAACTAGAGAACGCAAGATTATCTAAATATGTTCGATCCTTAGAAGAAAAGTTAGCAGAGATACCTCTTCTTGAGAGTACAAAACTAAGTGAAGTTGATCCAAATAAAAGGCAATATTTTATTCACAGGTTAACTAAAAAGCAAAGACAATGAGTTAAAGACGTTTTTAGGCTTTCATCATTTCAGGCACTAACAGACGAACAATTAAATTCTATATTTACTTTTCCTGAGTTTCAAACTTGGTATATTCCATAATAAATTATGAGATATTTAGAATTGTTTATTGGATTTTTTCTTTCCATATGGCAACCTGTATATATTTGGAGAACTAAATTGCATTACATGCAAAACAAACAGTTTTCTTCTGTTCAAATAAAAGCTTCATATAGACAGTTTAAGAAGGCGTTTAAGAAAACCAAATTTAATTATAGAATACAGTATAAACAAGAACAAGGATTCTATCAAATTGTAAAAGATAGTCCAAATCCTGTTTCAGAATGTTTTGCAAATGTAATTAAGTTTGATAATGTTGGTTACAATCTTACATTATTTGGATTTTACCTCTCACAAAAATACATTGAAAAGGAGTTTTCTCGTCAAACAGATATTCCTATAATTTCAAGATAAACAACCTTTTACTGTTATAGCTTAATTGGTAGAGCAGGTGTAACATAGGGCCCTATGTTACTATGAGTGTTGGTTCAAATCCAACTAATAGTAAAAGGTCCGAATAGTGCTAGGTCAATAAGATTGACTTCGTTTAGAAGAAGGAGCAACACCTTCCTAGCACTCTAATTATTAACTAAAACTATTGAGTCATATGAATACAATTAGAATTTCAGATCATGTTAGTATTGTAGAAATTTCTACTCCAGATGGTTCATTGTATAAAGTAACTGTTGATGGCTTAGTAGTTTTAGCAACTCTAAGTATTTCAACCGCAAAGTATCAAGCTGATATTTGCACTAAAGTATACAAACTTGGAGAACAAAATGGATTAGAACTTACTAAATAATATTATATTAGTATCGTATAATGGTTATTATGCCGCGCAACCCAGCGGGAGATATAAGTTCGAGCCTTACTACTAATCCAAATACTTTAATATTATGGAAGAGATTAAAGAAAGATTTTTTAATAATGATGGAATATTAATATTCCTTTTTTGTTTTTGTGCATTAGCTGTAATGTTTATAATTGCTTTTGGATTTTATAATTCGTTAGATAACAAAGTATCTAATGATATTAACAATCTCCAAATTCAATTAAAACAAACTATCCATCAAGTCGATTCTTTAAATACAACAATTAAAAAAGTACTAATTAATAAGAAAGATACAATTCTTATTCAAGTACATCCACAAAAAATTGAAATTTATTCAAAATGATCTTAATTATCTATTTAGTTATAGTTATAATATCCTATTATGGAACAAGATATATAACTAAGAGTATATATAAATCTTGGGATTGGAGTGATATTATCCTCATACTAGCATTAAGTTTTATTGCTCCCATAATAAGTACTATAATCTGGCTTATTGTAAATTTTGAGGATTTAAACATAAAAATAAAGCCACCAAGATGGCTATAAAATTTAAATATATGTGGATATTTTTAGGTGTATTAGGAGGATTAATTTTAATCACAGTTACTCTATGGATAACTGTTTATCTTACAGGTAAATGGGCTCAAGATTTAGCAGAAATATTAAGAAATTTTCCAAACTTTCATAAACTTTAAAATAAACTGATGAAAAAGATTTTATTGTTGATGGCTATTGCTATCATTGGATTTACAAGTTGTACAACCATTGACTCGGGTAGTATTGGTGTTAAGTTTTATAAATGGTCTTCCGATGAAACTGAAAAAGGTGGTGTAAAAGGAACCTGTAAAGGATTTGTCTTTTATAATCCTTTCTCACAAGACATCTATGAATATCCCACATTTGTTCAACGTTGCAGTTATGAACCATTTCAGGTAAATGCAAAAGATGCAGCTATTTTTGAGATGACTCCAACTCTAGCGTATCGTTTGAATCCTGATATGATTGAACAAATTTTCGTAAAGTATCGTAAGCCTATTAATGAGATTGAAGATGGTTATATTCGTACTTGTATTTATGAAGCTTACCGAACTTGTGGAAATGTATATACTTCGGATTATTTGATGTCAAACCGTGGAGAATTTGAATCTGAAGTACGTCAACGTCTTGAAAAATCATTAATGGAAGAGGGATTTATTGTTGAAGAGTTTACTACTCAGATTACTCCTCCTGCATCTTTGGTAGCAGCTATTAATGCAAAAAATGAAGCAGTGCAATCGAGTCTTAAAGCTGAAAACTTAGTTAAGGCTGCAGAAGCTAATGCTAAGATTGTAGTTGCTAAAGCTGAAGGTGAAGCTAAAGCATTAAAGATTAAAGGTGATGGTGAGGCATATTATAACAGAGTAGTTTCTGCATCATTGAATGAGCTTCTAGTAAGACAAAATGCGATTGAAAGATGGGATGGCGTAATGCCTAAATTTAGTGGTAATGGGGCTGTTCCGTTTATTGAAGTAAAATAATATTAGTATGTGTGTATTTTTTATTTATATTTTACCTATTATCTTAACCATCATTTTGTATATTGTATATGTAAAAATTGTTAAGGATAAAGGAGACATTCCTAGAATTCTGCGTTGGGTATTATTTTTAGTAGTACTAGTTCCAATACTAGGATTTATTGCATGTCTAGTCTATTGGGGAGTTTTTATATACTTAGTTTTAGATGAAGGTATAGAAATCAAGGAAGATTCACGTTTGGTAAAATATCTATTTAAATCATAAATATGGCAAAAGTAAATTTTGGAGCAATTAAAATGCCTTTTCGAGAACAAACTTACGACGAAGAAGGAAATCCTAAAAAGGATAAAAATGGAAATCCTGTAATTGCAGTAGTCCACAGAAACGTTCGTCATAATAAAGCATATTTTCCCAAAAAGAAATAAATCATATAGCAGAGAAGCCTAACTGCTTTATCAAAGGTGTAGTCTCTATAGCAGAAGTCTATAGTTTAAAGCCCATAAGAAAACTATGAAGCTAACAAAAGACGATAAACATTTTTAATCTTTCCTATAGACTTTTGATCGAGTCTATAGGAGCTAAAAGGCCCAAGTAATCCTCGTCATTATTTGCTGCCTTATAAGTTGTGTAGATTATTTTCTACACAACTTTTTATTTTAAACTACTAAATATGAAAGAAAAATTAGTTTCTTTAAAGCTTGCTAAACTAGCATTGAGAAAAGGATTTGATTATCCTACACATTATTATGTTTGGACAGATCGTGATTATATACAAAGTATGTGTAATTCAAACAAACCTTCTGAATTACATAGACAAATGCTCTTTACAGAAGATATTGACAAAAAGAAACGAGTTTTGTATACTATTTCTGTTCCAACTCAAAGTCTTTTGCAAAAATGGTTAAGAGAAGTACGGATCATTGCGTTGGTATGACGCAGGCTCTCCAGAAGAAGTAAAGAAGATAATACAAAAGTATGAGTATATAAGTGAAAGGACTTGTATAATATGTGGTCGTCCTGCAACAAAAATATCACAAGGATGGATATCTCCTTATTGTGATGATTGTTACAAAAAGTATTATAAAGATCAACCTTATAGTGTTTTTAAAACCTGGTATGGTTGGACAATATCGACAAATTATAACGAAGTATCTTAAATGAAACAAATAGAATTTCAAATCCCAGAAGGATATGTATTAGACAAAGAGGCCAGTACAGATTCTAAATTAGTGTATAAAAAACAAAGCAGTTTCCCTAAAACATGGGAAGAATTTTGTGAAGCTGTTAAAAGTTCTGACTATTACTATATAGATGAAAATAGTAAAATCTGTAAAAAGAAGCTTAACGGTAGTATGGATTTTCAAAAGGATAGAAATAAAGTTTTTACAAAAGCAAGGGCAGAATCACTTTTAGCATTAACTCAACTTCTTAATTTGAGAGACGAATACTCAAGGCATGATTGTGCAGATGATTATAAACCTTATTATTATAGTATTGTCTACTGTGAAAATATAAGTAATTTGAAGATTTTAAAAACTGGACATCAAACTTTATTTAGTTTTTTTAGCGAGGACTTAGCACAAAGGTTTCTAGAAAACTGTAGAACATTACTTCATCGTGTTTTAGGAATGATTCCTTATTATGGTTAACAGTACCAACACTGTTAATATACTGCCTTATCGCCCCTGTCTTATACACAGTCATTAAAAGCGTAGTTGGTGTACGCAGGTTCGAGTCCTGCAGGCAGTACTTTTTAGGAAGGAAGCAGACTAGCGAACAAAGGATTGTAGTAGTAATTGCAAACCTGAATCCTTGAGTAGGCTCAATCAGCCGAACAGCCACAGTTGTAATGACTAAGGAGCGCAGTTAGGTAATTAATTTAGAGGTATATGGCTAGTATTAATAAAAAGAATAAAGCTAAAAATTCTTATACATTTAGAAATAAATCGTTAGTTGAAAAGAAATTCAAGTTAAAAAGATTATATTTTTTTAATTCTTGTATGAGAAGGCTTTTAAAGGAACAATTAAGAAATGAACAAAGATTTATATAATTGACTGGAAAAAGAGTGGCGATTTAATAATCATGCAAAATATCAGAAATATTTCAAAGAATGGATATTAAATCTCACACCTGATCAAATTTCTGGTTTTGCTAAACAATATGAACAAAGACTAAATGAAAGTATGGTTCAACATTAAAAGACTTTTTATTAAATTGCATAAGAAATCTACATTTGTTAAAATTTCTTCTAAGGAATTAGAAAAACGAAGAATAAAAGTGTATAAAAGATTAATTGATTAAAATGGATACTATTAAACTAATTTATGCAATATGTGTCTTTTTAGTTGGACTAGGACTTGCAATTTCTAATATTGTTTTGCATTATAAGGAAGAAAAAGAATATAGTGGTTGTGTTATATTTGGATCAACTATTATTATTATTTTCTTTTGTTTAGCCTGTGAAAAAATTCTCTTTGAATAATGAAAACACATGAAATTAAAAACTATATAAGACAACGATTGTATGATCTTCAAAGGACTTATAATCGTTATTATAATAGTATTAATGTAGATCATCCTTTGGCTCTTTCACAAGCATATAATATATACAATTGGGCTCTAAACATTATAACTCAAATTGAAGATACTTTTCCTGATTCTATTATATGTCGACTTGATGTTATAGATACTGAAGTAAAAATTGGAGTTGCTCATTATAAATTGTGTAATATTATATCAAATAATACTACTAATGGAAGTAAATAATTTTCTACTTCTTAAAAAGCTTTTGAAATTTGAGAATAGAGACGATTTCTATTTTTTACAAATTCTTCAAAGGTCTAAAGATAATCCTGACTTAGGAGCTAATAATAGATTAATAAAGGTATACTCTGTTGGTAGTATTGAATATCTAAATAAGAAGGAGAAAGAAATCAAACTTCTTTGTAAGACCTTTAATGCAAGAGGCAATAAGAGCTAAGAATGAAGAGCTTGACGCAGTTAAGCATATGATATTAAGTAGTTGGGCTGAAGAAAGAGGCTTAACAATTAATCCTCCCAAAGAACCATCTTATGTGGTTTTAGAGGATAAAGTTGCTCTCTTGTCTATTAAAGATCGAGCTACTTACTATTATCTCCAGGCTAAAGCAGCAGCAATCGGTAAAGCTATTCATCCAGGCGGGCCTGTTCATGAAGCACGAGTAGAGGCAATGGAAATTGCTTCTAAACCAAATACTTTAGTGGATAATAAAGTGTTCTCCAAAGAGGTATCTTTGCCTATGGACGAGATAGACACCTTGTATTTTAAGCTTCAAAAAATGCATAGAGAAACTGAGGCTTCATTTAATGCATTGAAAGGAAGCCTTGAACAAGAGGTAACTATAGAAAATGCATCAAAGTCTGCAACTTATACTAGGGAATGCACGGAGTATGAGGCTAAAAAGAAAACTTTAGATGCACAATTTAAGGAATGGAAAATACAAGAAACAAAAACTATTTCTAAATTAAAAATAGTTATTCCAAACGATCTTCAATATATTTATGAATTCCTGTCTAATCTTTAGCAGGAATTTATAAATATTAGTAGGTGAGAAGTAACTAAATTGTATTTTTATCAATTTATTACTACTCTTTGTATGTGATTTGAAATTCATAAGATACTATAAAGCATAATATAATTAATGTCTAATTAATTATTTCAAATATTGTAGATCATCCAAAATATGATAAAATATATGTCTTGGTTTTTGTTTTAGCAGGATGATCTGACATTGTCATAGTTTTAGCTTTAGCCATAATTGGATTTCAAATCCATAACTACTTTTCTATATGGTGTTGCCTGATTGGCCTTACTTAATCAGAGGTAGACCTTTCCAGAAAGGCCGTCTTTCATAATTTATTCGTTAATATAATTATGCTCCTGACTAGCTTGAGTGACGTCAGAGAAAACGTATGACTCTTGTCTTTACTGTTCGACGTAAAATTACAGTATTTATTTGACCTACATGGATATTCAAATGCATCATTGGTTAGTCTTTGATAGATTTGAAAAACAATGGTAGGGATACCATTGTCAAATACGTTGTTAAGGAGTTTCAACGTTAAATAGACTCCCCATCGGGGGATACAGGTATTGACTGGTATATCGAAAGTTATTAATCAAGCTGAGTTTGAATAATACTCATTAAACAGATTCAAAAAATAAACGCAAACAAAACTATTTCGAGAGCTATTAACAAGGTTAAGAACTCTCTCGCTCCTATGATGACTCTGACTCGTTCTGAGGTTGCATATGCAGCGTAGGCTTGTATCGCCTTATAGTAGATATAAACTGGGTTTCTTTGTTTAGACATAAAAACAAAGTGGTGGACGTTGACCAAACTGGTCAGCCCTATCGTTCCATTGACGTTGGGAACTAAAAACTAATGCTATCGAGGTGTGGACAACCAGAAATGTATCCTAAGCTTGTAAGTATGTTAATAATAATAGAATGCCAACACATGGGTTCGAGTCCCATATCCTCCACTAAATCAATAAGTTATGTATATGGAAGCTAAGTATAAAGTTGGAGATAAAGTTATAGTTAAAACTGAATATGATATTGATCCTAATACGGGAAAACGCTATAATAGTAATGATTATTTATATGCTTTTCCAGAGCGTATGTTAAAAGATAGTGCAAATATTATTTGGAACATTGAAACTGTCTTTCCTCCAAATCCTAAGAGGAAAGAGATGTATCCAAGTAAAAAGATATATGGAGATTGTGCAAAATATATTCTTCAAGGATCGCATTATTCATATCATTCAGGAATGTTCGAAAATGGAAGATAAAGGTTGTAAATATATAAGGAAATGTACTGAGCCATACGATCACGTGTGTGATATGTTTTATTTAAATCCTAATAAACTTCAAATAGGGACGATTATTAAAGATATCAAACATGGTCAAGTTACTCAAGTAACAGGATATGGGTGTGCAAGGGACCTTAACTTTTTATATTATGCTACATATCGACGGTGTGGTCATGATGGAGTTGGGAGTTTATATAATGCTGATGGTATTGCACTAGAAGATCTTAATTCTCATACATTTTTTTATGCTGATAATGAAATAGAATCTTGTTTAAACTTAATAGAAATTGGATATGACGCAGAAATCTCACAATAAAACTATAGAAGAGAAACGAGCTGAATACGAAAGTAATAGACCTATTTTTATTAACTGGACAAACTAATGAACTTAAGATGTAACTCCTGTGATGGAATATATGGAAGTTTGGATATTCGTCTTACTAAAAGGTGTTATAACCATTGTTCATTTTGTATTGAGAAAAAACTTGGTGTAAGTACAAGAAGGAAAGATCCTGATACTAAAAAAATGTTAGATAATATTTTAACTATAAATCAGGATTTAAGAAGTACTCTGATTCCTAATCAGGATATAGAAAGTGTTCTAATCTTAGGTGGAGAACCATTACTTCATTTTGAGGATTTAATAAATCTTATTTGCTGGATTAAGTTGCTTAGTAAGTTAAAAATCTATGTAACTACTTCTTTACCTGTAGATCTTGTTACATATCCTCAGTTTGAAGAATTAGTAACTGGAGTTGATGGAGTTAATATCTCTTATCATTCAGGATGGAAAGAAACTAACGCTGCAGTATATTATGGATCAAAATATAATACTTATTTAGAAACTAAAAAGAGAGAATATCTAGTTAGGATTAATAAACGTTATTCACATAAAATTCGAATTAATCTTAATCTTAGTAAATGCGGTGTAAACTCATTAAATGATTTAAGGTATGCTCTCAATACTTTTGCAGAATTAGGCTGTAATTGGGTAAAGATCAATGAACTTCAAGACAGTCCTGAATATTATGTATCTTTTGAGGATCTTACAGAAGAGGATCTACCATCACCATATGCTCATGGATGTGAATCTGTTCTTTATTATCAAGGACTTACTTATTCTCTTGATTCTAATCTAAGTCCTGTAAAACCTGCTCTATATCATCGTGAAAATCTTCCAGATTGGTTAAAAGGAATTAAATTACCAGATCTCATCACTCTTAAAAGAAGTTGTTTTCTTACTGAACCAAGTCGAGAAGCAACTTTATCTGATTTAACTAAATTAATTCTTAGAAAAGTGTTACCTTTGCCTAAGAAAAAGTTTAGGGTTATGTATGAAGATGGATCAATTTATAAAGGTTGGTTAAAAAATGAAAAAGAATAAACTTATCACTAGGATAGCAAGATTTATAGCTGGGATTAGGGGATGTCATTTTACAGGTGGATGTCATAGTTAGTAGATTATGATAAACGAGATCTGCAAAGGCAGTTAATTTAAAAGGAAATAAATAATGGCACGGCGCCCAAAACTACCTAATGAATTTTTGAACTTAGTACGTCCTGGAGCAAATCGTTATTTTCGGCCCTCAAAAGGTGAAGAATGAGAAAAAGAGAAAGAAAAGGCAGAACGTAGACCAACTTTAGCTTCAACAAAAACAACAAAGAACAATAAGAAGTAAATGAATTACCTACGTGTGTTAAGTATACTTGTTATTAGATGTTTACCTGCAATTTTAGCTATAGGAGTGATGATAACAATACTTAGTTTTTATCTAGGATATACATTATATACAGCTGAGGTTGTTTGGATTGTATATTATTTCTGTCAGTTATTGGGATTATGGATTTTATCCAAAACTTTCAAATTTTGTGTTTATCATCAATTAATCATCTATTACTTGTTTATAACATACGGTATAATGAATATAGATATTTATATAGGAATTCCTATAAGTGCTGTTGTACTTCAAAGATTACTATTAGCTCTATCGGGTATTACTCTAATAGCAGTAATCATAACTTATCTCAAGTATGGAGATAGAAAGATAAGTCAGAAAGACAAATTAACAGATTAATCTGACTTTTTATTATTAAAATGCAATAATATGAAAGCATTTTTAACTGGTTTATTCATGTTTGTACTATTGTTAAGTATTGGTAGCATTGGATACTTGTTCTTTTATGGAGAGATTCTGTTTGGAATTGTATCTACGATCTTAACATTAGTTTCAGGTATTTGTTTCTTTACAAAGGTACCTTATCCAAATGTGAAAAATATAACTGAGTAATCTAAAAGAGGAGTAGAAATACTCCTCTTTTTTATTTGTTATGGAAAAATAGATTCGAATATAGTTAAAGATCAATATAATAATTATTATTCTAGAATAGAAGGATTATTAAATCCTCGTTATCATAATAATTGTTATAGATGTGTATTTTGGCCAACTTCTAAAGAGTGTATAGATATAGCACTTTCACTAGGTTCCTGTGAAGTAACCCAGTATATTCAACAAACACATATGATAGATAAAGATGTTATCCAAGAAGTCCAAATTATCTGAACCATCACCACCGATTTACATTGAAGATAAGATATATCAGTTAGTATTTACTGGAACAAATTCCTGTGATGGATGTGTCTTTTATGAAAATAATAGAGAAAAATGTATAACATTATCCGAGAAGCATCTAATCTTATGTAAACCTCGCCATATATTTGTAGAAGTAAAGAACAAGGATGGCCTTATTTTAATTGATGTTATATAATGAAGGAGTTTGAAGTGATTAAATCTTGGAATAAAAACTGTATTGGTTGTTATTTTTTCCACAAACCTGGTAGCTGTCTGCCTAAGCTTAAAAAATATAACCTACCTGCATGTATTCAAAGTGGAGAACATTATATTTTTAAACTTAAATCAGAAACGTCTTTACAAGAAGTTATTATTATTACTATTGAATAATGAAAGATGTATTTATTATAAGAGGTAAGGCATATCGTCGTATTGAAGGACCAAAAGGTAATGGATGTACAGATTGTGCATTTCGTAATAAATCTTGTTTTAGTTTAAAAAAAGTAAATTGTTATCATAGAGAATCAGGTAAAACATATATTTTCCAAGAAGTTAATGACTATATAATACCTATAACAATAATTTAATTCTATAGTTCAATGGATAGAATATCAAACTACGAATTTGAAGATTAAGGTTCGATTCCTTATAGAATTACATAATACTTAATAGTATGAAAGTTGAAATTAATTTTAGTTTTGTGTTCTTAGTATTCCTTATTTTAAAGCTTACAGGACACATTACTTGGTCATGGTGGTGGATTACTTCACCAATATGGATTGGGTTCATCATATGGCTTATTATAGGGATTTTTGGCCTATATTTGACTAACAGTAAATCTTATCAACAGAGAAAAATGTTTAATCGTCTTAATAAAAAATAATGAATATCTTAAATCATTTAGTTGACTATGGTGAGTCAATAACCTTATTTAACCCTGATATTGTTTTTATTACTTGTATAAAAGAGCAAAAAGCAAGATATACTGCATATCATAATAAGAAAGGTTGGTATATTATTGATGATACAGGAATATTTAAGCCTGAAAAAATCTATATGGATGATAATGGATTTTTTATTGATCGTTTTACACCATATTATATAGATGATGAAACAAATGATGTTTATGAATATCCATGCGTTAATATATGTTATAAAATAGATGAAAACAAGTTTGATAACATATATATTTATGTTAACGATATGGATGAGGCAAACAGTCTCTATAATAAGATATGTGCTAAATATAAAAAGGGTATGGATAAAATCACATTTGGCTAATGAAAAAACTAGTAGTTTGCGATAGTGTTCGATCTGAAACTTTTGATATAGGAAACTATATAGCTGCCTGTATTCAAAAATTAGGTAAAGAGTTTCCTACAGAAGATTTATCAGTAATTACAAATCTCCCTAAAGAATATTTCGAACAGGAAGATGTAATCCTTTATATTGAGGAATAAACTAATTCACTATAAATTAAATAATTACCCAGAGGGAGGGGGGGTATATTGCTTCTCTCTAAAGAGTAAAAATTATGAAAAATATTGAATCACCAACAAGAACTATTCTTAATCCTGGTGAGTATATTGTTGGGCACATTGAAAACTATCCAGTAATCTATGTAAAGGATAGAGATATTTTATTCTGTAAAAACACAACAGTTAAATATCCTCTAATTAAACAAATCTTCGATTCTGGAGAAGATAAACATCGAATTGAAGAAAAATCCTTAACTATTACTAAAGAGGCTCACTTTGTAACATTAGGTTGTCTTGTTACAGATAGAGCAAATTGTAAAACAATATTAAAAAATACTAAAAAGATTAAAAATGAATAATTCTATTGTTGGTGTTAAAAGTGCAATGCGTAGTACTGTTTCTAAACATGAACAGCTGCAAAAAGCAAAATTTGTAGAAAAAGCTTCTGACAAGACTATGAGATATGCTGATTTCTTAGCTTATGTTGAGAATGAAATTAAGCAGTCAAAGGTTATGGCTACATTTAACTATAATTTCCCATGTTTTAAAAACGATGGTGTCTTTCAGTTAAATAGAGCTATTCAAGAAGTATTTGGATTAGTTGCTGCTATGAAAGGAGAAAGTAGCCCATCTAATGATGAAGAGGAAGCAGTAAACACAATTGAAGTAATTCTTGCTAATGGTGAACGTGTAAAAGTTCCTTATGGAGATATTGCTCTTGAAGAGTTAGGTAAGGATAGTAAAATCTCTATTTCTTATAATACTGATCAACATAGGCTCTATGTTAAAGGTATTAGATATAATTATAATTAAATAAATATACTGTAATAGTACACAGTATTTAATATGGTAGTAGAGGAGCCAAGTTTATCTCGCAGCATTTGGGATGCTGAGCACGTGGGGGCAGAGCCCACCTACCATACTAGTAGTCAACTAGTCATAATCTTAAAAGAATAATATGAATTCCATAAAATTAGATTTTTCCTCTGATATTTATCAGTTTGGAGAAGATATTTCTGCTGTTAGATTACATGCAAAACTTTTTAACGTTATTAGTTCTAAAATTAACATTATTGTTAATATAGAAGGAAATAAGAAATTAGATAGAATTGGTTTTACCAAAAAGTTTCAAGAGCTTTATCCTTATTATCAATATCAAACTACAGCATCACTTGGGCACGATGGCAAAGATATCGAATCGTTAATAGAAGAAGATAAATCTCCAAGTTTTCTAAGAGCATTTGATGATGAGGATGCTTGTAGTTTTGTCGCAGTTGACATTACAAACAAACGTGTATTTAAGTTTAGTGATAAACTTTTTACTATTTGTTATGATATTTCTGATTTTATAGAAGTTCAGAAACTGTTACCAACATATCAAAATCTTTTAGACAGTTGCGTTAAAACTGCTAATAGTGCTGCTAAAGTCAATGTAATTACTTATGATGGTCAGGATTTTGAATTAGTTAGTTGCAAGATTAATTCTAATATGCCTATTGATTATGATAAACATTATAATGATGATTTCAAACCTATTGCGAAAAAGATCGATGAATTTATTGAATCTATAGATTCTGGATTAATAATCGCTCATGGCGTTGCTGGAACTGGTAAAACTACATATCTGAGGCATTTAATGACTCATCATAATAAAAAGTTTATTATTTTGAGTAATGCTTTAATGAATAATATTGCAGACCCATCATTTATTAAGTTTATTTTGGAGCAAAAAGACTCCATTCTCATTCTTGAGGACTGTGAACAATTACTTCAAGATAGAAAGAATAATACTTTTAATAATGGAATTGCAAATATTCTTAATATGACAGATGGGTTGTATTCTGATATTTTAAATATTAAGATTATTGCAACTTTTAATGCTGACATTAAAGATATAGACCAAGCATTATTAAGAAAAGGTCGATTAGTAGCTAAATATGAATTTGGACCGTTGTCTGCAGATAAAACGAAAGCTCTAATGGAAGAACTTAATAAGTCTGATGATCATCCTACACAAATGACATTAGCTGATATTTATAATTTTGAAGATATTACAGGAGGAGAATCTGTAAGTAGAAAAAAAATTGGTTTTTAAATAAGTAGAAATATGAAAAAGTATTTTATAGTTGTTTTAGTAATGATTACTGTTACTGTAATGAGTTGTATTGGAGTATCGAATAAAACTACTGAAGTTAAAACTGACTCAACAAGTATAATTGTTGATTCAACTGAAGTAGTTGCAGATACTACTGCCGTAGACTCTATTTAGTAACAATTATTATTCTATAGTTTTTAGCTGTTAATTTTTATTAACAGCTAATTTTTTCTAAATATTTAGATAATGGATATTAGAACAGATCCACCAATAACAAAAGAATTTATTGATGAAGTATCTTCAAATATTACTGCATATCGAGAAGAAATTACATGGTCTAGTAAAAATGGTGATGTATACACATTAGCTGATTTAAATAGTGGTCATTTGATTAATATCATTAAATTTATAATAAGAACTAGAACTAGGGTGGAAATCTTACCCATACTAAAGGCTGAGTTAAGTTATAGAAGTAATCCTTCAAAAGTAATTCCTATCACAATTATTTAAAAAAGAAACTTAAATACTACGTCAACAAATTTAAAGATTTTAAAATTGTTAAATGAACCCTCTAAAAAAGAACATTATTTTTTTAGATATTGATGGTGTTCTTAATTATACAAATTGGTATTCTAATCCTAGAAACTTTGGAAATATTAACGGTCAAGAAGGAGACTTAGATCCATTCTGTATTGAACGTGTTAATATTTTAGCTAAACAAACAAATTCTTATATTGTAATATCTAGTGACTGGAGGTATGATGAGAGACAATGTCGACTTAGATTGGAAAAAGCTGGTTTAACAGCTTTAATTATTGGATTTACTCCAATTCATCTATGGGACGAAAAGCAGTTGGATAAATCAAGAGGAGCAGAAATTCAAGGTTGGTTAAATAATAATCTATGTATTGTAAATAATTATGTTATACTAGATGATAGAACAGATATGTTAGAGCACCAACTTGAAAATTTCGTACATGTAAATAGTCATATAGGATTATCTGATGATAATATAAATAAAGCTACTATTATTTTATCTAACAAACTGGAGTGTGGCTCAGAGGCAGAGTAAACGTATAGATGGCTGAATGGTTTAAGCACTTGACTGTTAAAAATAGCAGCCCTATGTAGAAATATATAGGTGAAAATCTCGCTAATTCGGTGAAACTCCTAATGGGATAACGCCGAGCAAATTATTAATTCAAATTTATGACAACAAAACAATTAGGTAATATTGGTGAGGCTAAAACGTTAGCTAAATTTGTGGAACACAATATTCCTGTTTATGTTGCATTTGGAGATAATGAAAAATCAGATTTTATAGCTGATTTTAATGGAAAATTAAATAGAATTCAATGTAAAACTTCTGAATTTATGGAAGATGCAACAAAAATTGGATTTCATTTAACAACTAATACTCGTGGTATAAATGGTGAAAATAAAAAACACAAATATACTAAGGATGAAGTTGACTATTTTTCATTATATAATCATGAGTCTGAGATTTTATTGTTAGTTCCATTAAATGTATTAGAAGGAAAATCAACAGTAACATTTAGAATTCCTTGACAACCTTCTCGTAATCAGAATGTTTCACTTAATTACGAAGATTTTACATTTGAAAAGATAATGTGTGTAGAGACTTTACACGAGACACCTAAAGAATAATTCTATGGTGAAGACAAAGTCCAGACCACAACAGAGTAATATCTGGCTTAGGTAACTAAGAGTGGTATGTAATCAAGGTAATGTAGGTTCGAACCCTACTCTATACGCTAAATAATTAAACAAGTTACTAGAAGGTTTTTAAAAACAGTTAATTTATAAAAAACAGATATAATAAATTGGAGGATATCTGGCTGGATGAAGAGCCGCTCTTGAAAAGCGGTACATCGTGATGAGCGATGTGAGAGTTCGAGTCTCTCATCCTCCGCATTTATATTAAAGTTATGTATAGAGAAATTGGAGAAAGATTTACGATGGTAGATCCTGATAATTTAGAATTATTAGAACTACAAGTAGTAGAAACTTATAACGTGACTTGTCAAGACTGTTATTTTTGGAAAAAAACGTGGTTGTAGAGCACTTATTGAGGTTTACTATAAGGAAATAACAGGATTCTGTTATAGACTTCACAGAGGTGACCATAAAGATGTAATATTTAAATTACTTAGAAAACAGAAAAGTTCTAGTCTGGGAATAATTCCTATTAATATTATATAACTAATTATATCTAAAGTGCAATATTTGCACTTTGAAATGGAGTTTAAGCTAATCTAGTGAAAGCACTAGACTGAAAATCTAGGGAGCCAGGAGCGTAACCTGGAAACTCCACAGAATCGTCTCTAGTCTAGCACAATTATTAATAAAGTTACATAAATTATTATAATTGCTAAAGGGAGATATGCTTTCTAAATTATTTATCAGTAATCTTCGTCTAGAAGCTTAGGATACAGATAAAAGATCAGTTAAAATAAGATTTTAATTTATTTGCTGAGTCTCTGAGAGAAAGGTGCAAATCCTTTAGATTACTATTTTTATTTCTGCATGTATGACCGAGTGGTGAGGTGTGGCTCTGCAAAAGCTATCACGCAGGTTCGAGTCCTGCTACATGCTCCTAATCTTATGCATTGTTGGTGTTAGTGATAGCATATGTGACCTCCAATCACAAGGGGAGAGTTTGAATCTCTTACAATGCTCAAATAATAGACAATATGGAAAACTGGAATTTTATAGTACATAAACAAAAACTGCATTGGGGGTACAGGATCTTACTAATGGAAAACTACGGTAAGGCATTTGGTAGTATTTACTGATATTTTGACGAACCTAAAGAGCTTTATATTGATATGCTTAGTGTTTCAGAAGAAAACCAGCAAAAAGGGTTAGGTACATTTTTATTAAAAAGATTGGAACAAATTTGTATTAATGATTTATCTGCTGAAAGAATTTCTTTATGAACATGTAAAGATAGCTGAACAAAAAATTGATATAACCGTTGTGGATATAAAGATGCAGAACCTAATGAATCAGAACCAGAAACAATTTGATTAGAAAAAAGAATAAACTCATTTTAACTATATATTTACACCTCATGGTAACACTTAAATTTGTTAAACTATCTAACAGATGGTTTGTAGATATACCTTATATAGGCTCTATCGAGGATCTTGAAATGGTGGAAGGTAGTGATAAATTTTTAAACAGTCTATGTTTAAGAGTTAAGTCTAATGTTACAGCATTAGAATTAGATATTTCGATAACTGAGAATACTCGATATTATTTTAAATTTGTAATTAATGATATTGACTCTAATGGAGCTACTTATAAATGTGACTTTCCTAAAAATATTGATTCTATACGGCTTTGTAATGTAACAAAACTAATTTTTTCTGACTTTCCAAGAACTATTTATATTACATCAATAAAAATAATATAATGAAATGATCAATTTATCTATTTTAGAAACAGGATGGTATCAAACTAGCAACGATGAAATTAAATATATTTACGTCAACTCAGAAAATTGTGATGACGATGAATCATCTGATATTGAAATTGATTGTATGCTAACGGCTGCTGGAAATATTGGAATTCCTAATAATACTCTATCAGACACATATCATTTTAAAGTTTCGTCAAATAAATTAGGTACTATAACTTATATTGAAGATAGTGTCTTACCAAATATAATTACAACACAAATAGCTCAGACCTACTCAGATCCGACTGTTGTTTGTAATACAGCTCTGTTATCACTAATAATGAGATTCGCTAAAAGAGAGAATAATTCTGTTAGAATACAAAAAGAAACAAAGCTTAGTGATATTTTTGTAGGTATTTCTGTTTCTGGTATAGCTATGTTATTGTTCACATATTTTGGAATACAAACGTATGAGTTTGACAGGTTTAAACCTGAGGATGCATCTATTCTAGATTTGTGTAACTATTTACTAGAAAAATTAAATCTATAATTAGATTAAAGCCCAAGTGGAGGAATTGCTAGACTCCCCAGACTTAGGATCTGGTATCCGAAAGGATGTGCAGGTTGGAATCCTGTCTTGGGTACTAAATTTAACTGAAATTATGATAAAAATTTATGATCCTAAAACTAATACACTTGATTGGAAGTTGTTAGACCAAATTCCAGAGATAGTGGCTTTAAAAAACACTCCTCAGAATCAAAAATATCATAAAGAAGGAAATGCTTTTATACATACATGTTTGGTAACACAAAATATGCTCGATTGTATTGAATTAGGGCATCCTTTTATTGAAAAACAACACATGTTTGAGGATGATGATTTTAAGGAGATGTTAGTATTATCTGCTTTACTTCACGATATTGGTAAGCCCACCGTAACTAATCTCGGAGAAGATGGCTTATACCATTGTAGAAACCATGCTGAAGAAGGAATAAGAATTGCTAATCCAATGCTTCGAGAGTACTTTAAAGATGATAAAATGAAAGACTTTAAAGTTTTAGCAATATGTAATATGATTAGATATCATATGCGTCCTTTATATATTTTTAATAAAGCAAATCCAGCAAATAGAATATTATCATTAGCAAATGATTTGAAATATGTTTTAATGGATGCCCTTTTGTTATTAAAGTATTGTGACTGTAAAGGTTCTCTAACTGATGAAGATACCAGGTGGTATGAAACGTTACAAAAAGTGAGAGAGTTATATTATAATACAGTTACCTATAAAGCTGGAGAAGAAGTTACGATTGAAAAAATTAGTGACAATACTACCTGTGAATATGAATCTGGAAATCATCCGAATGGTATTAATGTAGGATATCGTCGATCAGGTAAATTACAATATCCTGTAACGGTTGGAACTAGGTGTACTATTGGGTTTCCATTCTCTAGCTCTCCTGTAACAAAAATTATTGATAAATGTACTTTCGAAACAAAAAACTCAGTATATAAAATATTTAAACCAGAAAAGTAATGAACTTTATTTGTGTAGTAAAAGATCCAGCTATTATTCTTTGAACTTTAATTCAGAAAGGTTTTAATTGTGTTAATCCAGAATTTGCATCAGAAGTAACAGCTCTAGGAGCTGAGGGTAAATTATCTGATAAATACCCCTATCTTTTTATAGCAAAAATTCATAAAGATTATGCAATTTTTAAGGATAAGCATACGGCTGAAAGATGGCTAGCTTCTAAAGGTATTGATTCCTATCAACGTTATTGGACAGTAGATGACGCTTTAAAGGCTTTAGGCGTTAACAAAACAGAAGCAGAACAGAGACAAGAAGCTATTAATATTATTAATGGTAAAACAAGAAATATGGATAAAAAAGAATTGAGCTCAATTGCTAATTTGATGTCGTCGTTACTAGGCGGTGATTTTGAAAAAATGTTAAAAGAGATTAAGGAAGAACTGGAAAAGGAAGATAAAAAAAGTAATTCTGAAGAGGAATCTTTGGAAGAAAAATCTAGTACCTTTGAAGACGCTATTATTCCTGGTTATATTGTAAAATTTGCCATTGATGATCTTGATTATGGAGTTATTTTAGCAAATAGGATGATTGTATGTTTTGGTAATGATGGAAGAGTTAAAGGATATCTAAAGAAGTTCACTCAAGATACTCCAAGACCAATTGCAGGAATTTATAAACCTACTGAGGAGGCATATGGTTTTAGTAAAACTGATAAAATGATTCCAGTATGGGTAGCTCCAACGCAGGAGGTAGTTTATACTATGGAGGATATTGAAAAGAAACTTGGTTTGGAACCTGGTTCACTCAAAATCAAATAATAAAGAGGGAATTTCCCTCTTTTTTTGCTTTAATAATATGGGTAAATATATTAGGGATTATCAAGTAGATAATTTTTCTGACGAGGATCTTGAACAAATAAAACCAAAAAAGAATAAAATTAAAAAATTCAAAGAACCAAAAAATTCTAAGGACTCTAGGAAAAAACCTTTAAGGAAAATAAAAGATGAAATTTAGTATTGAAGATGTTTGGTTGTATCCAACTGAGATTGCATCAGAATCAGTAGATTATAATATATATAATAAAGACGGTAAGTTACCTGTGTTTACTTCCGTTGAGGAACCATTAAAACTTGAGGAGTACATTGAGTTAAGTAAACTTGGTATTAACACGATTATCCCACAAAGTATTAGTTTGAAGGAACGGTTATCGATGATTCATCAATCATTTATAGATTTATCCTATCACGAATTAAATAATTTGTTATCAAGCGACAGTTTTACCTCTAATTTTGATAACACAAAAACATACTATATTTATATAGAATATACTCCTTATAATGGTAAACAGTTTTTTCATACCTGTAAATATATTAAACGACAATTTGGAGGAAATGTGTTATTAATGGTGTCTAATATTGGCTCACCTGAATTATATTTAGAATGTTGTAAAACAGGCATTGATTATGTTATTCTTGTAGATCCTTCTCGATATGCAGACATTAAATTTTCATATCCATCTGGGTCTTTAATTGCTGATTGTAAGAGTAAGCAATGGGAAATTCAAGAAACTATCAAATCAAGTCAAAATGTAGGAATTTTTTGTCCCTATACAGCAACCTCTATTATTCATATCGAATATACCTTAAACCAAATTCCAAGTTTTAGAAGTTTAGTTTTAGGAGCTGATTATGTTATGACGAAATTTAATTCCTCGAGACTTGACTATAATACGCATGTCAAAGCTATAGAAACCAAATTATTTAATATAATGCAGTATGGAGGAATTAGAACTTTATCCGATTTTGAAAAAATTAAATATATTGTTAAATAATGGAAGATAGAATTATATATTGTAAACTAACTGAAAAAAGTTCTAGAAAGGTTTGGGTTATAGAACCTAAACAGTTTTATCCTGATAAAACCGAAATATATCCTTTATCTGTTTCCTTAGCGTCCACTGTGATTGATAGAATAGAACATCCAATAGGATGTGTTATTGGCCTTTATAGTAGTAAATTAACTCTAGCAAGTACTAAAAAATATTATTCGTATTCTGGAGAAAAATGTGCAGAAGTCTATGACGATCCAGTATCAGGACCTGGATATCAAAGATACATAAGGAATCGAGACAAAACTCCAGAAGAAATTGCTGCAGAGGAAGCTAAAATAAGTAAAACGTTACTATCTCATCTACTTAGAGATACTCAGACCAAACCTCTAACAATTGAACAACATGGATTCTATATTGAAGATGATAAGTATTATCTTCTAGTTCGGAATATTAAAAAAGTAGTTAATACTTTGTTATTAGGACCAACTGGTAGTGGTAATAAACTTGCAAATTATATATAATATTATTATTTTTGCTCATATTAATTTTTTAATACTATATGGGTAAAATTAAAGAAAGTGAATTCAATAAAATATTGAATTGATATTTAGTAGATTTAAAAAGTTGTTCCTGAATTGGAAAACAATATGGTGTTTCTTATGCCACAATAGTAAAAATCTTAAAAGACCTTGGAATTAAAGTTATTAATAGACAAAATCAACATATTTGAACAGACGCTGATTTAATTAATGATTTTAATAATGGTCTATCAGGAGAACAAATAAGAAAGAAGTGAGGAATTGATAAAAGTATTTTATACAGTCATTTGAAAAAACATCGACTACATTTGACAAATTATCAAAATCAATGTAAGTTTAATGAACATGTATTTGACTGCATAGATACTGAAGAAAAAGCATATTGGTTAGGATTCATTTTTGCTGATGGATATATTTCTTCACATACTCCAAATAAGAAGAAAACGTATAGGTTTGAATTATCTTTAGCTATAAAAGATAAAGATCATTTAGATAAATTTAATATCTTTATGGGATACTTAGGAAATAACGTAAAATGTGATTCGTATAGATGTAGATGATTTATTGGAAATAAACATCTATGGACAACATTAAACAATTACGGTTGTACTCCAAGGAAATCATTAACATTAAAATTTCCAGATAAAACAATTTTTAAATCAAAAGATTTAATTAGACACTTTATCAGAGGTTATTTTGATGGTGATGGATGTGTTACTCTACAAAAGAATAAATACAGTATCCGCCCATATGTTTCTATTATTGGAACATGAGAATTCCTAAATTCTATTGAACATTATCTAAATTATCCAACTTTAGCTAAAACATATAAAGATAAACGTTCACAGAAAAATACGTATACTTTATGATTTAAGACTATCGAAAGTTTTGACTTTTTAGATAAAGTTTACAAAAACGCTACTATTTATTTAAACCGTAAATATAATAGATATTTGCAAACAATATTGCCGTTTTAAAGAGAAATCTTTAAAATTATTAGAGAGCAAAATCGGTGAAGGCTGAGATGCTAATACCGAGGTAATAGCAGATTTAAAAGATTTGCTACACCGTAACGCGTAGAGATTGAAACTTAGAAGTAAGAATATAATATCTCCAAGAGTGTTCTCCACCTTATTTATGTTAGTACATAAAAGGTGAAAATGTACGCTGAGCTATATCAAAAAGGAAGATATAGAATCATAGGATAAAAAGCCTATGAGATAACAAAACTGAAAACCGAGGTTATAGCTTTAGTTGCTAAGCAATTAGGTTTAGAATGTGAATATTATGACATGGGTGCAATGGCTGATCCTATTGCTGATTTATTAGGTGTTCACAGGTTAGAGAATGGTAATTCTATTTTTGATTTTGCTAAGTTTTGTGATGATATACAGAAACCTAAGATAATCATTCTTGATGAGCTATCTAGAATGCCGCATACTTGTGCTAATATTATCTATCCGTTATTAGACAACCGACGTTATCTTCCTGTGGAAATAGCAGGTTCAAAAGATGTTAGGCGTATACCTGTACATCCTAAATGTGTGTTTTTTGCTACTGCAAACATCGGTATTGAGTATACTGGTACTTCAACTATGGACAAGGCGTTGACGAACCGTTTCTTTCCTATAGAGTTAGATTATTTGAATGCAACTAATGAAACTAGTGTTCTTGTAAAAAGATCTGGAATTGCTAAATCAGATGCTAAGATTATTTCTAATCTTGCTGAATCTATTAGAAAAATGAAAAGAAATTCTGATTTAGAAACCGCTATTTCAACACGAGAAACCTTAATGATTGCTGACTTAATCTATGATGGATGGGAACTTGTTAATGCAGTCAAAGCCGTATTACTGCCACTTTACGAGCAAGATGACAGAGATAAAATTATTAAACTTATAATGAGTAAGTAATGGCTGTTACTGATTGGTTTGGAAGAAGTAAGAATAGGAGTTATATATCAGAACATGGTAATCATAAGTTACAATGGGATTTTGGAATGGAAAATTCCTATTCTTCATTCTTTGCTCCAAACTTAGATAAACAAAAATTAATTAAAGACTCTTATAAACACGCTTGTGATATTAGGGATATTATGGAAGTCCCGAAATCAATTAAAGTTAGTTTATTTGCCCAACCTAGTTCTTACAGCACCTCTAAAAAGGTTGTAATTTCAACTAATGTTTTTGATGATTCTAAGTTGAATAATAATCAAAAATTAGATATCTTCTTAGGATTAGCGGTCCATGAGTTCTCCCATATTTTATACACTGCTTTAAATTCAGTAAAGAACTACAAATCAGACGATTACATTGGACAATTAACTAATACAATTGAAGATGAGCGGATTGAAAGTAAGGCAACATATTTCTATCCAGGATACGCCAACTTCTTAAAAGAAGTAAAATATTACTATTTTAAAAAATGTTTCAAGGAAGAACATTTAAATGATGTAACTGATGTTTTGCAAACAGTATTTTACATTATTAGGTATCCTGAAAATGTAAGTGAAGACATTTATAATCGGCATATAGTTTTATTTGAAAAAATCAAAAATGTTATGTCTTCTTTGGGCGAATCATTTGTAGAGTCTAATTCAAAAGCAAAGAAAATTTGGAAATTAATCTGTGATTATTTTGAACTCCCACCAGAACCTCCAACAAATAATAAAGAATATTCTCAAGAAGGAGAATCAGATGAGGGTGATAATAACGATAACAGTGATACGAGTCAAGGGAATGAATCTTCTGACAATCGCTCTGGTAAAAGTGAGAGTAATTCAACTTCTGAGGGCTCTAATTCCGAAGGCTCTAACTCAGCAACGTCTAAACCTGCTGAAACAGGCACTGTAAAGCCAAGATCTGAAGAGGAGTTAAAAGACTTTGCAAATTCTATAGCGAGAAAAATCTCTAAGGTTACAAGCAGTTACACTACTCAACGTAGTTCTGAAATTAGAACATCATGGGATGCAGAAGAATATTCTGGAGATTTAGTAAGAGAGAGTGATGATTTAGTATTGCATCGTCAGGAAAATAATCAGGAAAACTATAATGAAGTTAAGACTCAGTTAGGAGTTTCTATTACACCACTAGTTAATGCTTTTAGCAAATTTTTTGTTGAACAAAAATATAATCTTAGTGGGTTAAGAAGAGGTAAACTTGATACAGGAAAACTTGCTGAAGCTTATCAAAATGTTGAGACTGTTTATACACAAACATTCGAAAGAATAACCCCAGGATTAGATTTATGTCTGTTAATTGATGAATCAGGTTCAATGGATGGAAGCAAAATTGATACTGCTCAGCAAGCTGCAATCTTATTAAATGAAGTTTGTTTAAAATTACCTAAATGTAACTTGTTTATTTATGGTCATACTGCTGATATTGTATCATCTGGCGATACATTTATTAATGTTTATCGAGACTCTTGGAATAAGAATAAGTATTCTTTAGGATCTGTAAGAGCAATGTGTAACAATAGAGATCATGAAGCAATCGAGGAAGTTTATAAACTTGTAAGAAAACAAACTAATAACCCTCTTTTAATGTTTGTAATATCTGATGGATATCCTGCTGCACGAGGTTTACCTAATTTATCAGAATCAATAAAGTTGGTAAAAAAGACAGTTGACTGTATAGAATCAAGAGGTGACACAGTTATTTGTCAGATAGCTATTGAAAGTGATATTGATCCTCAAAAAATGTTTAATAATTATATTCATCTTACAGATTTAGATACATTTCCTAGAGATTTATCTAATTATGTACTAAAAACTCTTATATCAAAACTTAAAAGAATTGATATATAGATTTTATATTTCACTGTTTTTTATTATTTTTGCAGTATAACTAAAAATAATAAAATGCCTTTGTCGTTCAATGGTAGGACAGCGCTCTTCAAAAGCGTGTATGTGAGTTCGAATCTTGCCAAGGGTGCTAACTGATTAAAAACTAACAAGTTATAATATGTTATTATTCTCAGAAGAAGAAGAAATTCAAGAATTAGCAGAAGAATTAAACTGCACAACGCAAGAAGCGGGTATTATTTATCTAAGGCAGGAAGGATATACTTATGCACAAATACGATTAAAACTAGGTAACCCTTCCAATAAATTAATTAGACAAACACTACTAAAATATGCACCTAATCTTATAGAAAATAATGAAAAAGTTTAAAATATTGTTACATGATTATATAATTGTAATCGCTTTACTTGCTTTTAGTGTCTTATATATTAAATTTTCTACAGAATCTGTATCTGCAGAACCTTCCAATATTGAAATAGAGTCTCCGAAAGAAGACTCTATTATTATTTTAAGGGATTCGCTAACAGAATGGCAAGTATTTATCATGGCGCTTATTGAAGTTGAATGTGAAAGAAATCCTAAAGCTAAATCTTCTGGTGGTGCGGTAGGACCATTTCAAATAACACAATCTTATATTAGCGAAATTAATAGAGTATATAAAACTAATTTCATTTTACAAGACGCCTATAATTTGGATAAAGCATTGAGTATGTTTGAGATGATGAATGATTATCACAATCCTGATAGGGATATAAATAAAGCCATTAAACTCCATAATCCTAAAGCTGGTAACTGGTATACTAAAAAGGTAAAACAGAGAATGCAAGCTATTGAGTTTAACGAGGAAGTTAGAGCTAAAATCATAGATTTATATAATATTTATTAAAATGATAAATCCAGTAGAAATTATCAACTTTAGTGTTATAGAACCAGCAATCTCTGCAAAGGCGTTTGAAATTCATTATAAACAACACTACCTACAATACGTGAATAAACTTAATGTGCTCATTAAAGATACAATATTTGATTCTTTAAGCGTTGAACAGATTATAAATAACTCTGAAAAAGGAGGCGAGATTTATAATAATGCAACCCAAGTTTGGAACCATGAAAGATTTTTTGAACAGTTTACTGGGCAATCTCATTGGTATTTTCGTGGCAGCGTTTATAAAAAATATAGCGTATATATTCCAAACATACCTAATTTGTTAGCAGAAGCTAGTTCTAAACTGTTTGGTAGTGGTTACATTTGGCTAGTTGCTGCTTACAACACATCTACTCAACGTTTTAACGTACTTGTTCAATGTTTTAAAAATTCTCAAACTCCTATTGAAGATGAGACTTTAATTCCTCTAATTTGTATGGATATGTGGGAACATTCTTACTATTTAGATTATCAATCATACAAAGTCGATTATATTGAGAATTTGTTTGATAAAATCGATTGGTCTGTTATAGCAAACAGAATACCAAAATAAAACTTAAAGCTTAAAAATGAAGAGAACATTAATAGAAGTATTAGCTATAATTGCAGTTTTTGCTCTTTTATTGCATTTAGGGAAAACTATCAAAGATCTTAATACTAGATTGGCATATTCTGTTAATAATGAAAAAGCATATGCTGCTGAAAGGACTGATTTAAAATCAAAAAATAGAACCTTTCAACTTACAATAAAACAACTTGAAAGCTCTACCGACTCCTTAACAAGAAAACTGAAAGAAGTTGCTAATGAAAGTGGGATTAAAGATAAGAGAATTAAATCACTACAATATCAACTTGAACATTATTCTAAAACAGATACAATAAAAATTCAAGACACAATTTTTAAAGATCCTCAGTTTGTATTAGATACGTGTGTCCAAGATGAATGGAATAAATCTTGTTTACATTTAAAGTATCCAAATGAGATTACTATGAACCATGAGTACACTAATTCTAAGTATATATTAGCTGAAGGAAAAAGGGAAACAATTAAACCTAGAAAATGGTTTTTACCTCGTTGGTTTAGTAAAAAACATACTATTGTTGAAATTACAGTTGTTGATGAAAATCCATATGTAATTACTAAAGAACAACGTTTTATACAAATCGTTGAAGACTAATTATGAAAACTTTAACTGCTATAGCATTAAGGGACTATATTGACGATAATGGTGTTTTTATTTGTACTCAAGGCCAAAATGTAACTATTATTAAAAGTAATAAAGATTGTTTAGTTAAAACTTCTTGTGGATGGTATGAGGCAGATGTGGAGGATTTTGAAGTAAAAGAACCGAAAAATGAAGTATCAGGAGTGTTTAAAAAGAGGATTTGATAAAGAAGAAGAATTTGCAAAGTTATTAGTTAGTACCTGTGGTGGAGTTGTTCAAAAGGCAAATCCTAAAGAGGATATACATGATCATATAGATTTATGGTGAATCATTAATGGAAAGACTATTGGATTAGATATTAAGGCTCTTAAAAAGCAGTCTAGAAACGATAAAGTTTACAGCAATAGTATTCATTGAATAGAACTAAAAAACGTTAATGGTAAACCTGGCTGGCTTTTTGGAAAATCTGATTATATAGTTTTCGAAACGGTTAGTATGTGGATTGTTGTAAAAAGAAAAATGTTATTAACCTTTCTTAAACAAAACGTTAACTTTAATACTATTCATGAATCACTTACTAATTTAAACACATATGAATTGTATCGTCGGAGTGGTAGAAGTGATTTAATTCTTAAAATCCCAGTAGAGGACCTACTTAAATTAAATTCAAAAATTATTATAAAAAATGAAGCGACTTAATATAGCTCTTGTTGCACATGATGCTAGAAAAAAGGAATTAGTTGATTGGGTTAAATTCAATATACATTCACTATATAACCATCACATTATTGCTACTGGTACCACTAGTAAATTACTTGGCAATATTATGGTTAAACAAGTTACAGAGACAGATTGGAGAGAGAAAGAATATTTTGTAAATAAATATCTCGATATAACTCCTGTTCTTTCTGGTCCTCTGGGAGGTGATCAAATGATTGGTGCTATGATTGCAAAAGGACAAATTGATGTATTAATTTTCTTTTGTGATAATCTTATTACACAGGGACATCAAACTGATATTTCAGCATTAACTCGACTAGCTTCACTGTATAATATTGCATTTGCAACAAATCGCACTACTGCTGATATGATTCTTACCTCTTCTTTATTTGCAAATGAAAGTTACCAACCCATTAAAAATGATTTTAGTACATATTTAAACAGACCATTATATGAAAAAAGCTAGATTTTATTATCCTAAACCTATAGAGTTTATTGATGGTGCAGTTTTCCCAGACACTGATAATATCATTATAAATCCTAAAAAAACTTATGGTAAACGTTATACTATGGTTTCTGTGTATAATGATGAAAATGATAGTATTAGATTTGGTGTGGCTACTTGTTGTCCTGAAGATAAATTTGAAAAAGCAATTGGAAGAAAAATTGCACTAGAAAAAGCTGATTCTGAGCCTTTCTTGATCATAGATAATGCAACTAAAGAAATGGAAAGAACAGGTTTAACATTCTCAGAATTAGTAATGAAATGTCTCAAACACCATACAAATTTCCTACTTGCTTCAGATGGAAAATACAATAAATACCTTAAGTCAGAAACTCGTGTGCCCCTAAGGAATTTTAAAGAATTGACCGATCTTGAAGATGCTGAAGAGGAGATAATACGGGATCAAGTTGATAGTATAATTTTTGCTATGAAAGGTGATGGTTGATTTTGTACTTAATGGAAAGATCATTCTTGAGGATCACAACTTAAATAAATTTCAAGAAGATTTTGCTCAACTACTATATAAATACCAAACTGTTTTCAAGGGAGAAATAAGAAGTTATAGTTTTGAGGAATGCGAAATAATAGAACCAGAAGTTAGTGATTAAAATTTATACTGATGGGAGTTATAAACCTTCTACAAATCAAGGAGGGTATGCTTCAATCATTATTAATGATGATAAAATAGTTAAAATTTTACAACAAGGATATATAAATACTACAAACAATAGGATGGAAATTATGGGAGTTTTAAAGGCATTAGAGTTTTTTAAGACTCCTCAAGATATTATTATCTATTCAGATTCAAGTTATGTAGTAAGTAGTATGTCTAATAATTATGTACGGAGATGAGTATCAGATAATGATACATCAAAAAAGAACATGGATTTGTGATCTAAGATCCTAAACTTATCAAATTTTCATAATGTAAAGTTTGTATGAGTTAAGGGTCATAATGATAATAGATGAAACGAATTAGCTGATATTTATGCAAATATATCAGCTACTGTCGAAAACCCACAAATAGACTTAGAAGACTAATAAATATGAATAGTAAACAATTAAGATTGAAAAAAGTTGGAAACCATTGGCTTCCCTGTATTTCCCATGAAATTGGCGATAATATAGCACTTAACAAAAAAATTGATAGATACTTAGATTGTTTAGATTTTAGCAAAATGGAAGAAGTTGTTATTGAGTTTGAAGAGCTAGATATTATATGGGATGGTCTTAATATTGTTTACTTTAGTGAGGAAGATATTACTAGATATCTAACTACTGATGATGACTTTAATATTAGGTTTACTATCAACAATCATAATTTTGAAATTTCATCATCTCTTTACTGGCTTCTAGAAGATCAATTTAACTTCAACTTTCATAAAGTAGGTTATAAGATTCATATTCTTTAGATAATAGGAAACTATTTATTATTTTTAATTTTATTTACTATGAAAATGAAAACTGAAGCACCAAGTATTGAAAAATTAGATCTTAAAAGACGTAAATGTACTTTAAGTGACGATATGATTCGATTGATGCTAAGACAGTTAACTCATGAAATGTACAATCATAACTTGTATAGAAGTTTTGCAAACTTTTATGGAGTTAGAGGTTTTCAAGTACTAGAGCAATATTATATTGATCGTGCTGAGGAAGAAAAATTGCATCATGATTGGGTATATGGATATTTAAATGAATGTGATGCTGAATTTATTTATCCCGAAATTCCTGCCATTTCAGAAAAGTTTGAAGATATGATTACTCCTTTCCAATTAACAGTTGATAAGGAAATTCAAACAACTATGGAAATTAATGAAATGGTTGATTTAGCTTGTGATACAAGCGATTGGGCGACTTTTAATTGGCTCAATGGGCATGATCCTAAGACTGGTATGCTAGTTAACGAGCAGGTAGATTTCTGCCTGGTTATATAGTAATATATAATAAGAACAAACCAAAAACGGTGAAGGCTGAGATGCTAATACCGTGCTAATTTAGAATTTAAAAAATTCTAAACAGTGTAACGCGTAGATTTTGAAACTAATTATTAATTTTAAATTTGTTTGTGAGTTTAATAAAGAATTATTATCTTTGTACTGAATCTTTAAAAGAATTAGTATGGCTAGAATTAAACAAACAAACAAGTTTTATGAAAATAAGATTTTTCAATCAAAATCTTATGGAGATTTTAAAGTATTAAAATATAATAATACCTTTAATGTAGAAATAGAGTTTTTAACTACTGGATATAAAACTTCAGTACAGTTGAGTAATGTTAAATCTGGTAGTGTCAGAGATCCTTATTATCCAATAGTTTATGGTGTTGGATATATGGGAGAAGGTCCTTATAAGTCTCGGCCAGTACAAAATGGCCCGCAGAGCAGATGTTATAAAATTTGAAAGGAAATGTTGGGAAGATGTTATTGTAATAGCACTTCAAGTTTTATAAATTATGGAGCTTGTGGAGTTGTTGTATGTTCAGAGTGGCATAATTTTCAAAATTATGCAAAATGATATTATAAAAACTGCATAAACGAATCTTATTGTGTTGATAAAGACTTTTTAGGAAAAGGTCTTAAAATTTATAGTCCTACGACTTGTTGCTTTATTCCTGAAGAGATTAATGCACAGTTAACATTAAGACAATCAAGGAGAGGAAAATTTCCATTAGGTGTAAGACCCTGTGGAAAAAAATATCAAGCACAATTAAACAAAAACTCTAAAAAAATTCCGTTAGGTGTATTTAATACAATTGAAGAAGCATTTAATGCATATAAAACAGCTAAAGAAGCATTTTTGAAAGAGCTGGCTGAGAAATATAAAGCTACTATTTCTAAAGAAGTTTACTATGCATTAAAAAGTTTTCAAATAAACATTAATGATTAGAATAAAATAAATCCAAGAGTGGTTTGCCCCTATATTTTAGGGTGAAAATGTACGCTGGACTATAGTAAAATGAAACTATAGAAGTTAAGATAAAAAGCTTAACGATAACAAAATTGAGAAGAAGAAAATATCAGTCGAACAGCATTAGATATAGCAGAGTCTGAAGGCAGTTGGCTTAGGAAAGAAAAATCGATCATGGCAGCCTATAAAGGTGATACGGATTAATTAAAATGCCTAATAATGTCTCTAATAACTGATTTAGGATTAGATCAACAATATACTACAGATCCTCCAATACTGTATCCTCTACCTATAGTATTCTCTAAAGTTATTGACAAAGAGTATATAAGTTACTTAGTTAGTTTAGGTGTTACTTGTATTTTAGATACATCTGATCCTAGGCGGCATAATGCACCATTAAGTTGGATTTCTTTGTATTTAGGAGATGGTCAGAACATGCATAACGTTAACACTTATTTATCAAAAGGAGATTTAATACCATTAAGTACTGATAAGAAAAGAATATGTATTAACTTTTGTGGATTAAAATTAATACAAGAAAATGATTAAAGATTTAAATCTATTAGGTTTGGATGAACAGTATACTAGTTTTGGTTACTGAAATTATAACCTTCCTGTAATATTTCCAAAAACTACTAATAAAGAATTAATAAAATATCTTGTAAGTTTAGGTTATACATGTGTATTTGATCAGGTGTCAGAAAATTCAAATCAATCTTTAATTACTGGGATTTGTATATTTATAAGCGATAGCTTCACTTTATTTGATGTTGAAAAATATTTAGAGGATAATAAATTAGTACCTCTAGATTCTAATAGGAAATCATTATTCACAAATATAAATGGATTATATAAAATGGGTTAATTAATGGATAATTTAAATTTACTAGGTTTAGAACAACAATACTATAAGAAATCTTGACCAGAACAAATTTTTATATTTCCTCAAACTACTAACTTTGATAGCTTAAGATATCTGCTTAGTTTAGGTTATACTTGTGTAGTTTCTGGGCTTTTTGGTAGTATGTTTACAGAAGGTAAATCTAGAGGTACAATTTATATTTATGATGTTGATCAATTAGATTCTTATAAAAACATGTATCTAGATCTTAAGCTAGAACCAGTTCCAGAAAAAATTAAAGAAAGAATAATATTATCCCTATCGTTAGAACAAATCTAACAAGTATATATGCTAAGTTATGGAAACCCTAAATATTAGAGATCACATATGCTCCTATGATACATCTTCAGAAGCAGCAAGAAAAGTTGTAGACAAGATTATTCAATGGTGTAATAAGTACAAATGTACTGGAGGAGAAATGCTTTGTCAAGATGATGATTGTATAATCGAAAGTCCTTATCTAGTTGCAGACATTATTGATAATGTACTCAAATTTGAACATAAGTTAAGTGATGATTGAGGAAATTAATCATATATATGTAATTCCAGATTATAAGAAGGAGTATTTTATTTTTCCACAAACTGTTGAATACAACACACTTAAATACTTGATCGATATGGGTTTTATTTGTGTTGTTGGTGGAGCTACATCAATTGATCGTAAATATAGACTTGCAAATGGTTGGGGTTATTGGGAAAATGAATCTCCGATTTATAAACCTAAACTAGAAAAATATATAGATATTATTGCTACACATAGTGCTCCTTCTTTTTGTTTTCCTCAGATAAAAAGTGATATTGTTTATGAGTATGCAAAGTATGATGAATCTTTATTAGATGATATTTCTAAGGAAAGAATGGTTTTTAATAAAATATATGAGGATTATAAGGACACAATAACCGACTGGTTTTACGGCCACTATCATCAGTCTCATTTAGAGCAAATAAATGGAATTAATTTTCGTTTACTAAATATAGAAGAATTTTGTGAATACCGCACCACAGATAATTACAATATATTGTAAAATTTGTGCTATTGAAGAAGGTCAATATACAGCAATTGTTGTAGAAGATTTAAATAGAGATTATACAGATGATCTCAAATATGTAACTGTTATAAAGTTACCAAACTGAGGCTCTTCTATAATGCAGGTTGGAGACATTGGTTATCTTCAATTTGAATCTATAGAAGGTGGAGTTACTCAATGATTTAACAAATCATCAGAAGATTTTGAAGTTTATAAATATAATAATAATTATTTTATAAACTTTTTTATACAAAAAGATAAAAATAATATGAAAGAATTTAGTTTTTAAATATGAATACAGAATTTGGTGAAAAATTACAGAGTGCAATGAGCTCTATTGATTCCTTAACTTGGAGAGATAAACAAGGTAATATTGTAAAATTAGTTGACGCCTCAAAAGAAGAATTACAGAAATGATATAACCATTGCTGAGAAATGCTTCATAATGAGAGTCTTTACAATCCAGGAAAGATTAAGATTAGAAAGAATATTCATCTTACTTGAGATGCTTGTAATACTGAACTATTTGTCAGATATTTATTGCATGAATGTAATACTGAACTAAAAACTAAAAAAGACATATTAGATTATATTAATTCTAAGAGAACTACTGGTGATCAAGATGTCTTAAATGAATCTATTGCCATTTTATTTAGTGGTCTTCCTCCTATTTTTGAAAAAGTAACTGTTAATAGGTTAATGGATGCCTGTTTTGATAAATTAGACGTTCTTAACAAGAAAATGATTTCAGATAAATTTATCTGGTCTCAAGGAATTTGATTAACTGAGGAAGAAAAGGCAGAATTAACCGAGATTATGCCTGATGGTAAAATCAGAAATAGAATGGAAGTTATTAAGGAAAGATTAGCAGGATATGTTAATGCTGATGTTAAACTTAGGATCACTCCAACTGGATTAACTTTTGCTGAGTTTCGTTCTCTTGTACAACTACCACCTCTTCCTAAAATCAGCTCATTATCAACAGTAGCCCTTAAGACATTGAGGGATAAAATCCTGTTATTGTTAGATAATGATCTTGATTATCACATTAATAAATGGACAACACTTATTAATAATATTGAAAGAGTTGCAGAGTTTAAAAATTATCAATTAGTAACTAAGAATTAGTATATAATATTGAAAGTTAATAACTTATAATATAAAACTTATTAAACTCTTTTTAGTAAGTTGCTTTAATATTTCTATAAATTTTCGTATCTTTGATGGACAGAACTGAAAGACAAAAAGTAGGAATAAGACGATGAATTGATGGAGGTGGAAGAGGTACCCTTGCCTGAAGTACAGGTTTAGGTAAGACTTATGCCACAATACTTCTAATAAAGGAATTATATAAGGCGAATCCTGCCTTAGCGGTTTTAGTTGCAGTTCCTACTAATGTGTTAAAAGAACAATGAGTTAGAGAGTTGGCTAAATACCAGCTCTTTTCTGTCTGTAAGGTAGAAGTTTTTAACACCATTGTAAAACATAGCTATACAGTTGATTTATTTGTAATAGATGAGTTACATAATGCTGCTAGTCCTGTACATATCTCGATGTTTGAAAAAGTCAAGTACAGGTATTTTTTAGGCTTAACTGCTACTTTCGAACGATTAGATGGCAGACATAAATTATTAGAACAGTACACTTCAATTTGTGATAAAATTACTATAGAAGAAGCTGTTCAGAATAAGTGACTATCTGATTATCGAAACTACAAGGTGATACTCGACGTTGATCTAACTAAGTATAATGAATGAAATCAAAAATTCCAGTCATTATTTGCTTTATTTGACTTTAACTTTGATTTAGCTATGAAGTGTGTTCAAAATCCAAGAATTGCAGCTTTATATGCTAAAAAACTTGGAAGAACACTAAAGGAAATAAGAGGCTTTGCAGCTGCCTGAATGAAAATGTTACGTAATAGAAAGTCCTTTGTAATGTCGCATCCTAAGAAGCTTGAAATAGCAAATAAAATTTTAGACGCTCGAAAGGATAAAAAATGTATTACATTTTCCGCTACAATTAAAGATGCAGAGCAATTTAGATCTAGAGGAGCCCTTATATTACATAGCAAACAAAAGAAACAAGAGAATAAACAGATTATTGAAAACTTTAACAGTCTAACTTCTGGAGTATTAAGTACTTCAAAATCTGCAGATGCTGGTTTAGATGTTAAAGGGCTAAGTGTAGGAATTATTCTTAGTGGTGACAGCTCTAAAACACGTACTACACAGAGGATAAAAGTTGCATCTTTTTATACAACGACCTGGTAAATAAAAAATATTTCCGTATCTTTGTATTTTATTAATAAATACAAATTATGATATATAAAGGTTATGTTTTAAAAGATCCAGTTACAAAGGAAATTAGATATGTTGGTATTACGTCTAAAGAATTAGAACAACGACTGAAAGGACATATCGCGGATACTAAAGACAAGTTAAGAAAGAAATGACATAAAACTTGTTGAATGATACATGTTTACAAAAAATACAAACAGTGACCACTAATAGAATTGGTTGACGTTTTTGATACGCTTGAAGCTGCAAAACAATTTGAGGTTAATTATATTGCAACCTATAAAGAAGAATATAAGCTTACAAACGACACTCCTGGAGGAGATTATATAGCATATAACGCTCATTCTCGAGAGGCAATATTAAAAAGAAAAGCTATTCGAAAGGTTGTACAATATAATATATTTGGAGAATTAATTAGAATATATGATCTTATCGAAGATGCTGTTAGGTTTTTAGGTCTAACTAGTGGATCAAAAATAACTATGTGCTGTCGCCATAAACGAAAACACGCACATGGGTATATTTGACGTTATTATGGAGAAGAGTTAGGAGATATAAGTGATATTGATCTCAGTTCACTTTGTTTTAATAATTTACTACAATGTAATTCTAATGGTGTAGTTATTAAAATTTGAGACTCTTACATTAAAGCATCTAAAGCAATTGGTGATCATTCTAAAGGGGGAAATATTGCAGCTTGTATTAGTGGTAAACAAAAAACATGTAAAGGATTTATTTGAAGGTTAGAGTATAAATTAGAGAGGTCCTCTATAAACCCATTTAATTCGGTGAATAGCAACAAAACACCGAGCCAAACCTCTAAAAAGAGGAAGGTGTAACGACTATCCTGTAAGGAGTAGACTTAAGCAAGTCGAAATAGTGGGTACCATATAGGTAAAGATATAGTCTAATCTGCATGGTGACATGCAGCAGTTCATAAGAGAACGTATATAAGAGTAGCGTCTTATATAGAATATAAATGCGGTAGAGCAATTCGACAGGAGGAAGGCAAAATAGCAGAAATATTTACATTAGTTATTGGTAAAAGTATTGAGGAGAACTGGTATTCTAATGCTAATGTAAATCAACAGTATATTACTATAAATGAGAATCAATTAGATATTATACTTAATGGTGGAGAAGTATCTACTAAAACAAAGAGAGGTATTGCTGATACAAAATATAGATTTTAAATAAAAGATCTAACGTATTACGTTTGTTTACATTAACGGTAATAAATGGAGTTAGATACAATAATTAATATAATAACTCAATATAATTTAACAGGAGATGAACTCTTGTTAATTTATTTAACTCTTTGTGCTCAGGATGGTCATCCTGAGTATTTTGCAAAGTGATTCAATGGTGGAGGTCAAGCAAAATTAAAGGATCTCTTTATTTCTTTAAAAGAAAAAGGAATAATACACAAAAATTATGATCCTTCATCTTATATACCAGATGAAATTGAATTTAATAAAACTTTTTTAAAACGATATTTTAAACTGGCTGGGGAGCTAGGTAGAGAGTTATTTGAGGCTTACGAACCATTTATTAAAGTTAATGGAGCATTATACAGCTTAAAAAACTACTCTAAAAAGTTTTATTCTCTTGATGAATTTTGTTTTTGATACTCTTCTACTATTGGACACAGTGTTGAAAAACACAAAAAGATAATTGAAATCCTTAAATGAGCTAGAGAAAATAACTTAATAAATATAGGCATCTTGGAATTTGTCAGTTCACATAAATGAGTTGATTTAGAAAAACTGAGATTAGAAGGATTCAATAAACAAACTGCCAGTTCTATATATCTTGACTAATGTTTGGAGTTGATAATTTATTTGAACAAATAGAACGAGGTAGAGAAGGGAAAAATATTGGTTTAAGTACAGGAATGCCAAAAATGGATAGTTATACAGGCGGTCTACAAAAGAGCTGTTATACCTTAATTTTTGGGTTAAGTGGTAGTGGTAAATCCAGCTTTGTGTTATATACTCATATATATAGACCACTAAAAGATTATCCAGAAAAAAATATTAAATTAATTTATTATTCCCTTGAAATGAGTGAAACCGTTTTATTAGCTAAGTTGTTGTGTCTTTATATTTACGAGGAATATCATTATGTACTAAGCTATAAGGATATTATGTCCTGATCTGAAATACTAGATGACGAATCTTATGAATATGTTAAAAAAGGCAAAGCTTGGTTAAATTCGATTTCAGACAAGCTCATTATTTATGATAAAGCTTTAAACTCGAAGTTTTTTTATAAATCAATGAAGGACAATCTTGAATGTTGAGGGACATTTAAAGATTCGCCCGATGGAAGAAGAATAATTTATGTTAAAAATGATCCAGAACAGTTTGTTGAAGCAATTATTGATCATATAGGTTTAGTAAGACCATCGCCAGGTAATACTAAAAAACAAGAAATTGATGAATTGTCAACATATGCAGTATCATTAAGGGAAAAATGTTCATGCTCTTTCTGTGTGTTAATGCAAGAAAATAGAAATTCTTCTGATATGGATAGAAGAAAAGCTGATTTAACAGAAAGTAGTGCTGAAGATATCAAGGATTCAGGTAATCCATACAATGATTCGGAAGTATGTATTGCGATATATAATCCATTGAAACATAAATTAACTTCTCATAGAGGATATCCAATTATTGTCGAAGATAGTCAACCAGGAGCATTTATTGGTCTTAGAGATCGTTATAGATCTGCTATTCTAATTAAAAATAGGTTTGGAGAGGCTGATAGATTAGTTCCATTAAATTTTTTTGGCGAAATTGGACTCTTTAAAGAACTACCAAAAGTTCAAGAATGTTTAGACTGAAAAGATTATTGTTATTTAAAAGATAACATTAGAAAAAAGAATAAGAAAGAAAAAGATTCAACTACTAAAGAAGTAGAAGTAAAAGATAGTTCAAAAAAGTTAACATACAGTTTTTAAATATGGCTATCGAATTACCAAAAACAAAAATTCCTGCAGCAACCCAAGATCCTAAGTATCTGATTCTCTTTGGTTTACCTAAGGTCAATCTGGCCCATTAGTTTAGTAATAAACTAAGTTGTATCGGGGAAAGTCGATGAATGCTAAAATTTTCTTACTTTGGTATTGGAATATACGGAAAATTTAACTATATTTGTGTAGTTAAATTAAAAATTATATGAAAATAAACCAGTTAAAGTATACAGAACAAGAAATTAAAAAGTTTGGTGAATACTATAAATTAGGCCATTCTTTAAAAGAAACTGCAGAATATTTTAATGTTAATTATCACACATTAAAACAAAATTTGATACGATTTGGATATAGAACTCCAATAAAAAAATTAAGTAATCAAAGAGTAACTAGTATTACTTATTTTGATTGTATTGACACTCATGAGAAAGCTTATTTTTTAGGACTGTTGTTTGCAGATGGATACATTTCAAAAACTCCTTATGGAGTTAATATTGGAATTGCTCTTCAATTACAAGATAAATATATTTTGGAGTATTTAAAGAGAGAAATTAATGTGTCAAATAAAATTTCAAATTATAAAAACAGTTCAAAATTTTCTGTAACATGTCAACACATGTATAATATATTAAAGAATTTAGGGATAAAAGAAGATAAATCACATCTAAATTACAAAATTCCTAATATTGATGAAAAATTTATCAATTCTTTTATACTTGGATATTTTGATGGAGACGGTTGTATAACTATAAAATCTACAGGCTATAGCGTTGTTTCTATTTGTTGTAACTCTAGATTATTTTTAGAAGATGTACAAAAATATTTAAATAAGCTAAGTATTGCAACCCGACCTATTACTACAGAAAAAAGAATGCATAATAATTTATTTGTTCTATATCTTTCAAAGAAAGAAAATCAGTTAAAATTTATGAATTTAATTTATAAAAATAGTAATATATTTTTACAAAGAAAATACCATAAATTTTTGCAAATATCGAGCTAACTATTATAATAATATATAATAGTAGTGTAACGCGTAGGAAGTGAACCTGTTATACAGAATATAATCTTCCCAAGAGTCTCCGAAACCTTTATTAAAGGTCTAAAATGTACGCTGAACTTATAGGAAACTATAAGAACTATAGGATAAAAAGCCTATAGGATAACAATTTGTGGAAAAACTACAATTTTAAGCACTCTGGAAAATAATCTAATTTTAGATACTGAATCAGGAAGTGATTATATTGATGCTTTAAAGGTTAAAGTATCTAGTGTAAAGGATATTAAGGAAGTTTGTAAAGCTATTATTGAGGCCAAAAGACCTTATAAGTACATTACTATTGATACTGTTACTGCATTGGAAGAAATTGTTAGACCATTAGCCCTTAATTTATATAAAAACTCTCCTGTATTTGGAGAGAGGTTTGCTGATATAACTGATGTTACTGCTCTTCCTAATGGCCAGGGGTATATGTGAAGTCGACAAGCTCTTGAAATGGTTATTGACATGGTATCTAAATGTGCTCCAAATATTATTTTATGTGGTCATGTTAAAGATGTGTCATTAAATGAGGGTCTTGATGGCAGTGTTAAGGATCTTGATCTGACAGGTAAAGTTAAACGTATTCTTTCTGCTAGAAGTGATGCTATTGGTTTTTGTCATCGCGATACTAATGGTAACCTTTGTATTAATTTTGGTGGGGATGGTGAGATCCTTACTGGTTCAAGATGTCAACACCTAGCAGGTAAAGATATTATTGTGGCAGAGCGTCAGGAAGATGGTTCATTTGTTTCACATTGGAATAGAATTTTTCCTTCATTAAGCAGTAAATAATTATGTTAAAAATCTCTTTTGATTTTGATGAAACAACTAATTCAGTTACTAATGTTAAGGTTGTAAAAACCGCATCAAAATTTGAGAATTTAGACCTACCTATAGTAGAATTGGGAGATAGTAAGTTAATTATGTCTCCTAAAGCAATTGAGTTGTTATCTGCCCAAATTGGGGATAGAATATCAGTAAATTATATTCAAAAAAATAACGAACTCACTTTTCCTGTGATAGGCAAATCTGAAGTATTTACAGATAAAGAAGCAGGAAATAAATTAAGTAAGACAAACACAGTTTCATTTAGAGGATCACAAAAAACCTGTTTATCTCAATATGGCAACTTATTTAAATTAGAAGCCTTAAGATCGGGAGTTTTTAAAATGGTTAAAATTGAAGAGTCAGAACTGTCTGAAGCTGATCCTGAATTTAAAGAAGAAACTGAAATTTTAAACACAATTTAACTAAATTATAGAATTTATGAGTATGTTCAATCTTGGTGGTGTAAAAGACGCCCGTGTAGTAAGTACTAATTATCTTAAACCTGGTATTCATCAAGTTGTATTCAAAGGAATCCAAAAGGCAGAAATGTCTGATGCAACTATAAATGCTATTGAACTTCAATTTGAAGCAGTAGATGGTAGTGGGATTCATAACGAACGTTTATTTGAACCTCGTTCAACAGAACGTGTTCCTAATCGATTTAATCCTTCTAATGAAGATCCGTCACAAGCTGAACAATTTATGGTAAAAATTAAGCAAGTGATTGAAGCCTTAGATCCAGAATTAGGAAAACAAATAAACGAAAATGGGGAGAAATTTTCAGCTCCTGATTTTAATGGATTTTTGAAACTTCTAAAGAAATATTTGGATCCAAAGGTAGGAACTAAGACCTATATTAAATTAGTTCCTAATGGACGTTATGCAGGATTTCCTGGATTCCCTGCCCGTTGTTCAAAAGATGGAGGATTAATTATTACAACTACATTTATAGGAGAAAATTTGGTTCTCTCTTCTTACGAAAAGACACAAATTGATAATGCCCTAACGGCTAAACCCACTCCTATGGGTACTAAAAATGAACTTGATGATTTAAAAGAAGCATTTCCTAGTGTAGACTCAGGTGATGATTCTGATGATTTGCCTTTCTAAAAAAATAGTTTAGGTGGAATATACGTTAGAACCGATTATTATAACTAAAGACCTAATTCTAAATAAAGTAAGTGAGGAGACCTTAATGGAGCACTATTTAGGAATAACACCTAAAAAGGGTCTATTTAGGTCTCCTTTACGTAAAGATATTAATGCTACTTGCTCGTTTTACAGAAATAGGAAAGGAGATTTAATTTTTAAAGATTGATCTGGTAGTTTTTATGGTAACTTTATTTCGGTTGTAATGTATAAATTTCAATGTTCATATGGTAAGGCATTACAGATAATTGCAAATGACTTTGGAATTATTTCGAAGAAAAATTTAGCTATTAATAAACCCCTTACTGAATATTCTCATAATACCTTTAAAGAAACTACAGATGCCAGTATACAAATAGAATTAAAGGAGTTTGAGCAATATGAATTAGATTGATGAGCTAAATATGGTATTACTAAAGACACTTTAAAAAAATTTAGAGTGGCTTCATGTAAGAATGTATTTTTAAATGGAAATTTATTTCACTTATATAAACCAAAACAACTAGTATTTGGTTATTATGGAGGAATTAGAGAGAATATTGAACGCTGAAGAATCTACTTTCCTGGAAAAAAGAAGTATAAATTTATTTCTAACTGAAAACATTTAAGGCTACAAGGTGACCATATACTACCTAAAAGTGGAGATATACTTGTTATTACAAAATCAATGAAAGATTGTATGACATTATATAGCTTAGGAGTCCCTGCAATAGCACCAATATCAGAAAATTGTTTTTTGTCAGAAGCTCAATATAAAAGACTAAAAGAGAGGTTTAAACACATTGTTATATTCTATGATAATGATCGGCCAGGTCTTAGTGCTATGATAAAGGTTAGAAAGAATTTTTCAGATGTAATACCAATATGGATTCCATGAAAGTATCATACTAAAGATATTTCAGACTTCTACGCTAAGTATAAACGTGAAAAAACTATCGACCTAATTGAAAAAGCAAAAGAATATATCCAAGGGAAAAGCGATTCAGAAAGTTAGAAATTTAAAAAACAATCGTAAACGTGGTAATAGTTATGAAGTTAAGATTGCTAAGGAACTTAGAGAGTTAGGATTTCCTGGAGTTAAAACTTCTCGTTCTGAAAGCAAGTCAATGGACGATAAGAAGGTTGATTTAGTTGATACTGAAGGAAAGCTCTTTTTCTATCCACAGCTAAAAAAATTAGGTAGAATGCCTAATTATTTTACTATTGAGAAGGAGTGTCCTTTAAAGGATAAACCTTTTGTAGTATTTTGAGATTACCAAGTACCAACTGCTCAAACTTTTCGGTCAGCAGGAGAAGTAGTAATTATACCAAAGTCATTTTTTTACGAATTGATTAAACACTATAATGATAAAAGAACATTGTAAAGTTACATTCGAAAATTCAGATGGTCAGAAAATTATCATGAATTTCGATCATGACAAACAAGACAACTTAGATTACGGAATAACATTCGATCCAAAAGTAGATGGACGTACTAGACTATCTTTGGCAGGTCTGTTATGTAATGTTTTCTGTGAAGCACTTCAGAAAAAATATGGAACAAAAGATTAGATATGACTTAACTCCACAATATGGGATTGAAGAAGTCAGTAGGGTATTTACTAATAAGTTAAATAAATACAATCAAAATGAATGGAAGTATGGAATGCAATGGACTGAAGTACTTTCTTCATTGAAAAAACATTTAAGTCGGTTTGAACGAGGCAAAGATTACACTAAAAGTGGCATGCTTGAAATGGCTGAGGTTGCAGCTAATGCATTAATTCTATGTGAGTTTTATCATATATTTCCTCAAGGAGATGATAGAATTATGGCTCCTATTTGTAAACCTATTGTAGGACTGGATCTTGATAATGTAGTATTTGATTTCAATAAAGCTTATGAAGACAAGTTTGGTGTTGCTATGAATCCTTACTGGAATGCAAACTATCAGATGTCTGAACATCTACATGAATTAGAATCAGATAAAGAGTTTTGGATTAATATTCCTGTATTACATAGACCCTCTTTTGAAGTAGACTATTATGTAACTGCAAGAAATATTCCAACTGAATGGATTCAGGAAAGTTTACAGAAGAATGGTTTACCATGTGCTCCTGTAATTACAGTACCTTGGAATGCTAGTAAAGTTGAGGCAATTAAAAGTAGGGGAATTACGATTATGATTGACGATTAAAAAATATTACTTTATTTGTTTGCAAATTTCAGATAATTAATGTAATTTTGAAATAAAAAATATGAAAAACAAAATTACAAAATTAGATGAACAAAATTTATGCATTATAATTATGAATAGTAAAACTATTCATAAAGATATTGAACAATATTTACATGATCATAATATACCAAGACATGTAAATAAGAAAAGAATTACTAAAGATTTAATTAAAGAACTAATCAATAAGTATCAATTAAATAAAAGGGTAAACATTCCAAGATATGACAATTTAATTCCGTATACTCAGGAAGAGTTCGATGTTATAATTGGAGGATTACTTGGAGATACTTGGATTGGTAAGTATAAAAAAGGTCAGAAAAACGCAGACGGAAGCTTTACTCATAAAATAGAACATTACGAATATTGTAAATATAAATATGGAATTTTAACTCGAAGATGTTCTAATTTTACAATACATAATAAGTTTGATAAAAGGACAAATCGAAGTTATCAACAAGTATTTTGTAAATTAGCAGCTAGTTCTCTATTAAATCCTATTTATGAAGCTTTCTACAAGAACAAAATAAAAACTGTTTCTAAAGAGTATATTAATAAATTATCTCCCTTAGGAATAGCTATTTGATTTATGGATGACGGCTCAAGCGATAATCACGGATATAAATTTGCAGTTGATTGTTTTTCTGATAATGATATTCAATCATTACGAGAAATGTTATTAAACAAATTTAATATTTGTACTACTTATCATAAAAACCAAAATAAATCAATACATGTTCTTATGAAATCAGCAGAACAATTTAAGTCTTTAGTAGAACCGTATATGTGTGATTGTATGAAGTATAAGTTACAGATATATAAAACTATAAATCGCAAACAAATAAAAACTGATCTGGTCGTCATTAAATCGCATGAATTGCTGGAAACTCCAGAGATGGACAATCAGCAGCCAAGCACACCTTTAACAAAGTGTGAAGGTTCAACGACTAACTAATGAAACTATGATAACATTAATTTTAATAATATTGTTTAGTTGCAGAATATATTATAATCCTAGTTCATTGTTTGAGAAATTTGAGGAATGTAACAATCGTATAAGACAAAAACATGAACTAGAATTGGTACAACATGCTAATACAGATAAGAAAATTAAGGAACTATTATCTATATACTTAAATAAGTATCAAGGAAATCGAGTATGGATAATACAATATCATGAAGGTGCTGATAACTATACATGTGGTTCTATGAGATATGAACTTTGTGATAAGAAAACTATATCAGTTAAGTATCTTTATAATAATTTTTATCTATGTTGGCTTGAATTACCATATTATTTACATATACATAACAGTTTTATAGGTAGTATAAAAGAATTAGAACAAATTGATACAACTTTGTATAATTTATTGTGCCGTAATAATACTAAATATATTATTTGTAAATTAATAAGAGATTACAATAATGTTCCCATTGGTATATTTGGTATTTCTTATTTATATACATTACCTGGTAAATCGCTAGAAGCTGATTTACAACAGGACTATGTTGAATTACAAAAATTAATGTTAGAATAGAATATAATTTAGACACGAGCGTGCGACATCTAGAAATAGATGATGATATAGTCTGAACTACAGATATAATCTAAAAATGAAACTGTAGAATTAACAGGTAAAGAACTGTTAAGTTAACATAATTGAAGTACGATAACTATAAAGAACTTACTAATGCTGGAATCTTTTGTTACTTAATGGATGCTCCACATAATCAATACTATGATGTTGGCCATCGACGAATTTATAATCTTAATATTCCTATTAAATAATGGAGATTAACTTAGCTGATATAAAATTAACCCCTGATTTAGAAAGTGTTTGTCGTAAGAAAATTAGTGACAGTATCTATTTCTCATCAGAATTTGCGGATTATATTTCTAATTCTCGATTAAAGCTAATTAATCCAAATCAAAATGGAAGTCCCAGTACTTATAACGCAGGATTTACTGGAGAAACTACAACATCATTAAGTATTGGTAGTGCTATACATGAACTATTATTACAACCAGATGAATTTACATTAGGTCCCGATCTCGAAAAACCTTCGGCCAAGCTAGGTTTAGTAATTGATGCTATTAAAGAGCATAGAATGCAGGGGATGTCAGTTAATGACAGTATTATTGCCGCTTGTAAAAAAGTGCATTATTATGAAAATAATATAAATGTTTCAAGAATTAAATCGATTATCAAGGCAGGACTTAGGTACTATATAAATTGTAGGGATATTTTAGATGATAGTATTATCATATTATCTTCTAAAGATAGAACTACAGTAGAAAACTGTATACATAACCTTAAAACTAGTAGTTTAGTTAATAGATTACTGGCTCCAGTAGATTTATTTGGAGATCCTATACTTACGTATAATGAAGATGCTTTTTTCATTAATATAAATGCCTCTTATCAAGATAAAACTTGTGTTCTTAAGCTTAAAATGAAAGCTGATAACTGAACAATTGATGTAGAGAATAAGGTAATAACTTTAAATGATCTTAAGACTACTGGTCATTTAGTTCAACAGTTTATGCAACCAGGTGGATCTATGGAAAAATTTCATTATAACCGTCAATTCGGTATGTATATGTGGATTCTATTACAATATTGTAAACAGGAGTATGGATATAATTCTGATGAATGGACCGTTAAGTGTAATGTTATAGTAGTTGAAACTTGCTGTAGTAATAGAGTAGAGGTATTTCCAATTAGTAAAGATCGTTTATCCCAAGGGAAAAAAGAGTTTTGTAGGCTTCTAAAGATGGTTGCATATTGTGAGATGTTTGGTTATTCTGATGATTTTGTTTTTCAATAATGAAAAAATTAGAAATTTCAGCATATAGTAGTGAAGAAGCAAAGCTTCAAGCTTATAAAGATGGTATAACTGTCATATATGATGCTACTGTTGCTTGAAAACGTGCAGGTTCCCCAATTCTAACTAAAAACTTAAGTATTTTTGTAGCAAACTTAATGGAAAATAAAAGTATGTTTGATTTTGAAGGTGCGGGTATAATAATTACTTTAAGTCCTGGTATTCCAGACACTAGAAAAAAACCTTACAAACTCAAAAATATTCTTCGAAAAGGTAGATGTCAATTAAGTAAAGCTATAGAAATTAGAAGTAAGGACACAAATGAAATAGTTGGTAAGGCTTTTAATAAAGGGGAAGCCTTATTACTAGCTAAAAAGCTGGTTAAGACTTTTAAAAAAGATTTATATGGTAAGACAGTATATACATCTGAGGACTTAGATTTTGAAATCAAATATATTCCTTCTACAACAGCAAGTTTAGGAAGTTATATAGTATTCGGAGTTGAGGATGCGGATGTTAGACTATCTAAAAGAAAAAGTAGAGGATTAGAATAATCTTCTACTTTTTATTTCTATATACAAATTATATGTTTATAATAAAACGTAATGGTATTAAACAGGAATTTGACCCTACAAAAATAGATAAAGCTATTCTTGCAGCAATAAATTCAACTTCTTGTACCATACCCAATACCACTCCTTCTCAATATATTTCTGTTAACGATGGAGATAGTGTTGAAACTATTCAAGATAGAATTGAGACTTGATTAATGGAAGTTTGTCCTAAAGCAGCTAAAGCTTTTATTTTGTATCGAGAAAGGCATAAAAATATTAGAGATGCTAAAGAACGAGCTGAATATATTGAACACTATATAACCGAGAATGATAATGCAGCAACAGGTTCAGAAGTAGATGATAATGCAAATATTCAAAACAAAAATGTTGCTACTTTAGAGGCAGAAATTCATAAATCTAGAAATATTGAGATTTCAAGATATAGAGTTACTAAAAAACTTCAAGAACTTTACAGAGAAAATGCTCCTAATTATATTAAGGATCTTGAAAGTCATATTATATATAAACACGATGAAAGTTCCGCACCTGCTATTAAACCATACTGCGTTGCAGTATCATTATATCCATTTTTACTAAAGGGAACTTCTACTTTGGATAAATTATATTCGTCCGCACCAACAAATCTACAGGCATTTTGTGGACAGTTTAATAATTTAGTTTTTCTATTATCATCTCAATTTCAGGGTGCTGTTGCTTTCGGAGAATTTTTTAATGTTTTTTACTATTATTGTGTTAAGGATTTTGGTGAAGAATTTTGAAAAAAGGATCAAGATTTAGTTTACAAAACACAAAATAAGCAAAAAACAATATCTGATATGATTGAACAAGCCTTTCAGAATATTGTGTATTCAATTAATCAGCCTGCAGGTAATAGATCATATCAATCTCCATTTTCGAATATTTCTTATTATGATAGTAATTATTGACATGCACTATTTGATGAGTTTATATTTCCAGATGGAACAAAACCAAATTGAGAAGGTATAGATTACCTACAACGCAAGTTTATGCGTTGATTTAATAAAGAAAGAGGTAAAACACTGTTAACATTTCCAGTAGAAACAATGGCTCTTCTTACTGATGGAAGAGATGTATTAGATCAATCGTATAAAGATTTTACCGCCGAAATGTATGCAGAGGGACATTCTTTCTTTACATATTTATCAGATAATCCTAATGGTTTAGCATCATGCTGCCGATTAAGAAATGGAATTGAAAAAAATGAATTCAGTTTCACGTCTGGATTAACAGGAGTAGCAACAGGTAGTAAGTCAGTTATTACAATAAATATTAATCGATTAGTACAAGATTGTGATAAATGTTATGGTATAAAACAACATGGTGGATGAAAGGAAAACACTTCATTTTTAAGAAGTCATTTAACTAATACTCTTGATAGAATATACAAATACCATACGGCATATAACGAATTACTTAAGGATTTATATGAACACAATATGCTTCCTGTATACTCAGAAGGTTATATTAATTTAAGTCAACAATTTTTGACAATTGGCATTAATGGTATTAATGAAGCTGCTTTATTTTTAGGAATGTCATGTTCTTATAACGAAAATTATAAACAGTTTTGTAGGTTTATTACAGAAATTATTAGCGAAGAAAATAAGAAACACCGCACTAAAGAGCTTAAATTTAATTGTGAATTCGTGCCTGCAGAAGGGCTTGGTATTAAAAACTACAATTGAGATAAAAAGGATGGCTATATAGTTCCAGAAGGAAGAAATTGTTATACTTCATACTTCTATATGCCTGATGATGCGTCTATAAGTGTTCTTGACAAATTTAGAATGCAAGGTAAAGAATTTACAGAGTTGTTAGATGGTGGTGTTGCTAATCACGTTAATCTTGAAGAACATTTAACTAAATCTCAGTATAAAAAACTTATAGATTTTGCGATTAGTGAGGGGTGTAGTTATTTTACTTTTAACATTCCAAACAGTCAATGTGATAATTGTGGATTTATATCAAAGCACAAGATTATAGAGTGTCCTAAATGTAAAAGTACTAAAATTACCTGGTGGACACGAATAATTGGATATTTACGCCCAATAAAAGCTTTTAGTAAGGGCCGTCGAATTGAGGCTAATAAACGAGTGTATAATGGTTAAATATACTGATAGCCAGGTTACATTTAGAGAAATTCCTGATGAAATAACTTTATGTATAAATATATCAGGATGTCCTAACCATTGTGAGGGATGTCATAGCTCGTATTTGGCAGAAGATATAGGCACTAAACTTACCTTTAATGAATTGTTAAAGTTAATAACATTAAACAATGGTATCTCGTGTGTTTCTTTTATGGGAGGAGATCAGGACCCTAAATACATTAATTCATGTGCAGGAGTGATTAGAGAAAGTGAATTACCACTAAATATTGCATGGTATTCTGGCAAGTCAGAACTTTCAGATAAAATAAATTTACAAAACTTTGATTATATAAAATTAGGGCCATACATAGCCGAATCAGGTCCTCTTGATTGTCCTAATACTAATCAAAAACTTTATAAAATTACTGATCAGAAAATGATTGATATAACCCATTTGTTATGAAACAATTAATTGAACCAAAACGAATAAATAATTTAGCGTTTAAGCAGTGTACTTATTTAGGTAATATACCTGAGCACCCTCATTATGAAATAGTTAAGTATCAAAACAATCCTTATTATCAAAAGGAAAGCGACTTTATTAAGGATGGTGATTTTTACAGACCAAATAATGAAACGTACCATTATGTAAGCATTCATAAAGACTGTTTTAAAAGTCCTGAAAGTTGTTATACAATTGCAACATTTAGAGAAGACGATGGTGGATATTATATCCATTGTTATACCAATATAGCTGAATTTGATAATACTGAAATGTTAGATTTTAGGGATTTAGTTTGTTATGGATTAGCATATTTAAAAGAGTTAGATTCTGAGGAAGAATAATGTTTTAGGTCAATATTAATAAAAAAGATACTATAAATGAGTCAAAGAATTTGAAAGCCAGTATTAGGTTATCCTGGATATGTTGTTTCTAATTTAGGTGAAATTGCAAATGCTAAAACTAAACGTAGTTTAGAAGGGTCTTGGATTAATGGATATCATAGAGTTACTATTCAATATAGAGGCAAACCTGTTAACATTAATCCTGCTCGTGCTGTATTAGAGGCTTTTTGTGGTCCTGCTCCTTTAGGAAAAGAAGTTGACCATAAGAATACTAATAGGTGGGATAACTGCCTGGAAAACCTTTGGCGGAGAACTCACCAGGAGAATGTGAATAATTCTATTACTCGAGAAAAAATGCGAAAACCACATAAAATAGGAAAATACTATGATGACATACCAGAAGGAATTTGAAAATGAGATGATTAAAGTTGAGGTAGTTAATACTTCAAAGAATCAACTTCCTAGTTATGAACATGACTGGGATGCGGGATGTGATGTTAGAGCAGATTTTAGTGAAATAACTCCAGAAAATCCTATAAAGGCTAAAGGAGACTGTCAGTTTTTGTTTGAGAATCCTGTAAACAAAATTAAATCTGTAATTCTAAATCCACAAGCACGAGCTATTATTCCTACAGGATTAATAGTTTCAGTACCAAAGGGTTATGAACTGCAAGTACGTCCACGTTCTGGACTGTCGTTTAAAACAGGTTTAACTCTTGCTAACTCAATTGGAACTATTGATACCCTTTATAGGGATCCAATTGGTATTATTGTTATTAATAATGGATTTGAGCCTGTGGTAATTGAAGATGGCGAACGTATTGCACAACTTGTCCTAAATAAGGTTAATCCTATTCAGTGGGTTCAAAAAACATCTAAATCTGAATTCTCAGATCAGAATGATAGAGGAGGAGGGTTTGGTAGTACTGGTATTAAATAATGAAATACAATATAGAGGACTTAGAAAAAAAATTATTGTCTTATAAACTTGATAAAAATCAAAAAGAAGTATTAAAAAAAATAACTGATTTTATTGAGTATCCATTAGGTTTTGATTGTTGTCTTACTGGTAAAGCAGGAACAGGAAAAACACAATTAATGAAGGTTTTAGTAAAAATACTAAAGGACAATAAAATTCCCTATTTGGTTATAAGTCCAACAAATAAATCAAAAAACGTAATAGCCTCAATAACTGAATCTGAGGCTATTACTGTTCATACCTTGTTGTCACTATATCCAAAGTTAAATATATTAGACTTAGACTTTAAGGATTTAAAATTTGAGTCTAGAAATTCTATTGTTTTAGATAGAAATGCTGTTTGGATTATAGATGAGTGTAGTATGATAAATGATACCTTATACAATCTAATTGTAAAAAAAGCTTCAGAGTATAACTGTAAGTTGTTATGGCTAGGTGATGTAAGCCAGTTGGCGCCTGTTAAACAATCAACTAAATCAAAAACTTTCGACTCTTCTCTAATATTAGAATTAACAACAGTTTACCGACAACAATATAGTCAAAATGGAGAACTAACCAAACTTGCGAAACTTCTAGAACAATTAAGAATAAGCCCTGTAACTAAATTCACAGAAATTATCGACCCAGCAGGTGCTTCATTATATACCTATTCAGATGTTCTGGAGTTTATTAAAAATAATAAATGTTTATTTCAAGATTCAGTCAATTTAGAGGATCCAACTATTGTTAAGTTAATTTCATATACTAATAAACGAATTAGTATTTTTAATAAAGTTATTAGAGATCTTATTTTTGACTATCCAAAGTCTAAATTTTGTGTAGGGGATATTATTACTGGATATGATACATGTGAGATTAATGGAAGAGATTACACTTATCAAATAGACAATTCTATTGATTATATTGTAACAAAGGTCGAACAGGGTACGAAAACTATTTGTAAATTGTTAATAAGTGGGTGGAAAATAACATTATATGATACATTATCAGAGGTTTACCTTGATGATATCTTTATTTTAGACCCAGAACTAAACCCACCATTGCAAATTTCCTTACTGATTAGTAGTTTAGAAAAGTTAAGATTAACTGCCGTAAAATATAAATCAAATATTAAATGGGCATTTTATTTTACAGAAATGAAAAAATTTCTCACTCCCATTGATTTATCTATTCAAGGTAGAACTATCAAAAAGAAAAGTTTGGATTATGGCTACTGTATAACAGTACATAAAAGTCAAGCAAGTCAATATGATACTATATTAGTTGATATGGAAAATATTCTACTTTGTCCTAGACAAAAAGAATTACGACAGTTACAATACGTTGCATTATCTCGAACTCAAGGAGATATTCATTTATATCAAAAATAATTATGACTAGAAACTTTTTTAAACGAGATAACAAGGGTAAAATTAGAATTGTTACTTTACAACTTAATTTTATTAATCCAACTTATACAATAACAGGAGAAACTGGATTGTTAACTGGAAAAAAAATTTCAAGACCAATAATTACTGTTGATAAAGGTAAGGTTAAACGTTCTATTTTAGAACAAGCTACTTTACAATATAATAGTATATGTTCTGGGTATCTTGATAAGGGTTATAAAGAAGATACTGAATTAGGCATTACTGATTTAACTAATCTAAGTGATATTGAAACAAAAGTCCCAATTAGTTTAACTGATCAGCAAGGCAATTTAAAACCTATGCTTGCAAAAAGCTCGGATGGACTTAATACCGAAATTTTTAACAAAATCTGGTATGCAAGTGCAAAACTAGATGGAGTAAGAGCATTAATGTATTGGAATTCAGAAACTTTTCAGGCTTACACTTCCTCAAGAGGAGGTATGAACTATGATATACCTTCAACATATATTAGAGAAAGTCAGCCTTTAATGGAGTTCTTCCAATTACATCCTAAGGTTGTGTTAGATGGGGAGTTATATATTCATGGAATGCCTCTAGCTTATATTAGTGGAATTGTACGATTAAAGGATTTGTGTGATAAACACCAGGCATTACAGTATCATGTATATGATATTGTAGAGGAATCTTTAACCTTCTTAGAAAGGTTAAAGATTCTAGAAGAACTAAAACAGTTTTTAGAAACATATCCTAATTATGATAAAGTAATAGTTCTTAGTCATGTTCAAGTTTCAGGATATAATAATATCATTCAGTTACATAATAAATTTGTACATGACGGCTATGAAGGTTTAGTAATTAGGGACCCTAATCAATTTTATAAATGTGGTGCTCGGGATAACCGTATGTTAAAAGTTAAAAAATTCCAAGACGCTGAGTTTGAAATTCTCGGATTAGTTGAAGGATTAAGAGATGAAGACCTTTGTTTCTTACTTAAAACTGCAGATGGAAACCAATTTAAAGCTAAGCCAATAGGTGACAGAAATTTAAAACAATGGTACCATGAACATATAGATGATCTTATTGGTAAAATGGGTACTGTTAAATTCTTTGGATACACTACTACTGAAAATCCCGTTCCATTTTTACCTGTATTTAAAAGTGTAAGAACTAAAGAAGACTTATAATGACAAGTGACGTATTAAATAAAATAAAAAATCTTAGAAACAGTTCTAAAGATTTACCTAATTTTGACCAATTGTTATTATTACTTTTGGTTGAACTTTGTGGATTATCAGCTGGAGTTTATATACTTAATTATATAACAGGTAAAGAAAGTGATATTAGTTCTGACTCAGAAGCATTAGATATCATTAATGACCCACTAGTTCATTATATAAATGACACTCCAGTACCGATTGAGAAGTTGAAAGAAGTATTTAAAAATAATTCAACAGTTACTGGACTGGTAGAATATTTAGAGCAAAATAAAGGTTTATGAACATACTAAATGAAGACGAATTAAGGACAGCTAAAGAATACTATGTGAATAAGTTAGTCTCATCATGGATTAAACACCATAGGTTAATTATTTATGTTGATTATGATCAGACTATTTTAGGCTATGAACCTTTTGAGTATAAATTGTGTGAAAGTGTAATTTACACGATTAAAGAAGCACAACACTTAGGAGCAATAGTTGTTCTATATACTTGCCGAGATTCGGAACGACTTGATAAAGCTTTAGAATATTGCAAAAATATTGGATTATCATTTGATAACGTGAATCCCTCAAAACCATTTAAGGAAGGCTTTTCCTCAAAACCTTACTATAATGTACTACTAGATGATAAGGCGGGATTACCTTATTCATTAGAAATTCTACAGGAAGCTATAGAAAAATATAGACGGTATTTAGGAATTGACCCAACGTATGGTGTGTTAACATAATATATTATGAAATTAACAATAAGTAAAGAAGCTAATATAAATTACTTAGCTAAAAAAGAAACTGCAAGTTTAGACAAGGGTATTGTTGATATCGAATCAGCACAAGAAATATAATATGGATAAAGAATCTTTAAAAATATTAAAGGATAACCCTGATATTAAATATATATATAAAATACCAAGCTATTGATATACTGAAAAGTGTTTATATATAGTTATTTCAAAAGAAATGCCTCAAATTCTGGGAGATAATGTGTTCTACTTTTCTACAGCTCAATGATTTGAAATGATGACAAATGGATCACCATTAGTTTTTGCTTGTGGAAGACTAAAAAAGCGCTTTAAGATTAAAGAGTATTTATCTATATATCAAAAACCTGATAATCTTTTAATAAGAAAATATCTCTCAACAAGAGTTAAAGATACTATTGGACTATTAGAAGCAGATTATGGTTTCCAATTAATTAAGTATGGACAAATATTTAATTTTGAAGGTCCTGGAAAATATACTCTATCAAATATAGAGCAGGCTTATACAGATCTATTAAAAGACATTTATATAATTACTGATTCAGCTTATAAAGATAGTTTAATAAAAAGCAATAATGAATAATACTAATAAGGGCTCTGTAAATAAGAAGCTGCAACTTCTTGTGTTACAGGGCCCCCCATAACTAGCTAGTGGTAAAAGTACCTGGGCAAAAGAATTTGTTAAAGGTAAAGTGAATTGGATTAGAATTAATAGAGATGAGCTTCGATTGATGTGTGGGGATTATTGGGTCTTGACCCGAGAATCATTAATTAATATTTATGAAGAAACATTAGTAAAGGAAGCTCTAAATAAGGGATATAATGTAATTATAGATGCCACTAATCTAAATCCTAAAACTGTTACTAAATGGACAAAAATAGCCTCAGATTTTGACTGTGATTTAAGATTTAAGGAATTCATCATTCCATATATGGAGGCCATTAAACGTGATAAAAATAGACATTTAGTAGTAGGTGAGGATGCTATTAGAGGTTTTTATCTTAGATATTATCCTGATTATTTATAAATTATGAAGTATATAATTAAAGAATGACCTGAAACTCAATCTTTGATGGAGATTGAGGGTTTTAATGAACATGCCTGTTTAATTAACGATGAGTCCTGACTTGATCAATATGGATATCAGTCTTATTTTGTAGAGGAAGATTGATTACAAAATATTAAAAATAATGAAAGCTATTTATAATTTAGGTTTATCTCTGAATAATATAGCCTTACAAGATAATTTAATGTATTTGGTTTTAATAATTTTAGATTATGTCGACAAGATGTAGGATTGGGATAAAAAATACTGATAACTCTGTAAGTTCCATATATTGTCATCATGATGGATATGTTGAAGGTGTCGGTAAAACCTTAGATAAATACTGGAATAATAAAGATGAAATTATTGAATTAATAGCCAGTGGTGATATTTCATATCTAGAAGAAGACTTAGATAAAACTGGTTTTTATAATGATGGTTCTAGCCCAAAATTGTCAGATACTATCATGGAGTATCTTGAATTAGATCCTGTATGGATAGAATATTATTACTTGTATGAAGACAATAAATGGTTCATATCTGAAGGATCCAGTTTTCCTTTTATTTCAATAACCGATTATTTATCTCGTCATGTCTAAATACAAAGCAAAGGATTTTACAGTAGAGGCTAGTAAATGTACTTTACACGAATATAATGAAAGATATTCTTCTTCAAAAATTCAGCATACAGAAAATAAGTTTGTAAATGGATTTGATGTGTGTTGATGTGGATATCACTTTTTTGTATCTGAAGAAAAATTTTACGAATTATATGAGGAAATAGATGATTTATCTAGTAACAAAAGATCCTAAAAAGGTTTCTTGTGAAGAATATAAAATAATAGACATTATCCACTCTTTAGAATTATTAGAACCTTTGTCCATTGTGGGTTTAGATACTGAAACTACTGGTTTAAATTGTTGAAACGATCAGTTAAAGTCTATTCAGCTAGGTTGTTTTGAGTTTCAAATAGTTATTGATTGTCTTACGATATCTCCTTCTCATTATAAACCATATTTGGAGTCAAATAGACTTTTTATAGGTCATAACATTAAGTTTGATTTATGTTTTCTTTACAGGAACAATATATATCCAGAAAATGTATATGATACTTTCACTGGAGAAAAATTACTTTGACTTGGATACCCTCCCATTTTAAAACCTGATGTTTGAGATAGAATTCAATGTAAGCGATATACACCAATCCTTAGCAAAGATGGATCTATAACCAAGTATCAACTTGAGCTTAATTTAAAAAAATTAGGAAAATTATATTTAAATATTGAATTAGATAAATCTGTACGAGGCAGGATTATTTATGAAGGTTTAACAACTGAAGTTATAATTTATTCTGCTAATGATGTTAAATATCTAGAACCTCTAATGGAGGCGCAAAAAAAGGCATTGAGTGAAAAAGGTCTTTTAACTGCCATCAAATATGAAAATGCCTTTATTCCAGCATTGGCTTATATGGAGTATTGTGGGGTTAAACTTAATGTTGAAAAATGGAAAAATAAAATGTTAAAGGACCAGCAAAGGCTGGAAAAAGCCCTTCAAGGAATGAACCAGTGACTAATTCAAAATATGCCTAATTCTAAGTATATTATTTATAATACTCAAGGTGATCTTTTCACAGGCTTTTCTTCTAGTCCAAAAATTACATTAAATTGAAACAGTAATGCTCAACTTATTCCAATATTCAAACAATATGGTGTAGATGTCACAGTTGTAAAAAAAGGAGAACAAAAAGAAAGTATTGATGCTAAAGTTTTAGAAGCTCAAAAAGACAAATGCTCTCTAATCCCTCTTTATATTGACTATAAGGAATCTATGAAGCTTATCTCAACATATGGTCAAAATTTTATAGATCAAATAAATAAGACTAGTGGAAGGCTTCATACTAAATTTATGGGGATAGGTACAGACACATCAAGAATTTCTTCTGGAGGAAAAGAAAGTAATGGAAATCAGCTCCTTAATTTTCTAAATATTCCTGCAGACGCCGAAACTAGAGCTTGTTTTGAAGCGGAAGAAGGTAATCAATGAATATCGATTGATTATGCTGGACAAGAAACTTATCTGATGGCTTCTATAGCTGATGATAAGGCTATTATTGAGGAGTTAACTAATGGCAGTGGTGACATCCATTCACTAACAGCTTATATGTCCTTTAAAGACATTCCTAGAGAAACTAATGTGAAGGACATTAAAAAGCTTTATCATGATAAGAGGCAATCAGCTAAAGGAATTGAATTTGCTATTAATTATGGTGGAGATGCTAACACAATTCATCAAAATTCTCATTTGCCTTTAAAACAATGTGTTGAAATTTATAACAACTATATGTCTGGTTTTTCTGGCTTAGCTAAATATCAAAAATTTAGAAGAAAAGATTGGTGGGATAAGGGATATATTCTCTTGAACCCGAAGACTGGACATAAAGCTTTCATTTATGATTATAATGCTTTAAAAAAAGAATATGATTCTTTTCAAGAGAAGGGATTTTGAGAATATTATAATGATTTAAAGAAATCTAATCCATCTAGTTATACAGTACAAAAAGTTAAAAATTTCTTTAAACGGAAGTCCGCTTCTGAAAAACAAAGTATTAATTATCCTATACAATTTGCAGGAGCAGCTTGTTATAAAGTAAGTATGATTAATTTCTTTAAATATATAAAAGAAAACAATTTACTTAATGTTGTGAAGATTTGTGTTACTCCTTATGATGAAATTAACTGCGAAGCCCCAAAGGAAATTGCTGAAGAAGTAGCTTCTAAGCTGTACCAATGTATGGTACAGGCAGGTTCGTATTTTTGCACAAGATGTAAACTCGATGCTGATATTTCCAGATTACCTAATGGTAATCTGCCAACATACTGAATTCATTAAATTTGTCAATATATGATTGATTTTACAGGAAAAAATTTAGAAATTGACCAAGAAGTAGTGACTATAGACTCATTAGGTACTAACTCTACACAACTACGTATGGGTAAAGTTGTTGGATTTACAAATACCTTTGTATTATTAGAACTTTACGAAATAGACCATTCTGGGCAGAAACATACTTGAATACGTAAAAGAAGTCCTAAAAAAGTAGCAATAATTTAAATTATAATATATGATTCTAAAGAAATTTTGAGCTGATTGGTGTCATCCATGTCAAATGTTAAAACCAGTTGTTGAAGATCTTAAATCTCAATATACTGTTGAAGAAGTAAATATAGAAGATACTTCTGAGGAGATTTTAACTAAGTATAAGGTAAGAAACATTCCATTATTGGTATTGGAAGATAAAGAAGGAAATGAGCTTTGGAGACATGTAGGCTTTATTACAAAAGATGAATTAACTAAAGAATTGGATAAATTTAAGGAATAATGAAAGTAAAAGAAGTTATTTCAGTAATTAATAATGCAGATTATTATTCACTTATTTCTGCTCAAAGAGCAGCAGGACTTTGTAAAGAAGACTTAATAGTTGAAAACTATAATTTTTCAAAACACAAAAACTTCGATATCGCTACAAATATTTATAAATGTGAGGATAGATTTGTAGGTATTAGTGGCCTTAAGAATGATCGTAGTAAAAGTGGATTTGATCAGTACAATATTACAACCTGGGTAGAGGAATATGTTGAAATTCCAACAGTTACGTATGCTCCTAAATATAGAAAGCGATAATGGTTACTATATCAAATGTTAAGGTTTATGATTTAAAAGAATCTGTTATAGCATGTCGTAATGCTATGAGGACAACTATTCCTGAGTATACTGAAGAGGAATTTAAAAAGTCTATAGAGAGAGCTATAAAACTAGCTAAAGCTCCTTCTAATTCAGGTCATCCAAATTTTCTAACTGGAATTCGAGTTAGTTTTGATATTGTTTATCCTAACTATTTTACACCAGAGTTACAAAGATATCATTGAATTGATATTGTAACATCATCTTCTAAGATGCATAAATTAGGAGCAATTGTAGAGGCGAAATCCTTTAATAAATATGTAGATGACAGGTCAATTGCTATTATCCAGGAATATGCATCCAAGTTTATGGAGGATCCTTCCTATGAAAATAGGATGAGATTATTATCTAATACTGTATTAGGTTTAGAGCAATTTATGCGTATAAGTACCAATTATATGCAACTTCGTAATTTATATCACCAACGTAAAAGTCATAGACTAAAAGAAGATTGGGGGGCATTTTGTAGTATGATTGAATCATTACCATTTTTTGCAGAATTTATTAATCCATAATGAATAATAGAATTATTGAATATCAAAAGCAGTGAGGTCTAGGTAATATGCAAGTATTCTCATATGGGAACACTAAATTACCTAAACATACATTAATTGTTAATCTTACTTCAGCTACTAACTGCCCATCCGAGCAACTAGGATTTTGTAAATGTAATAACATCTGTTACGCAAAGAAGTGTGAACGTATATATAAGGCATATAAAAATAAAAACATTGTTGTAGAATCTCAAATGCAACAATGGACAGAGGATGATATTAAAGGAATGCTAGACTGTTACATTACAAATGCCCCTCTTGCAATTAAATACGTTCGATTGAATGAAGCAGGTGACTTTTTTGATCAGCAGACAGTTAACCGATGATCTAATATTTCTAACTGGTTATTTGAAAAATTCAATATTAAGACTTACTGTTATACTTGTAGGGGAGACCTAAATTTTGATAATGTATCCTTTTCGGTTAATTCTTCTACGTCAAATATAAAAAGTGCAGATCGTTGATTTTTCTGTATAGACAAAAAACAGTTTGATCAATTACCAAAAAAATCCGTTACTTGTAAGGGTAATTGTCGTCTTTGTAAATTATGCTATGATTCAAATTATCATGGGATTATATATTGTAGACAACATTAAACATTATAGATAATGAGTATCTACAAGGAAACGTTTCGTATTAAAGGTACAGGACAGTATCTTTATGCTGAATGAAATACTAATACAAATACCTGTCTTATTATGAATCAAGATGGTAGAGTGTTAGTATCTGGAACAGACGATGAAATTATTGCTGTTCGAGAATATTTAAATAAAATTGAAAGAGAATATGACTCTAATATTGGAAGCAAATTTCAATAAAGAGTTTTTATAATATGTAAAAGATGATTTATCGGTTTGTTTTAAATAAACAAGAGGAACAAGATGCTAAAAAGTTCATTGAAGAACATAAAGCTTGCACTTGGGATCCTGACCACACGCCCGCTATTGGTGGGCGTTTTTCGTATACATTTACTCCATTAGGAATTGGAACTGAAGTAGAAATTAAATGTAATATCTGTCATAATCATAAAGATATTACAGATGTAAGTAATTGGTAATATGACTATAAGTAAAGCATGTAAAGAACTGATCATAGTTCAACCTTTCTATGGTTTTTTCTTATTAAATATAAACAAAGAGTATACTACTCGTGTTCCTACCTTAGCGGTATCACCTAATGGAGTAAATATTAAGCTTTTAATTAATGAAAAATTTTGGAATTCATTAAATGATGAAGCTCAACTTGCTGTACTAACTCATGAAATCAATCATGTATGCTTTTTCCATTTACAGATGCAAACTGACTTTGATGATAAAAACATCTTCAATTATGCAGCTGATGCAGAAGTAAATTGCTATATCAATAATTTACCTGAGGGTTGTGTTACTGTTTCTAGTCTTAATAAGGAATTAGGGCTACAGTTAGAAGAGAGACAAGGAACCAAAGAGTACTATAAAGTTTTAATTGACTTTAAGAATAAATGTCAAAAAAAAGCTGAAGAATTTCTAAAAAATCATCCACTAGATAATCATGAAACCTGGAAAGAGTTTGATCAATTGAGCAATCCTGTAAAGAAATTAATTGAGAACCAAATTAAAGCTAAGTTAAAGGAGGCCGAAGAAGCAACTATAAAAACAGGTGGAAGTATACCAGGAGAAATGTCTGAAATACTAAAAAATATTAAAGATAAGCCTCCTGTATTTAATTGGAAGAGATATTTTAGACGACTGATTGGAAATTCTATTAGCTCTGAAATACAATCAACTCGAATGCGTCCATCAAAAAGATTCCCAGATGCTAAAGGAATTAGACTTAAAAGAAAACCTAATATCTTAGTTGGTGTTGACACTTCTGGATCCGTTAGTATGGATGAATTAAATGATTTTTTTAGTGAAATTAATCATATCTACAGATCTGGAGTTGAGGTCACTGTAGTTGAGTGTGATACACAAATAAATAACATATTTAAATATACAGGGAAACACAATATTAAAATTGGTGGACGTGGTGGGACTATATTAAACCCTATTATCGAATATTATAATTCTCATAAAGAACACAATGTTTGCATAATATTTACTGATGGTGAGTTGTACAGTCTTGATCTTCCAAAGTGTAATCATTTAATATGGGTTATTACCAGTAATGGTAATAAAGTTGATAAGTTTCCTGGAAAAACAATATATATACCTTAAAAGAATAAATAAAAAGAGATGGAATTAACATTAGGAGAAGTAAAACCGATTATTAATTATATTATTGAAAATAATAAAGTTCTACAAAAGAACGGTCAGTTTCCAGTTACTATAAATATTGAAGGTCATGCAGGAATTGGTAAAACTGCAGTCCTAGAGGAAATTGCAAACGAGCTGGGAGCTAATTTTATTAAACTAAATCTAGCTCAACTTACTGAAAGTTCAGACCTTATTGGATGGCCTTTAAAGGAACATTATGTATGCAAACCTGACGGAGAATGTAAATGGATTAGCTCAGAACTAATCGAAGCATACGCTAAGGCAGGATGGGAGTTAACTGAACATACTAGAATGAGTTATGCTGTACCACAGTGGATTAAAGGAATTGACGAATCAAAACCGACGATATTACTCCTTGATGACGCCTCGAGAGCAACCCCTCAAATACTCCAAGCTGTAATGGAAATTACTGCTCGGCAAGAGTTTATATCTTGGAAGTTACCTCCTAATAGTCATATAGTACTTTCAACTAATCCTGATAATGGAGATTACGCAGTATCAAGTTATGACGAAGCACAAGCTACCAGGTTTGTTACTTTTAAGGTTAAGTTTGATAAAAGTGATTGGGCCAAATGGGCAGAAGCACAGGGTATTGATGGAAGAGCCATTAACTTTCTTTTGTCTTATGGATCCGAGCTAATGAATAGAGAGGGATCTAAAGAAGCAAAAGTAAACGCTAGAAATTACACTATGTTTGCGAACATTATTTCTGGATTAGATGATTGGAGTAAACCAGAACAATTAGCAACTATTCTTCAAATTGCTTCAGGTTGTTTCCTTGATAATGATAACATTGTAGGTAGTTTGTTTACTACATTTATTGCTAATAAGTTAGATAAGCTTATGGATCCTGAGTCAATGTTAACAAAAGATTGGTCTTACGTTAAAGGAGAGTTAACAAAACAAATTTATGATGGAGAGTTTTATAGAGCTGATATTGCAGCAACTTTAGCAACACGATTCTTAAACTTTTCTATTTTATATCTTTCTAAAAAAGGTAATAAAATGGATATTGTAGTTGATAGAATTCTAAAGTTTATAGATAACGAAAAAACTCTTTTAACTGAAGATTTAATCTTTACTTTAGTTAAAACGTTAAATAAGAAATATCCAACCCGTTGTAATAAGTTATTATTAAATCCCAAAATTGTAACAAAATTAATGTAATATGACACTTCTACACAAAGAAAAAGCTAATATTTACGATGTTCGATTTCTTAGATATAGTGGGAAAAATATTTCAAGTACAGTTGAAGCTGAAATTAAGGTTAAAAAATGCAGTCTAGGTTCAGGTTCAGGCTATGGTGAATCTAAGGTGGGTAATGACTACAATGTTGGATTTTTTCTAGGATCTCCAGATGATATTGATGCACTATTAAAGTTAAGACATAATACAAACCCAATTAGCTCATTTAATAAAATATACTTTGATAAGGAATGTAAATATCCGAGATTTAAGCTATCTGAAAAAACATCCATCAAAAGATGTCTAAAACCATCTATTGCAGATTCATGTATTATTAGTAAAATACGACTTTATAAGTATGAATGGTATGAAGATCAACGCGAATCTAAAGCATTGGTAGCTTATTCTTCAAAAGAAAACTCTTGGTATCTTCTTACAAATATGGCTCTAGGTGGTTATCCTCAATTAACAAGCTCTATAGAAAAACAACTAAACCATACATTTGGCCTCGAAAGAAAAAAGAGGATTTTGTCAATATTAGTTGATAAAGGTATTCTTCCTAATGATACATCTATTTATTATGAAGGTCCAGTTATTACTCTATCAAAGTCTCAATATGATTATGTTTATAACATACAAAATACATACATGAAAATTACATATGACACTGAACTAGATCAGTTTATTAATCAGAAATTGCAAGAACTAACTCCAACAGAAGCAACTGAAATTAATAAAATGTTGAAATCATCAGATGAAACCATTGTAGGTATGGGCATGAAATTATTATCAAACTATGATCTAAATCGCTCAAAGTGTACAATTGGATTACTTTTACTTGAAAATTGGCAAAATATTACTGATATTAGTACATTCACTTCAGTAGGATTTAAACAAATTTTGCAGACATTAGGATTAGATACCTGCACTCGATATCGTCCTCCGAGAGAACATATGGTAAATACTTGGTATGAAGAATCAACAAGTGAAACTGATAAATCGTTTGGCAGAGATTTTATTAATAGTAAGATAGAACAAGAACTACAACAAAGTATTAATAGTTATAAAAATACTTTCAAGACTCTTGATCTAGATATCTCAATAGTAATTCATTAGTGAGAAATATTATCTCTATTCAAGGACTTAGAAATAGTGGAAAGGACGAAACAACTAAATATATTAATTATTTATTAAATAATCCAAAATGTCTACACCATTATTGAATAGGTAAACTTTTAAAATTTAAAACATTATATAAAAGGTGATCTGTTGATAAGTATGCAAGTAAATTAAAAAAAATGCTTGCCATACTTATCAATGTTGATGAAGAAAGATTTGAAGATAGAATATTTAAGGAACAATACTACTTTGATTTCACTAAATATGAGTTGTTACATGAATCAGATGTTCCAAAAAGAAAAAAATTAAGTGATAAATTATTTAATAAAGAACTATCGAGACAAAATGATAGAGTAGCTATTGATTATATCTTATCTATCAGACAACTATTACAGTTCTTTGGAACGGAAGTTATGCGAAAGTATTTTGGAGACTCTTTGTGGACTCTTGCCACTTTAAAAAGTCATTCTGATTATTTAATTGTTGCCGACCAAAGATTTATAATAGAGAATTCTATTAGTAAGAAATTAGGGGCTTACACTATTCATATTGAAAGGCCAAATTGTGAAGTAAGCTTACATTCTTCAGAAAAACAGTTAATTGAATTATTAAATAACCATAATTACGACGTTTTACTAAAAAATAATGGAACCCTAAAAGATTTATTTAACAACTGTAAAAAAATTATCTATGGCTACAGAAATAAAATTTTGTAAAAACTGTTCAGATAAAAACATTATACATACTTTTCAGGATAAGTTATATGGAAAGTTTATTCGAGTATTTAATGTGGAACCAAAAACTTCACATTCTGTATGTACAGTATGTGGAGATGGTAAGAAAGGTAAAAAATAATTAATATAAATTGTGTTTAAAAGGAAAAAACCCTACTTGCTTCGGCGAGTAGGGTTATTTTTTTTTATTGTGGAAGTTGATCACTTAGATATTTTAATGGGCTTAATACTCCAAAAGTATTTACTGCTCCATCTCAAAGATTTTGATCTCCAGTA